ACGGGAAAATTCCGATCCGCCTTCAACGGATACGACCGGGAAAAAGATAGCGTGGTGTCCACACCGGGCGGAAGAGGGATATAGGGGATGCCATCCGTGAATTGCACCCGCGACATCGCGCACACCCCTTCGGGAGCCTCCGCGTCGATAATCACCGTCTCGGACAGCTTCAAATCCTCCAGAACCCCGAGCACGGTCTCGCCGTGCGGAAGATCGCGCAGGACCACTTCACCGCTTCCGCATGTCGGGCAGGATGTCGGTGCCTCCAGCGCGGCCACCCTACCGAGCTCCGCACACGCCAGACAATACACATACCACTCCGGGAGGGGAGTGCCGTCGTGTGCCGCCAGAACGACATCCAGCTGAGCCTCTTCGGGGCCAAGCAAATTTTCATCGAACGTGCATTCCAGCACATCCGGTTCGTTCCAAACCAGCTCCTCAATCGCCTTCGGGATACCCGCATCCGCGTTGATCTCCGCTTTCAGGCGAACCAGATTGATCGGAGCGGATTTCGTCTTGATGTGCACATACGACATTAGGTCGGCACTCCTGCGGCTTCGACAGTTACACGATGAATTTCCAAACGTGCTCTACGAATATATGCGATGACATTCGGGCTGGTGTTCGCTCGATAATCGATGTCGATGTCGTGAGAATCTTCATCCAAATCGACATAAGCAAAGCCGCCGCACGGATGCCAATCGCCCTTCATCGACGATGTGCTATCGAAATGCGCGGCATTCTCGATGCTTGCCAGCGTATCCGTATCGTCAACCTGCACACGAGCTTCGGTCACATCGGTTTGCGTATTGTTGACATCGGTCTCGAAGTACCAGCCGATGCGATAACGACCAGCGGGAATCGCTCCCGTAGACAGCCTCAATTTCTGCTGCCACGTATTACTCGATGTTTGAGACTCGCCTTCGGACGCATCTTCGAGATGCCAGCCCATCGGCAAGTCTTCGATAGCTACATACTTCTTCGCACCGCTATCGTCCTGATCCTCGATCAAGAGCAGATCGGATTCGTCCGGATCGTCCTTCTGATCGAACGACGAGAAGTCGTTGGCCGCACGCTTGAGCTGCGCATCGTCGGTCACGTTCCCCAGACTGACCTGCGTCTTGGTCACCGAATGGGGATTGTTGGTCAATCCGCGATGCGTCGTGTTCGCCGTTACCTCGGTGTTGTTCTCCACCTCGGTATCGAAGTCGGTAACCTCGGAGGCCGGGTGAGTATGCGAGGCATCCGCGAAGTCCGCCGGGGTCTCCCCACTACTTACGAGCTGGCCCGCAGCCGTGAACAGTGGAATCTCTCCATCCGCTCCGGATACCTCGTCGATCTTCCCGTCTTCGAGCGCGTCGAGCTTGTCCGCAACGCTATTACTCGCATCGTACCTTACCTTGTCCGCCGTATTCCCGGCTTTACCGATGTCGGGCGGGCCGTTGATAAACGCGACGCTCGGCTCGTAGTAGTAATTATTCAGGTCGGTCAGGTTCCCCCCAACCGCAGAATGGTTCCACGCGAACAACTCCAGCTTCGACGTACCAGCCGGGATCAAGGTCCGCGTTGCGTCCTGAGCCAAAAGCGGATCGAGGATCGAAATGTTGTTCAACGCGACGATGTGCGTGTGGCCTTGGCCGTCCTGCTGAAAAATGGACTGGCCCGCGTTCCCCGCAACGAAGGTGTCGCCACCGACAATGGAGAGCTCGTTCAGAAACACAACCTTGGCCGCATCGTCGGCAAAGATATAAGCGTTCGCTCCCGCATCGCCCGCCAGCACGAGGCGCACGCTGACCAAACGACACACACTTCCGACGACGTGGCCGTTCCCATTCATCAGCAAATAGGGCGGCGCAACAGCGTTCGGGACCGTCGATGCGAGGATGATCTGCGACAGATTGAGATCATCATCACCGAATGCCATCGAAGCATCGGTGAGGTAAATCGTTCCGCCGCCCTTCGCGTTCAACGCATCGACAGCGGACTTGAATGTCTCGTAGTCCTGCCCAACGCCGCAGGTGACCGTGCTGCGCTCCTCGAACGCAACCTGATCCACCTCGGGCTTCTGGTAGAGCACGGGCTGCCGGAAATAAAGCAAGTCGGCGCGGGTATCGTCGTGGTACTGAGGATGGTCGTCATTGGCAAGACCGGCCAGCGAGCTGTGATTGACCGCCGTCCCAAAGTCTTCCCAACCCGCACCCCCGAAAATCAGCACCGTACCCGAATCGTCGTTAAGTACCTGATCCCCACCTGCCGGAACGATCTCGACCCATACCGCGCCGTCCCACTGGTAGATATAATTTTCCGTCCACCCGTTCGCCGTAGCCGATGCGATATACTGCTCGCCCACCGCGCCCGGTGTCGGCAGACCTCCGGTCGGATCGTAAAGCTCTTGGACCTCACCCTTCCAGTTGTCAGAAGAGATATTCGGATTGAATGCGTAGCTCATTAGTTACCCCACCCCCGCGCAACGTGAACCTCGCAACTCGCTCCCGCCAGATTTCCCTGTCCGTAGACGAATACCTTCAGCCACTGAAATCCGAAATTCGGCTGGGGAATAGGAAACGGTCCGTTGTCGTCACGGCGGTAAATCATATCGTTGAGCTTTACCGCGCCGCCCGCAGGAGGACTCGTATACGGGACCGGAAAGTACGGGCCGTCCTCTTTATACGAAACCTTGAGCTGGACGGCGACCCGCGTGCTTCCTGCCTTGACGTAGTTGCAATAGAGGCAAAGTTGGGTGAAGTCGCCGACGAAGATCGGCTCCACATCCTCATCGTTCGCGGGAGTATCGGAGAGCTCGCTGTCGTCCACCGCCTCGATCACATCGTGAACACCGTCAGTGAAAAAACCGACGATGCCCGCCACCTGAATCGACGCCACCTCGCGGGGAGATGCAGACTCAAGATTCCGTCCACTGCGTTTCTTTTCGTAGGGCATTAAGAGCTCCTAGTTATCCCTAAAAACCCACTCGACGACCGCAACGGGATCGCCATGGATCGCCCACTGAATTAAGGTGTCCGCCGACTCCTTCATCACAAGGCGCGGCGGGAAAATTTTATTGAAGTCGTTTATCATCCGGTCCAGATCGAGGTAGCCGGATGCAATCATCGCTTTGGCCTCGTTGCGTAGCATGGTGTAGTCCGCGATTTTCGCTTCGAGTAATTCGAGCTCCTGAGTACGGAGCCACGCCGTCGTCCCCTCCAGCGGAGCCTTTGCCCAGACCTTGTGGAAGCCCTTCAGAAACGTCACCGCCTGATCCAGCATCCGCAAAAGCCGCTTGGCATCCCGCATGATCTCGCGATCATGGGACTGCGCCCCCCGCTTATAAGCATTCGGGTGGAAAGTACGTATCTCGTCCTCCTCGATCCCGCTGAGCTGCCTCTTCGAGATCGCCCCGAACTCCTTGTCGATCATATTCTGCAACTCGAAGGTGTCGCCATTCCACGCCCCCTCCAAGTTATCGCGCCACTGTCGGATCGCTTCACCGATCCCTTGGTACTGTTTGTTCCACTTCGCCGTCTGGTCATTGATCGAGAGCGCGTTCGCCGACGGCTTAACCCGGAAGCCCCCCGCGAGGATCGTACCGAGATAGTCCTCGTAGGCAATCAGCTCCTCGGTGAAGTCGTAGACGAAATCGGCCAGCTCATCGCCGACCTTGGTTGCCTGCTGGTAGAGTCCACGCACGCCCATCATGCCGCTCCAAACAAACGCGCTTGTCGGGGGATACCCGGCTCGCGCTTCCGGCGTCGAATCTCGGTCGGATCGACCACCTGCTTGAACAACTGCTTCGCGTCGCTCTTCGCTTTCGACGGAAGCTTGCCGTAGATCACCTCGCCCCGTTGCGGAGAGCTGAATGCAATCACGGCCAGAATCTTGTTGCGGCCCCTGAAGTCGATCTTGTCCAGAACCCGGATCGAGAGATCGCCGTCCGGACTCTTCCCGAGAGACAGCCCCTTGAGCAGGCGGGTCATGCGGTCGATCCCCTCCCGCGAGTCCCGTTCCGCTTCAGCGGCGGACGGAATATCCAAACGGGTCTCCGGAATCAGCTCGTCCTTGATGAACTGCTCCAACTCCGAGTCGTCTTCGCTCACATCCCAACCCATGTTCTCGACACGATCCCAATAGTGATAGGCATAAATCCCGCCGTAGAAATAGTCTGAAGCACGCTGCCGGGTGTGGCTAACCTGCCGCAAAACCTCGATCTCGAAGTGCGACTCGAAAAGCCGCCACAACAGATTATACAACTTCGGGTGCGCGTCCGACGGCGGCTCCACCTCGATCTCTCGGGCATACTGATCGAGCCGGTCGAACAAATCCTGAGCAAACTCCGCACCCCCACCGGGGTCTTCGTTGTCGAGGTAGCTGGCGACCCAGTAACCGAGAGCCTCCCATTCGTTGAGCCGTCTCCCGTGATCGTCCTTCCACCTGTAGTAATCCGCCGTGGTTCGGATCGCATAGTCCGCCGCCTTGACCACCAGCGGGGACACCACGTCTTCGTCGAGGAAGGCGGATCGCGGCTGAATCTGCGCCACGATAATCACCTGCCGATCATCGCCGTACCGAACCTTCGACCGGGAACCGGCGTTACCGGCCTTCTCCATCTGGGGCGTGAAGTACACCCCTCCGAACGTGGTCAGGTTTTGGCGGGAAACCGTTCCCCGCACACCCTCATCTTCCTCATCGGTCCAGATCGGTTCGGCATCGGGATCGAGACCGCCCGCACGTTTGATGTGCTCCCACGCCGTCTCACTCGTACCGTGGTAGTAAATCCTCGGCTTGGCCGACTTCTGCCGCTTCTCGTACAGACGGGCCACTACCTGATCCGGGGCACAGCCGTTCAACACCTCTTGGATCAAGTCGTTTGCGTTCATCGTTCCTCGCAGTAGAAAATCGGTGCGTCCAACAGGAAGAGGAGGTTGTCGTCGTCTCTGCCGGACGCACCGATGGATCAACTTACAGATTGGGGGCTTGGTCAATGACCATGTTCAGCCGGTCGCCGAAGGCGTCCAGCGCATCGGCCTCCGGATCGCCGATGGCCCGCAGATGCGCGGCCTGCTTCTCGATCCAGTTATTGATCCCAAGCAGCACCTCGACGTAATCGTTCTTGGCGAGAAGCATGTCCACCGCCTTTGTGATCCGACTCGGCACCTTCGAGATCAGCGTCATCTGTCCCTCGGTCTTCGAGCGGCTTTCCTTTTTGAACTTGTCCACGTTGCGGGCAAACTTGGCGATGAGCTTCTTGCCTTCCGGCGAGTCGGGGTCTTTCCCCATGTTTTTGACCATCTTCTTCGCCGACGCGACGTTATCGGGTTCGGTCTCCTCGGACTCGTGCGCCCGCTCGATCACACTCGCCGGAGCGTCCCCCGCCAGCACTTTATCGATCATCTGATCCGCTGTTCGCAGCATAGGATCACTCCTTTCGTTGAGAGGCCGGGGGGCCAAGGTGAGTCAGCCCCCCGGTGAGCGGTTAATTGATGCCCGAGCTGTCGTCGGTGATCTGCGCCTCGACCGCGATGGCCTTCGCCACGTCCACGAAGCCCTGAATACTCAGACGGCCCCAGCGCGGCAGAATCGGCAGGCGGGTGTCGGCATCGGTCGGGATCAGCGTTACGCGTCCGTTCAGCGGAATCTCGGTGGTCCAATAGAACGTCGCGTCGATGGCCTCGGAAGCCTTCACATTCTTGCTGAACGTGCCGCTCCACGCGCTCGTAAAGTAGCTGATGGACCCGGCCTCGTTGCCATCCTCATCGTACAGCACGCCGTCGCCGTAGGTGTCTTCCAGCGAGATCACCTCATCGTCGGATTCGGCCAGCGTGTGAATGTTCACGGTGCCGGGAATCACGGCGTAGGTGGCGTCACCCGCCACGGTCGCCAGCGTACCAGAAAAGGCGGCTTTGTCGCCACCGACGGCACCGGCCTTGGTCGTGTCTTCGTCCTCGACCAGCGTACCGTTGACTTGCTCCACGGTCCCGTCGTCGAGCGTGTTCGTAATCTTCAGGAGGATCGAAGCGTCGTTCGTATCATCCTCCTCGAAGGACTGCGGCCCCATCCGAAGAGAAACCGGGAGCTGATTCTCTTCCAGATTGATGATGAGGTCCTGACCTTCGTTCGGGCGCATTCCCAGAAATCTTTCAGCCATTCTCTTGTCTCCTTTCGTTCGTCACGTTGAACGATTATGATAACCGCCCCTCGCATTGAACGGCTGCGACGAGGAGCTACTCGTGGTTGCCCGGCCACTCCGGGCGATTCACTGTCGGGGTACGGGGGGCTTACGAGCCGAGGGAGTAACGACCACTGCTGCGTCCATCATGGTAGAGCACCAAGGCATCCATGCCGAGGTTGTCGGTTACGGCCCGCCGCCCCCCGATCAGGTTATGGGACTTGCGCCCCGGAGAACACATCTTCGTCCACTTCCGCGAACGACTCCACAACCTGATCGGCGTAAGCAAAAAACTTGACCTCCTCCCAGAACCCGATGGGCGGGAAGTATTGGTCGCCGGTCGCCGGAGCAACCGCGAAAACGCCGCGAAGTGGAATCGCGTCTTGGTAGCTGTAAGAAACCAGAATCGCGGCCAGATTGTCGGGGGCGGCGGGGTAGGTGATCGCCGCATCCCCGGTATAGTAGTCGATAGTCCCGACTTCATCTTCGCCGATGTAGAGCTTGCCGGTCCCCCGATCCTCGGCCACCACGGTCTCGCCACCCACATCCGTACTGATCCGAACGCTGAATGGCAGCACCGACGTTTCGGCCAAAGTAAACTCGAAAGCGGTCTCCGCATCGTCGCCCGCCTCGCCGGTATCCTCATCGACCACGGCGGTCCCGTTTATCACCACTCCGTTCTTGACCATCGAGAGCAGGACGTTCGGTACGCCCGTGCGGTCCTCGCGGAGCACCTGCCCCACCCGCAAGGCGGTCGGACGCTCACTCTCGACGAAGCTGAACAGGAGCTTCGCCCGCTCGGGTTCGAGACTGCGAAATACCCTGCTGCTCATGGATGATCTCCTTGCCGTTGTACGGCCTGCTCGATTCTCCGGACGGATCGGCCAATCTCCTTCACGTCCTCTTGAACCTCGCCCACCGATTCCTTGATCGTTTCCATTTCCGTCCTGATCCGCGTCTGCTCGATGCGCAGGCCGTCTACGTGATTGACCAACTTATCCACGTTTTCCTTCTGCGTGTCGATCTTAACCTTCAAGGTCGTCGTCTCGGTTCCCTGAGCATGACGGTCCTCTTCGTTCTCCCGGCGAAGCCGCTCGGCCTTCGCGGCGGCACTCTCGACCTGCTCGTCGAGCTTATCCACCGCCTTCTCCACCGACCCGACACGGCTGTTCAACCCCGCATCGCTGCGGGAGTACGCCATCGCACCACCAATAAGAGCGAGGAGAACCGTGAAAATAAACGGGAGCCATCTCGCGAATCCTTCAGTCACTTTCCACTTCCCGTTACCGTTGGCATTTCCATTCGCCATCACGATTCTCCAGACAGGTCAGCGTATTCGACTTGGATTGCCGGGAGAACCGTCTGGCGGATCAGCTTGAAGATTTCCGCTGCGTCGCCTTCGACTACTCTCTTATAGCCCGTGGTGATACATTCCACCCGGACCTTCGAGGGCAGGCCGTCCACCGACTCTACCCGGACCTTGTAATGCCGACGCTGGCCGTTCACGCACTCCGTAATGAAGGTTGAATGGCCGCGCTTCGGTTGAAACCGTTCGTTGCGGAACATCCGCACCCCGTGCGACTGCATGAACCCGATCAACAGCCCGGAGAAGCCCCCGTCCTCGTAGTCGCCAACGAGGCAGGCTTCAACCATGTCGGCGGGGTGCGCCCCGTCCATGACCTTCTGAATCAGGCTGTCAGCGGAGTAGTCGCTCATCGTTGTTTCACGTTTCCGGGGTTTCGAGAATTAAAGGTATTTTAATTGCACGATGCGTAATTAAAGATTCCGCGCTTTGCTTTAATACCGGAGCTCCGATACTTACGCCCGAAGCTCCGATACTTCGGGTTCGGTAGTATCGGAGCTCCGAACATTGAGGGTCACACATTGAACACAACGGGGTTTGTCGATCACGAAACCCCGGTTCGTGTCAATCAAACTCCCGCTTTGCCCGCCAGTAAACCGGTCTTCGGCTTATCGAGCGATCCACCCGCTGCTGAAGCCGGAATGTCCTTCTCGCCCCGCTGGATGCGGTTCATCAGACCGCCGTGGCCGCCGCCCCCATGCTGCGGGGTCGGGCAGTTATTGGCGATCTTGAACTCCTTCAGGGTCAGGCCCAGCTTCCGGGTGGACTCCTTGGGTTCGGTGACCGTCTCGAAATCAAAGCCGTCAACAGCCGGTCCGCCCGAAGCGTCCACCACACTCCACTGCCCCCCGTTCGGGCCAATGATCCAGAGCTGACCGTGCTCGAACGCCCAATCATATCCCTTGCCCTTCGATCCCGAGATGCCCTGCTGCTTCAAAAACGCTTTGACGGCATCGTATCCATACGAGGGGTCCGCGCTCTTCAGCTCCGCTTCTCCGAGCCGCTTCATGGCGGTCCCGGTGACCCTGACCAACTGATCGAGGGGCAGGGCCAGATACTTCTTCTGATCGGATGCGGAGAGGTTGCCGTAAACCGTCAGCACGTTCGCGGCCACCTTCTTGTCGAGGCCGTCGTGAACCACCTCCCCGGCGGCGATCTTCTTCAGCGTCCCCACATCGAAGCCTTGCGCTTCCTCTTCCACCGACTCCAGAGCCTTCATGTCAATCATCGAGAGGATGTCGTAAACCTCGCTGGGGTTTATCGTCCAAGCACCGTAGCGATTGGACGCCTCATCTCTGATCCAGTCTTCGACATCACCCCGCCGCCGCACACCTGTTTTCCCGAAGTACAATCTCGCGGCTGAGGCAATCTTCTCTTTTTGTCGCTGCGTTAGACGCTTCGGCTCCCGAGAGGTACGAAATTCCTCAACCGCCTCGTACTGATAGGTGCCGGGGTTGGCGAGCGCGGCGACGGCGATCTTCTGCTGTTCGGGGGTCAGGTCTTCCCAATTCATCGCCTTGGCATTGCTCGGGATCGTGTTGCTCTCGTCGCCAACCACGACGGGAACCTGAGACGTACCCTTTTTGATCGTGGTCGGGATCGCCACGGCGTTGTACGCCCCGTGCCGGTTCTTCGTCTTCCCGGTAACGGTGATCTCACCACCCTTCCGATAGACCGCCATGACCGAAGCGGGTTTGGATGCTTCCTCGACCCGCTCGCCCTTCATCTTGCGAATCCGTTTGACCAGATCGACCAGACCGGCCCACCGCTTCTTACCCCACGGGGTACTGACCATCTTCTCGTGATCGTCGGCGGCGGTCGGCCAGAGCGCACCAGCCACGGTCTCGGGGTCGCCCCCACCACGCAGCATCGACATGATGCCTTCGCGACTCTTCTTCCCGTAGCTGGTATCGACCTTCATCTTCCCCGACATCAGATCGTCCACGAATGCGGCGACGCTGGCCTCGGTCACCTCGGGCAACTCATCCCAATCGACATCGACCTCTTCGTCGTCATCGTCTTCTTCGTCGTCCTGCCCCATCATCACCGACTGGATGTCCATCCCGGCGATCATGTGGGGGTACATCTTAATCGTCCCATGGCCGACCGGCATTGGAGCCGCCGCGAATCCCGTGGACATCACCGTCTCGGAAATGCCGCTCGCGAAATTCGTCACGAACTGCATACCATCCCACGAGATAATCATCGGGTCGATCCCAGCGGACGCATCGAAGTCCATCATGTGAACCAAGCCCTTGTCCGCATCGACCTTGATCTGCTCCATCCATGTCCGGGGGTCTTTCAGCCCCGCACCTTCGAGAGCCTTGCGGACCACCTCGTCGGTCGTCGGCTGCAACTCATCGGCGAACTGATCGCCCTTGACCTGCTTGAAACTGATCGTCGGCCCCATCGTCAGCGGCCACTGCATCGTCTCATCGAGCAGGTAGGCCGCCGCCGGGTACGCACTACCCTCACGGGCTTCCTCGATGGCGAGATCGATGCGATCCAACTGCATCACCTCGCCGAACATCTGCCGGAGCATCGGCTTGGCGTTGTTCAGCGCACGCTTGCGGCCCATCGAGAGGTTGGACCCGGCACGGTTGATGTAGAAATTCAAGCGGCTCATCGCCTGCTTCAGACTTTCGCTTTGGTTGTGAAGAACCGTGGCGACCTCCTTGGCCGACCGGGTAAACAGACCCTTGGGCGGGGTCCACTTCGTCTTCACCTGTGCCGACCACCTCGCGCCCTGTTCCTCGATCTCCTGAACACGGCCCAACCGCCACGTCACCCGCGCATCCCACTCTTCGATCTCGGTATGCTCCTTGACACCGGCCAACTTGCGGAGCTGCGCGTCGCTCATATCGGCCAGCGGCATAATCGTTGTGCCACCCTTGGGAGTCAGAACCAGCACCGCCGGTTTCCCCCCGTGCTTGCCCTTGTACTCGCCCGGCATCTTGGACCAAATCTTGTCCATCCACGCCTTACGCTTCGTGTCCCGCTCGGTCTCCTCACCTATCGCCTCACCGTAAGTGTCCTGCGCCCACTTACTCATAATCGTTTTGTCATGCAAAATCGCCCTCTGGAAGTCGGACGGTACATCCTTCCACTCAATCTCCGTATCGTTTTGGAGGTTGCGGAGCCGAATCGGTCCAAGATCATACGAGATGATCCGACCCGCGTGTTCGAGTACAAACTCCACCGCATGAACCGTATCCATCGGGGCGAGCCGATGAAACTTTGGATTCAAAGTAACGGTGTAGACATCGCGGGTAGCACCCTCTTCGTTCTTGAAAATCTTCCCAATCGTCTTCGGCATCGCCGCCTCGAAGATCGGCTCACCCTTCATCGCCCGCTCGATCATCGCATCGGCTTCGTCGAGGGAGGACGCGGGCGCATCCCCACTCTCAGACGGGTGGTACCCGTAATCGCCGGGATTGCGGGTCATGTCTTTAATCACAGCACGGGACGCGCCGATCAGCTCGTTGGCCGGGTCTCGCCGCAACTCCTCTTCGGCATCGTCCATCGTGAAGTCCTGCGGAAACACGCCGCTCATCATCGAGTCCTTCCACACCCGGTCGAGGTTGAAGACCAGCTCCACGTTCGACCCCCGGATCGTGTAATCCGTCAGGTGTCGGCTGTTCTGGTAAAGGCGTTCGATCACCGTCTCGGGATCGTACCGCTGGTAAACCGACCCGATCAGATCGGACAGCAACTTCTTGATGGGGACCGAAACCTTGACCGTGGACTTCGCCTCGGTCACATCGTCCTCATCCTCCACGACCTCGGTCACACCCTTGAACGAGGTGTAGGCACTGGCGTAGTTATTCTTCGCCGTACCCGCGCCGGACGGGCTGCTGAAGGTAAGGATCGCGGACTTCCCCTTCACCGACCCCTTCTTGAAGCCGGTCGCATCCTTGCCGTCGGTTTTGATGTCGTCGAGAAATTCCTTGGCGTCGCCCGGACTCCCGAAATTGAAGGTCACCGTCGTTGCCTCGGTCAAATCCGATTCTCCATCCTCGACGGACTCGAAGGTCCATCCGTGTTTGTTCTCGGCCCACTGGACCATATCTCCCCACGAGGTGAGGAGGAACTTGTTCTCGGTCGGGGAAAACACCACGGTCGTATCGTAGGTGTCCCCGAAATTGACGTACATTGCGACAACCCCCTGCCCCGCATTCGCGCCCCAATAGCGTCCATCGACACCGCCGGGGTAGTCGTCAAGCGAAACGTCCGGGCTGGTGATCGCCTCGACGCCGTAACCGCCGATGAGCTCGTTGATCTCATCCAGCACCTTCTCGATCTGCCGACCGCCGCCACGCTTCTGCATCAGCTGAGCGACCTTCTTCGCCGTCGGGTCGTCGATCTTGAAGAGCTTCATCAACTCGGTCGGCTTGACTCGGGCTTCTTCGATTTTCGGTTTCGACATCGTGAATCTCGCTTTCGTGATTTACGGGGCGGACCGGGGAGGGAAACGGCTTTCGTGTAACCGCCCCTCCCCGGTCCTAGGAGGAAGTAGAGAAACGTCCTGCTACAACCACGTATTCATCCGCACCCGCCGTCGGCCTGACACTGGAAGACCCAACTCTTCCAACGCCTCGATCTCCGACTGGAGCTCTCGACGCTCGCGGACCGACATCCGGACCCGCTTGCCGAAGCACTCCATCTTCTGCGGTGCGCCCATATTCCGGCCCCTCGTACTCTTCGGGCCTTTACGCTTTCGGGATTTCGGCTTTCCCATGACTTGTCTCCTGTTCAAGTGACAGCCATTTGGAAGCCCTCCCGCTCGTTGACGATTTCAGCCGGTGGCATCGCAGCGCACCGGGATCAATAATTCTCGCGCTTGGCGAATCCGGACTCGATCATGTGCTCCCCGTAGTCCTTGCCGGTCGGCAGGATCACGTCGCACGTCCACCGCCCGTACTTGCCGGGCTTGTAGGTCCGAACCTTCATCTTGTTTCCGAGTAGCAGGTTGACCGCATGGGCCTTCGCCGCTTCCCCGTGAGTGCGCTCCGCTTCGTTGACCGGACGCCACGTCTCCGGGGCATCGTAGGCATTCAGACGGAAGCGCATGTGAACCGTCACATAGAAACCGAGATCGACATCGGCGTCGAAGGTATCGGCGTCAACCACATTCGTAATCTTCGCCCAATACTCATAGCCTGCGCTTCCCGGCATCATCCGCTCCTATATCGTGTCGTCGTACTTGCTCTTCTTCGTCTTCCCCGCCTCGGTCACCTCCTGCTCGATCAATTCGTCGGCTCGGCTCATCTCACTCTCCGGTAGGGGGTTGTTCTGGATCGCGGCCATAAACCGATTCGCCGCTTCCGGGGGCAACTTCTTCCCCTTGGGCGAAACGAAGTGCATGAAATTCTCGGCGAAATCTTCCTCGTGGTCGCTCTTGGCATAGGACGAGACAAACTGATTCGACTTCTTCCACTCTTCCCTATACCACACCCGCGCTTCACCGGAGAGGTGGCGACCCCACACATAGTGCGCGAGCTCGTGAAACAGCGAATCCTTCTCGGCTTCGCGAATCCGAATCACCCCGCCCCTGTGCTCCAAGAAGTTGTCCGCGTAGATCGCAAATTGTCCGAACGTCCTATCGAAAGCCGCAACCGCCGACGGGGGCGCACCGAGATGTATGGGGGGCTTCCTCCACACATGAACGCGCCACAACTGATCGGAGAGCCATCCCAACCCCGCACGCTTCAAGTAATTCCGAAGCTGCGAGATGTGGTAGTTAATGACATCGGTTTCTTGCGGATTCTCGGAATCCTTATTCCCCCAATGCACCTCATTCCGCTCGCTCACCTCGGGTAGATCGTTCGTTATGAGATGGGGGTGATCGTCGATCCAAATATCCACCTCGTATCCCGCATCGGCAGCGGCCTTGTCATTGCGCCGCTGGCCGCAGAAGACGATGGGGCACAGGCCGTCGATCTCATCCTTGACGGGTTGGGCCTCGAAGCCCGGATCGCCGGGATCGCCGCGCCGGGTTACCACCACCGCATCGTGGCCGTGTGACCGAACCATCCCCACAAACCACTTGAAGAGCTCGGGGGCTTCGGTCCACGTCCCATCGTAGTCGATTCCGAAAAGCATGAATCAGTAAACGGGCTTGAAGTCGCTCTCGCCCATCAACTTCTCGACCGACTGATCGAGCTGTTCGATAAGGGCCATAATCTTCGGCTTCAGCTCGCGGGCCATCGCCTGCATCTGCATCTCGACCTCGGCCTTCTGCTCCGGGGTCAGCGGCTCGTTGCTCGAATAGGGGAGCTGCTTTTCGTAGCAGCGCATCGGACCGCCGCAGGACATCGGGCCGTATCCGGACGCTCCCTCCATCTTGCAACGGATCGACCACTTCCGCCCCGCGCTGTACTGGCACAGGACCATCTTGAGCTCGATGTCCACGGGAGCCGCATCGGACCTCACGGACACGCCGGAGCGCAGATCGCTCGTGGCTTCATTCAGGGGATTCCGCGTCCCCTTCAACTCCCGTTCGATCAACTTGTCCGCTCTGTTCATGCTCGGCTCCATTCTGCTCCCCGTCGCAATGACAAGTCGCATAATACATTGTCGTCAGGACCATGAAGATCAGGCACCCGATTGTCGTCTTCGTCTGCCACTTCATCGGCACTTCCTTTGAACCGGGGTTTCGTCAGACGGGCACCCCGGAAGCCTTTTTGAACCACGCTCTACCGCTGGTAGGTGGCGGACACCCCCACCCCGAGGTGAGGGTGTCGTTACTCCTTCGGCAGCTTGGCCGATGAGCTATTGAGGGACGCGATGTTCAACTCCATCGCCCCCTCGGACAGGAACTTGTAGGTGTCCGGCTTCGGATCGAGGGGATCGAAGGGGGTCAGCCCCTTCCCCTCCAGAAACGCGGTCACCGTCGCCTCGGTCACCGGGAACTCCCCGTCGTACTCTTCGGACACGACCTCCATGTCCACCGAGGGAATCTGCTCGGAGTGGCCCCTCCTGACCCGGCTGATCCGGATGAAAAAGAGCTTCGTCGCCATCTCGCCGTTCATTGCTGCGCGTTGAGCGAGAGCAGGTTGGCCTCGACCGCCGGGGGCGAGAGGAAGCTGAAGGCCGGAGCCTTCCCGTCCCACGTCGGCGTCCACTCGACCATCCCCTTTTCGGTCAGAAATTGCTTCAGCGTGTCGCGGGTGGCGGGCAGCGGCCCGTCATACTTCGCACTCGCGATGTTCATATCCATCGGGGGGAGCGGAGAACCCGGAACCGTCTCGCCGATCCGCTTGTATTCGATGTAGAAGATAATATCCGAGGGCTTGACGCCTCCAACCGGAATCTGTGGGTCGATGAAGTCACCCGACATCATGCACTCCTTTCGCTGTTGGCCGCCTCGTAGGTTTCGTACCACTCGTCTCGGAACTCGGAGTCCACTTCGAGATCGTCGTACCCGGCGGCTTCGAGGGCATCGCGGAGAGCGGCCACGGTCGGGGCACCGGAGCTCACCGTATCCTTCGCCTTCAGACACTTCCCGATGGCGGCGAACACGTCGGCCCGGAAGGTCTCTTCGTCGGCCTCTTCCTCTTCGGCCTCTTCTTCGAGCTCACCGTCTTCCTCGGCGGCTTCCTCTTCGGCCTCTTCCTCGGCGTCCTCGTTCTCCGTTTCCGGGGTCTCCACCTCGGGCGTTTCCGGCACGCTGGGAGACGTATCCGGCTCCTGTGGCGTCTCGGGCGTCTCGGGGGCACTCTCCCCCTCGGTTTCCGTCTCGGGCTTCTCCTGCGGCAATTCCGTGAGCGGCGGGGGCCGTTTCTTGGACTTCTTCTTGGGTTGGGCGGCCTGCATCGCCGGAGTATCGGCGGGAAGCCCGGAGTCCACGTCCCGTCCCACCCCCTCGGCCCGGACGTACCACTCGCCCCCCTGAAGAGCCTTGCCCTTTTCGAGCGACCCGGAGAAGAGCTTGTAGACCACCCCTCGGGGCGGCTGCGGGCGGTTGAGACCCCACCCCTCGCTCATCGAGACCACACCGTTCGCCAGCACGTAGCCGCTGAAGGTTCGGTCGAGATCGCTCGGGCTGACCCGGAAGCCTTGGCGGGCGACCCGGATGCGCTGTCCACGCAGGGTCAAGATGCCCTCGCTCACCACGATCTGCGTCGGGGTGAAGGAAACTTTGAGTCCCTTGACGTTGACCCCCGGCTGGTGGCTTTTGAAATGCACTGCCATGATGTTTCTCCCTTACCGACTGTGCGTTGACTGTTACGCCGCGAGGAGGTTGTCGATCCAGCACAGGCTGGTCGCCACCTTCGAGCGGTTCGCGAATTTGACCCGGATTACCTGATCGTGGTCCGGCTCGACTTCGACCGTCACGCCCTCCCACGTATCGTCCACGTCGGAAATGTAGTCGCTGACGGTATGCTCGGTCAGAGCACCGTCGTCCCATGTGAAGTAGGTCACCTCGATACCGGGCGGGTTGCTCGATCCGTAAGCGGCGTATCCACCCCCCGCGCTGTTCTTGCGGATCATGGCCGTAACCGCACGCTGACCCGCGCCGAGGGGAATGTCGAAGTAGACCGCCGCGTCGTCGTCGGTCGAATACTGCTCGATCCGCGCCGAGTGGTCCAAGCTCAACTTCGTGGAGGGATCGGGTTCGACGTACCCGGCCATCTGGTACAGCTCGGTCGTTTCGTCGTAGGCCGCAACAATCTGTTTCTCTGCGCCCGGCAGAGCGGTCACCCCGTCGGTGTAGATAAACCGCAAGCGGCTCTCGCTGTCCCGCTGGAGCGTGGTTCCCAAGGCCACGATATTGAAGAGCAGAATATCGGTATCGATCAGGGGATCGTCGATGGAGCAGTCGATCAGCATCGCGTCCCCCACCCCCGACCAGCTGATCGTCGCATCCGATGTCAGAAGCCGCTGAGCGATCTGAAGATTGACGATGGGGACCGGGCCACGGCACCGGCTCGGATCGAGGGACAGCACCACCGCCCCCGCCTCGCCCTCGGCCATGTCCACTTGCACGTTGTCGATGCGCAGCTTCTCGGACCCTTGGAAGACCACAATGCCGAATCCGCCGATGAAGAAGGATTCGATGTCGTACAGGTCGATGTCGGCGATCCGGTTCTCCACACTCGAAGATGAGCGCGGCATCAAAATCGCCTCGGGGACGAATGCGACACCGCCGCAACCCACGCCCCGGATATTCTCCCACTCGAAGCCTCGGAAATTTCCGCCGATCACCGAAACCACGCCGAACGTCTGGCTGCCGTAGCCATTGTCCGTCACCACGCAATCGGTGACCTTCAGGTCGTAGTCGATGGCGGGCAGGCGGTCGAGATAATTGATCGCGGCCAGCCCCGCATCCTGCCCCCGGCAATTCGAGATCGTCAAACCGTCGATGGTATGATCGGCGTCCGTCGATCCGAGATTCAGAAGATTCCCGGTCGAGAGCAGACCGTACATCCCGTGCGCCGCGCACTCGTTGAGGAGGAAGCTATCCGCATCCTTCGTCTCCAGTAGAGCGTGCAACCCGTAGGCATGGCAATTCTGGAGGGTGACGTTATCCGACTCCGGCGCGTTGCCGAGGGAAACCGTATGCCCGCCCGGCGTACCCGAAAGGGGAAGCCCGAACGCAATGTCGCGGAAGGTCACATAGGAAACCGCCGAGGAAGGTGCCCAAAAATCGTTGTCCTCGTCATTCGTCAGCAACAGCGTCGGGACCGTCCGGCCATTCACCGTCTCTTGCGCCGGAGTCCCCCCGCCGGAGTCGTACCACCCACCCGTAATCAGGGCCGGGTTGCCGCTCGATCCGCTGAAGGCATCCGTGCCGATCACCCTCCCGGCTGCATCGACCGGGGTAACAACCCGCACGTAACCCGCGCCGGTATCGCTCACGTCCTCGGATTCGGTCTCGCCGACGTACCGCCCGTAGATCGCGATCCGACCGTTCGCGACGATGGATTGAGACTTGACGATGTAGAGCCGACCGTCGGGACCGATGAGGCCCAAGCCGTCCACGAAGTCTCCCGGATTTTCGAGATCGGTCGGGACTTCGATATAGCCCTGATCCTTCGTATAGACCGCATTGCCGCCACCCGGCGACTGCGACCCGTCGAGCTGGGAACCGAGGATGCGGATTTCGTCCCCCGCCGTGGGCACACCTCCCAACTCCGTCTTGATCTGCGCCCACGTCAGTAGCGGATCGTCCACTCCGGTTCCGCCACCGGGCGCGTCCACCCCATTTTCCAAGTCCCAATAGAGCGTTGCCATGATCGTCCCTTATTATGCCGCGAGCAGATTATCGATCCAGCACAGGCTGGTCGGCACCTTGGAACGGTTCGCGAATTTGACCCGCACGATCTGATCGTGATCGGGATCGACCACCGCCGTCACCGTCTCCCACGAATCGTCCACATCGGACATGTAGTCGCTGACCACGTTCTCGGTCAAGGCACCGCCATCCCATGTGTAGTAGGTCACCTCGATACCGGGGAGGTTGCTCGACCCGTAAGGCGCATAGCCGCCACCCCCGCCATTCTTGCGGACCGAAGCGGTGATCGCCCGCTGCCCCGCCGGAAGCGGAATCAGAAACACCACCGGAGTATCGTCGTCCGCCGAAATCTGATTGATGCGGGTGGACTGAACGAGGCTCACCTTCGTCCCGGCATCCGGCTCCACGTACCCGACCAACTGCGCCTCGCCGGTCGGGCCGTTGAACCCGGAAACGATCTGCTTCTCGTTCTCGGGCAGCTGCGAAGTCGGGTTGGTATAGAGGAAGCGCATCCGGTTCGGCGCATCGCGTTTGATGAGGGAAGCAAAGTTGAATTGGGGAGGAAGAGTAAGAATCGTGACATCGGTGCCGATCACCGGATCGGTGATCGAGCAGTCGATCAGCATCATGTCGCCCACACCGTCCCACATGATGTTCGTCGGGGTTCCGGGAACGCGCTGACCGAGCGTCACATCGACCACGGGGATCGGCTTGGGATCGCCGCGATCCGGGTCGAAGGAGATGAACAGGGGGGCACCCGTCGCGCCCTCAATCGTGTCGATCTCGATATTATCCATTCGGAAGCGTTCGCACGACTCCCGAATCCAGACAACCATCGTTCCGAGCAGGGGATTGTCGTTGCCGCCGAGGATGTCCACGTCGCGAATGTAATTCTCGGTCAGGGCCGAATCCGCGAGCGGGCTGAAAATCGAAGTCACCTGAATATCCGGGCCGTAGATGCCAAAAGTCGCGTCCGTCGGGCAGACCATCGTAACCCCGTCGATAGCAAGACCGCGAGCGACGCCCGAGGTTTTGATATAGCCGAAGCCGAAGTTGCCGCCGCCGATCACACCGTTGGAGCTGCAATACACGTCCGAGATCACGATGTCCTCGAAGTAGGACGACTGCGAGGAATCCCCAAGCGCGACGAGGTAGCCGTTCTGCGCCCGGCAATTCGTAATCGTCAGGCCGCAAATCCATTGCGGGTTCGTGGTGTAGGACTCCTCGGGATACACGTCGATCATCGAGCCGCTGCTCCCGTTGGGATTACCCTGCCGGGAGCACTCGGTCAACGAGAACTGATCGGTCGCATGGGCGAAGATCAGAGCCTTCGTATCCTTGGCGTGGCAGTTATGCAGGATGATGTTCGAGGTGGGCACCACGTCTTCGTTCGTCCGCAGGTGAACCAGCGCACCCTCGGCGGTCAGGCCGCCATCCGGGAAATACCCGATATTCCGGAAGGTGACATAGGAGCTCTCGTCGCTCGGAATCCAGAACGAGTCGTCCACGTCCGCCGCGTCGATCAGGGTCGGGACGATGCGCCCGTTCACGGTCTCCTGCGCCGGAGAGCCGCCGTTGTTGTACCACCCGCCCGTAATCGTAACCGGGCTGCCGTCGGAGCCGTTGATCGGATCGGTGCCGATGTCGCGCCCGGATGTCTGGACCACCTGCAACCGGCGAACCACACCCGCACCCGTATCGGTCACATCCTCGGACACCGTGGCCCCTTGGTACAGGCCGTAGATCGTGATCTCGCCGCTGGCAACGATGTCCTGATCGTAAACCCGGTACAGCCGACCGTCGGGTCCGATGATCGCCATATCCTCATCGTAGAGCGTCGGGTTGGTCAGGTCGTTCGGAACCTGAATGACAGCGGAGCCTTGGGTATAGACCGCATTGCCGCCGCCGTTGGAATTGTCGCCCTGAATCTGGGGAGACATGATGCGGATTTCGTCGCCGGGTCCGGGCACACCCCCCAACTCGGTCTTGATCTGTGCCCACGTCAGAAGCGGATCGGCGGGGGTCGTCCCACCCGCAGGCGCATCCACTCCGTTTTCCAAATCCCAATATAGAATCGACATCTTGCTCTCCGTTCGTTAGGGCGTACACCCATTGACGAGGGTGAAGTTGATCCGGCCCGAGAGCCGCGATCCTTTGGTCTGTTCTCCCTTGGCAACCGCCCGGTAGGTTCCACTAGGCGGGCAAACCACGGTGTAGGTATCGCTGGCCGATGGAACGGAGAAATCGCTATCCACCGGCTCGACTTTGAAACTGTACTGAATCGGCGATCCGCCGAAGCACTCGGTCGATCCCGCTCCCACGGTCAACTCCAGACCCGGATCGCTCGCACCGTCCACATAGCAGCTCCGCACTTCGTACCCCTCGTTCAGCGGATCGGGGTAGCAGCGCGTCACGCTCCCTGCATTCGTGGTGATCGACTCGATCCACACCTCTTGGGGAATATCGTCGCAGGGGATCACCGCCTGATCGAGCACGATGTCCCGATAGTAGGCTCCACCCGACGCCAAGGCCGGATCGAGGAGCTGGTCGATCTGCCCGAACCGGCTCCCATCGAAATTGATGAAGCGGATATTGATCGTGTCCCACGGCGGCCCGCTGATCGGGGGGTCGATGCAGAAGCCCGTCGTCGTCACCGCGTACAGCCCGTAGCTGTACGGATTGCGGGGATGCTCCGGGGCGAGGTAGGAAACGTAGGTCTCCGCATTCACCCGCCAGTGCATCACATCGTCGGCCTCTTCGTCCCGCCACGTCAGCATGACCAAGTTATCGCTGAAGGCTGGAGAGATGCCGTCCTCGTCCACTACCAACCCCCACAGGAAATACTCTTGGGGATAGTCCACCTCGGAATCGCATCCGCGAACCCAGCGGGCCGTGAACGAGCTCTCGGTCGTCTGGTAGGGCATCCCGTAGGTTCCCGCTCCCGAACCGACCGCCGGGTAGCCGAAAATGTCGTCGCCCTCCACCCGCAGGTTCAGGCTCCCCCCACCCCATTGATCCGTATCGTAGGCGGTGAGATCGAGCCACCCGTCGATCTGGCAGAGACCGATCAGATTCAGCGATCCCGTCCCGTCCCCGGCCACCGAGAGGTACGCCGAGGGGAACGTCGCGTGCGGCCCGTCACCGAACGCGGACCCTCGGGTGATCGAGTAGTCCGGACTCGCGGCGGTTCCGCCTCGCCAGAAGGTAACCGTCTCGTAGGCCGTCGGACCGTCCAGCGAGGGGTAGTCGGGATTGCTCCCGGTTATAAACATGCCCGAGTCGAAGCGGATCACCTTCCCCGCCAGCACCGCTTCGCAGGTGCCTTCTTCGAGGATGATGTCCGGCTGAACCGGAAGCGTGATCCCAAACCCGGCCAACGGGAAGTCCCCGTCGGCGAACAGATCAGTCTCCACCGAGTACGTCGCACCGTCCGAGGATCGCACCGAAGAGATTTCAAGGTGCATCGCCTCTCCGCTCCACTCCCGCTGACAAAGCAGGCCGGTGTCGATGCGGAACGAGTACGCCGATCCCGTCCAGTAGTAATCCAGCGCATCGTCGGCGAGGGTGTAGGTCTCGCCGGGGTAACCGATGAGCCAGAGCGTCGCCTCGAAGGTGTCACCGGTCCCAATGTTCGGTCGGGCACCCGAGGAAGGCAAACCCGCTCCCGCCTCATCCGCCGTCCAGTAACGCACCGGGCCGTCGTAGACGATCCGCGCATCGGGAAAGGGGCAGGCGTTGGCGCAGATCACCGTCATGCAAAGCGCAAACCCGGTCATTGCCAGCGCGATAATCAGCCATGTAATCCGTTTCGGGAGCACGTCACCTCTTCCGCTTCGCCTTCGTCTTCATCTTCGACTTGGCCTCGGTTTTCGGTTTGCCCGGATTCACGAGGAACGACCCGCCGATCTGCTTGCTCACCTGAGCGTTCAATTCGGCAATCGCGTCGATCTGCTCTTCGGTCAGATCGTAGGCCACGTGATCGGTACAACGCAGTTTCTCCACGCACTCGTGCCAGATCGCTTCTTCGATCAGGGCGTCCGGGAGATCGCGGTCGTAGGAAATGACCTCCTTCACCACATCGATCATCGCGTAGCAGGGCGTGCCGTCTTCCCGCTGGAGCCGCTGGACACCCTTCAGGGCGAACCACTGGTTGCCGAGCTGAAGGCGCGTCTTCTTCAGGCGAGCCATCTCAGACCTCGATCCGGTAGACGGGGACAAAGCGGCGAATCCCATCCCGGCTGTTTCGGGGCACCCGCTCGCAGCGCAGCACCCCGGCCTCTTCGCACATATCGAGCAGCTTGCGAACCTTGTACTCGGTCAGCCCGAGACCTCGCATCAACTGCTTCATCGTCAGACCCCGCGATTCGCCCTCGCGGTAGTATTCGTCTTCGAGCTCTTGCAGGTATCCGGCCAACTGCTCGACCGTGAGCTCGCCATCCGGTTTCTTCGGCATGTCACCTCCCCACCTTGTAGATTTTCGGCTGCTTCGGGGCGTAGGTGCGCTTCCGCACCGTAAACGTCCCGTCGTCGAAAATCCGGATCAGGACGCCCCCCAACTGCGAGACCGACATCGGAGCCTTCTTGTAGACCCATCCCGTCTTGACCTGCCATGCCGGAAGCGTCACCAGTGCCCGACCTCCCTCCAGCTCGGTAAACGTGTACCGGTGCCGGTGAGATCGAACCTGAAGATCGGGCTGCTTCCACCCCACCCGTCCGTACTCGATGGACTGTGCGGTGAGCTGCCCTTGGGGAGCCGAGACATCGGTGTGGGGCTGGCCCGTCCCGATGTGGTGGGTGAAGTGAATATGCACCCCACCCACTTCGAGGTTCAACTCGTAGAAACTGTTCGATCCGGTTTCCTCGTTCAACCGCGCCCCGAGGTGCCAAGCGAGGAAGTCTTCATCCTTCCCTTCGTCACCCACATGGGAGTCGGTGCCACGAACCACGAAGAATGCCTTCGCCTTCTCGGCCAGCGGTCGGATCACCGCATCGACCATCTTGACGTGATCCTTCGTGTTCGTCGAGATCAGCTGGGTCTTCCGATGATGGACTCCCTCGATCAGGTCGCCGTTGGTAACGAGCGTGTAGGGCTGACCCTCCAACTCCTTCGGCAACCACTTCGTGTTGAAGTCTCGCCAGCATCGGTTGATCCACTGCTGAATCTTATTGGGCCGGTATCGTCCTCCATCATCCAATCGGAACTCGGGGCACAAGGCTGTCACCGAGCCAAGATGAAGGTCCGAGATGACCAGCACATTCTCTGTGACTTTCATGCAACGTCCTCTCCGTCAAATTGGCGAAGACCGACATTGCTCTACCATCATCGGGGGTAGGCCCGAGCCGCCACGGTGCGCAACGGTTAATTGCCCGATCTGTTTGGAGGAAAGGATGCGCGGGCGGCTCGGGCATTGGGCAGCGAAAAAAGGGGCCATCCTCCCGTCGCCGGTTGGCGGCCCGAATACACACACTTGCTGGTTTGGGATCGTCGATAGGCTTCGCCCAATCGCGCTGTTCCGTACCTCAGCGCGTCGGGCTTACTCTACTAAAGACAAATTTGCCGTAAATGTAGTGCGTAAACGCTAGAATACTAGCGATACCGAACGCCTCCGGAAATGGCCTATCCGAATATGCCCTTCCCGCGTTTCGTAGTAGTATTAACGTCTTACTTAATCCATTGTATACAATCGTCGGATTTTCCTTACCGGCATTATCGATTCGGCTTCCTCCCCCGAATCGAGTCGATCCCCGATCCGGGCACAGTAAGGCTCCCCACCGAATCGCCAACGATGGGGAGCCTGTCGGGAGGTTGGCGGCTTACGGAAAACCGCCTCGAAAAACTCTATCCTTCGGTATCGTCAATGGCTGTAATGCGCCGTCATCACCCATCCCGTTTCCGTTTCTCGCGGGTCCATCCCGAACACCTCCATCATCGGTTTCAGGGCATCCTTCCAATCGAGATTCACCTTGGGAATCGAGACCACCTTATGCCCCCAATCCACCACCTCCCGACTCGCCTCAACCACGAAGGCCAACCCGCAGTCTTCCTCCTCATCGTCGGCCCCTGACCACTGGTGACGCACTCCCCTTGCGAGGGCTTGCTCGATCCGGTTTCCGATCCCCTCCTCATACTCCGCTTCGCTGAAGCAGGCCACACCCCACTCCTCCAGTTTTTCGGTCGCCACTTCTGGCGGTACGATGAACCCATACCCGATGCTGGCATCCACGCACATCCCCATCATTCCGTCCTTTCATCCTTCCTCACCTGATCGTCATCGGACTCGATCTTGATCCCCACCTCACGCCTCCCACATCGACGGATGGCAATCACGGACCGAGTGGAACCATGCTTCAATCGCGGCGAGCCACAGGTCGGGATCGTGCTCGCTCCAAATCTCGATTCGTCCCCTGCGATAGTCCACCTTTCCCCCCGGATGATACACGTCCCCCACGATTGAGGAATTGCCATCGTCCGTCGCGAAGAACCCACCCTGTTCGGGGGGCACCTGTAGGGAGAGCGAGCCGGGCCGAATCTCACCCCCCACCTCGGCAATCAGATAGCGCAACTCCGGTCTCCCTAGAATCCCATCCACCTTACCCTTCTCGACAAGCCGAACGCCGCACCACCCCCGCAGATAATTTCTCGTTGTTCGGTCCATCTCACCCTTCTCCTTTTAGCCATCTCCCGTGATCCGCATGACCTGCTCCTTGATCGACTGATCCACCTCCGTCGGGGTAGGCCGAACCGGGAACGATCCCTCCTCCCCATGCAGGAAGATCGCGGCCTTGCAATCGCGAAACCGATCCTTCTCCCTCAGCGTCGTCGGGATGTCTTCCGCCGGGTAGTACCGCGTAACCGCCTTGATCTGCGTCGGGTCGAAAAACTGCCCGTCCACCTCCACCGTCAGGTAGACCGGCGGGCCTGTCAAATAGGTATACATACCTTCTCCTTATTCATACTCCTCGTCTCCTATCCGTTATCCGGCTCTCCATAAACCGCGATCCGATCTTCCACCGAATCAATCGCGGATCGAATGAGCTGTTCCCGGAGCTCCGCCCCGTCCGTCCGGTTCGGATACGTGCATCCCAGCTCCCGCTTGATCTCGCGGATCACTTTCGCAAACATCCGGGCATCCACAACCGCCTCGTCAAGTCTGCCTTGCGTCTCCAAACGCCGCACGATCTCCGCCCCCTTCGCGGCGGACTCTTCCCATCGCTTCGGGTCCATCCCATCACTCATCGCTCTTCTCCCGTTCACACACATGTTATTGCACCCCACCGCGAGCTGAATCAGCTCCCGCTCCTGTTTCCGCGTAATCCTGACCATCGACGCCTTGCTCATCTATCGAAGCCCGTCGAGATTCAGCTGCATGTTCCCGATCAGATAAGCCATCCGCGTATCGCGCAAGCTCCGAGCATACGCGATCACCGCCTTCCGGGTCTCCGACATCACCCGTGACCGCAGCAAAAGCTCGACGTTACACGGATCGATCCACGGCGTCGCGAAGACGTGCTCCCCCTTCGCCAGATAGCTCTCCTCCGAGGGGCATCCGACATTGCGGTCCCCCCACCACCGCAGCGTCACGATCCCATCGTCGTCGTACTCCACCCGAGCTGTGATCCGGCACAGCTCCCAAAACTCGGCATCCCGCAGATCGTCGCCTCGCATCTTCGCCGCCGTGTCCCACGTCCGGGGTCTCATATTCCCACCGTTGATGCTGTCCATCGTCGTGTCGAGGAAAACCCGCATCCGCCCCCACCACTCGCTCACCGGCTCAGCGTAAACCCGCCGAATCATCCGCTCACCCTTCATCCCTCTTCATCCTCCTTGACAGGAACCGCCTCAATCGAGAACGATTCGAGCTCCAGATCGGTCACCACCCCGCCCTCGACCGTACCGCTCCCAATGGTATAGCCCCGCGCCCCGAGACGACCCTCCTGTATCGCGGCGAAGAGCTCCTTCAATTCCCTGCTCTTCGGCGTGTCGGGCAGCAACTCCAGATCGACCTCGATCACCCCCTCCTTGAAATCGGCGCGGGTAACGAGATGCGTCACGTCCTGAAGATTCCCCAGCATCTCACGATTCCTGATCCGCTCCTGAAACTTCGGGTCGTTGACGGCCTTCTCCAGCACCTCGGGGGGATACACCCTCCCATTGCGCCTTCCCATCTCATCCGCCGGAATCGTCACCGCGATCTTGCGCTTATCCACCTTCCCGCTCCTGCGCATGAAAATGCTTGTACTCCTCCCAATCCCGAAAGAGCTGGTTGAACGCCCCCTCGCTGATCTCGTGCCGTTGCCCGTAGATGTGGACATGGAACGCCCGCTCCTCCATCTCCAAAAACTGAACGTCCTCGATGGCGATATAGAAGCACCCCGGCGTGCGCGGCTTATCGACTCGCAATACACCTATGGCCATCACATACCTCCTGTCTTCGCATCGAGGGTATCGCAAGCGGTCTCCAGCTCCCGATCCTCGTCGTCTCCGGGTTGCGAAGAGACCCGCATGTTCCACTTCCCAACCGCCGTAACCACCAGCTCGGACAACACCTGAAGGAGGCGCATCTGGTAATCCGAGGGGTTAGGCAGCGCGGGAGCCACGACCTGCAAATCGCACTTCGGGCACACCACCGAGCCAACGAACTCCATCCCCGCTCCATTGCTCCTCCACCCGGAGCGGATTTCGGGTCCCGCGCCGCAGCACGGGCAGGGAGCCGCCGACACCCTCAGCTGGAACTTACTGACCGGAAACGTCAAATCTCCTAGCATCCCGTTACCTCCTTCGGTTTGGATTCTATTTCGGAAGTCTCGATCACGATGTAATGCACCGTGTCGCCCGACCCCACCTCCTCGCCCATCCGATGATGAACGCGAATCCGGGCATCGCACTTCGGGCACTCCCACATCTCGAACAGGTACGCCTGCCTGCTCCGCAACGTTCCGAGAAACAGCTCCTCGAAGGTCTTCGCAAGCCGACCCGATCCGCACTCCGGGCACATCCCGGTCCGGTTCATCCACCGCTCGTAACGGTCTCGGGCCTGATCGCCGTCAAGGAGCCGCATGGGTCTCTGTATCCTCTTCGTCCCCTTCCGGGCCGTAGAACGCATCGTGGACCCGCCGCTTCAGCCGCTCCGCGAGCTCGTTATCGTTGCAGCGGTTCAGCTCGTCGATCATGTCGATAACCTCGTTGTAGATCATCTCCCGCGCCGTAACGATTCCTTCCACCTCTTCCTCAACCGACTTCAACGCCTTCTCCCGATCCGCGATCACCGAGTACAGATGCTTGATCTCCTCGGCCTGTTGATTGACCAAACAGCTCGTCCCCTGCCGCAACTCGCCGGGAAACCGGTCCCCGCTCCGATGCGTCCCACAGACATAGACTACTCCGTGCTCCCGCTTCGACATCGCACTCGGGTCCAGCGGCGAACCGCAGAGTGGACACGTCGTTCCTTTCATCATCCTCGTCTTCCTTCCCCGGTCGGGAACCCGGCCTGTTCCCACAGCTCCTCGACCAGATAATTATCGCCGGTCAGCTGGCCGACGGAATACTCGAATCCTTTATCCTCCACCGACAAGACCTGAGCCTGCAACCGCGCCGACTCCAGCGAGGACGCCCACGCCGCGATCTGATCCCCCCGAATGACGAAATACCGATTCACTCGGGTTCCCTCCCTCGCACCGTTTCCAATACCAGCCGCTCGGCCCATGACTCGACATCCTTCGGAGCCATCGGCGTAGCCTGCTTCATCTTCGCCGCCAGATTCACGGCGAGCTCGCGCAACTTCTCCATCCCCGGAGACGGACGAAGCAGCATTTTTCCCCCCGCATGGTAAGCAGGAGTAAACTCGTTCGTCCGCCCACACAACGGACACTCGCTGTGAACAGTCATCAGCTCCGAGCGCGGCCCAAGGTCTTCGGCGACCAACGGGAACCCACATTCCCAGCACGAAAAATGATGAACCCGTAGCACCCGATCCGCAACCAACTGCATCGTCCTCATTCGAGGTTGAAACTGGTCGGTAAGACCGCATGGAAACGCACCGAGAAACAGGTAACCCCGCAACACCTCGGAACCGAGAACGAGCACGTTCCGCTTGTAGCTCGCCGCCGTGCCGGTCACCTGATCGAACCAGAAACCCAGCCACTCGGCAACCTGAGTGTCGTCGCACGGAACCGAGAAATCCAACCGGGCCGCCTCGCGATCCTCCCAAACCGGGAACCCGTTAGGATCGGGAACCAGCACTTTCACATACTTCGGGGGAATACCGAGCAAACGGCGAAACACCCCTCTCGGAGAGGGCTGCATCTCGTACCGAAACCGCTCCCCGTAATGATTCGGCAGACGATACCCGCCGCGCTGGACGAGAAACCTCCCCAACGCCCTCGGCGTATCGCCGTAGACCACAACCTCGCACAACCTGTCCTCGCTCATTGCAACTCCTCCTGCGCTGGCGCAGATTTACCGTTTTCGTTCTTACCGTTCCTCTTCCCGTGCCCCCGCCTCTTCCACAACCCCTCGGCCATCGCGTGAAGCAGGTTACCGTTCCCCTTCAGCCATTCGAGGTTCGAGAGGCGAGTGTTGTCCTTGTTCCCGTCCTTGTGGTTGACGACGATATACTGATCGGGGTGATCGAGCTCCGGGGCGGGAAGGAACGTCTCGGCAACCAGCACATGACATCCCACCTTGCGCTCCCTCCCGCTGTCCCGGAGTGTCCAGTAGGGGTATCCGTTCCCCGACTTCCATCGTTTGAGCTCCTTGATCTTCCCGTTCTTGTACTGCTTCCACAGATGCCCGTGATCGCTCACGTAGTACCTCGGCCAGTCCTTCACCGACCGGAAGGTCACCGTCAGATCACTCATCGTTCACCATCCTGAGCAACACATCCCCATGACAGGGCTTCGGAGCGCACCAGCAACCCAACACCTTCCCCCGCAACTCCGAGAGCGAAGCCATCAACTCGGGCTGGGTCTTGACCCACTCTTCATACTTCTCGATCACCTCCCGGCGGGTACCGTCCTTGCCAATCTCGAAGGGATTCCCCCACTTCGAGGAGCGACCAATGTAAACGTCGTAATCGTCTCGTTTGCAATGAACAACGCGCATCCCGATCACCCCTTCAAAAACCACCAGAACCGTTGTCTCGCCTCAGCAACGTGGGCCTTCCACCGCGCAATCACATCCGCGTTCTCCCCATCGCACTTCTCGCAAACCGTCACGTTTACCGTATCACCACTGTACACCCACCTCCATTGATCCCCCGGCTGAAAACGATGTCCGCACAGCATACAGCGAAACCGCTCCCCGTTCGGAGCACCACCCCACGAGAGGGTACATTCCTCGGCAGTCGCAATCCGTGGCTTCTGATCGGTGAAACTCATAATGGCTCCCTCGACGGATTGACCAACGACTCCGACCCGTCCAACTCCCGCGCCCGCCCGTTCTTAATCGCCGTCAATGCCGCCTCGGCGACCTTCGACCTGTCCTCAAGGATTTCGCCGTTCTCTCCTCCCCCGCAGCATTTGAATACCTGAACCAGCACCACCTCCTCGGGCAACCCGGCAGGGAGATCGTCGCCCTTGAACTCCTCCTCCATATCCGAGCAATCACCGTACCCCTCATGCCAATCGTCGTGGCAGCTGGAGCAACACCTCCAGCCCCACTTCTCGAAATCACTGCAATAGAGGCGGACATACTTGCTCAAGTTATATCCTCCGGGCCGTCGCGTTTGGCTTCCTTCTCCCACACCATCAGGAGGAACGCACCCATCCGGCGAACCTCTTCGAGGGTCTGAACCTCCAATGCCAACGACTCCCCCTGAAAGAAGGCGAAGTGATCCCCTGCCGGATTGCACTCTGCCGACAGGGAATCGTCCTTGGTCTTGTAGAACATCGCCATCGGAGCCTCTTCGATCTCCTCACGCTCGAAGGAAATCGGCTCCGGTTCGGGTGTCTTCTTCTTCGCCGTCATCGGACTACTCGTCGTCCTTACACGCCGCCATGTTCCGCTCGACCGCCGAAATCGCCGCGACGCCGATGCGGGTCTGCGCCTCTTCCCGCGCCAACTGCCCTTCGAGGGCGGCGCGGGCGATCAGGACCACGTAGTTATCGGTGGACACCTCGGCCAGCGAACGGAGATCGTCTTCCGACCACAGCCGGAAAGGCACGTGCTCCACGGCCCACCCCACCGCGTTCCGCCGTTCCTCGAAGAGAGCCTTCAGGGAAACGAACCGGTGGATCGTCGCCACCTCCGAGCACCCCCGAGACGCCCCGCACTCGGAAGCGATCTTCTTGATGCGGCGGTGCCACTCCATATCATCGGCGTGAAACGCCCAATCGTGATTCTGCTCTTCGTTCATTCGTTACTCCTTTTCATAATCCAGATTCGTAACCGTAATCGGAAACGGCCCCTCGACAACCGAAGGCCGTGGCCGACGATCCAGCCTCGTAACTTTTCGATTCCGCTTCCCGTAAACAAACTCGGTGAAATAGATACTACCGGGAACGATCTGCCTCATCGGTTGAACACTGACCAGCTCCCGCGCACGTAGATCAGGTAACGCCGCCCGAACCAGTGAAAACGCCAAACGGCGAAACGTACCCCGGTCAAAAACCGGAGAATCGAGACTCGTTACCGGCGACACCCTGATCCCCACCTCCTCGTAGAACTCCGCATTCTGAGGGGTGATCGAGAAGTCCATCGAAATCGACTCCGGCACGATCCTCGGCGCGACATCCACCTTGATCCGCTTCGGATAATTCTCGATGTCCACCTCACGGACATGCACACCGGGGCGAGACGGCCTCGGCGACCCCGAAAACACGTTGTCGTAAAACGCCTGCAACCGCGCCCGCGCCGTCTCGTTATCCGTTTCGTCGAAAATCAAATGATCGTTGGCATTCTTCACCACACCTTTAGCATGATGAAGTAACCGGCGGACGTTCACTCGATCAAGGGTCGTCACGGGGCTAGAATCAAACCGCGTAACAGGCCGCACAATCCGGTCTCTCCGAACACCCAGCTGCGGAATGTCCGCCTCGTCCAGTATCGCCGACGACGCCTGAAAGAAACGCGGCTCGACCGTCTTCACCCCATACCACTCGGCGAACGACCACATCTTCCGCGCCTGACGCTGAGCACCCGGCGACAGGCCGCTCCGCTGATCCAGACACGTCGGAAACCCCCGGCGGTGGGGACGCCCCGGAACGCCGAACTCCTCGATGAGCTCCCGCTCGCTTCCGATGAACTTCGGGGGTCGGAACACCGGCACGTAAGGGGCCACGAAGTACCCCGGATCGCGAGAAGCCTCTTTCCGAAAGTCAAACTTCGTAACCGGTCGGCACTGAATCCCCAGCCGCAAGCTCTCGGACAGCGCAGCGGGAAGACCATCAAAACTCGCCTCGATGTCCTCAGCCGACTCTACGGTCCACTCCGCTCGCAGTCGATTCTTGTGAATCTGCGACTGGATCGCCCGAGAAATTCCGATGCCCTTGTAGACCGGCTCCGACCGAACCTCGATCAGCTCCGTCGCATCGCCGGAGATATTGACCTCGCCGGTATCGAGGTTGACGTAGGCTTCGCTCACCACACCCTCCTTCGCTTTTCGACATAATCGCCGTCGCATAAACGAAATTCTTTATTCCATTTCCAGCCGCGACGCTGTTTACCGATCCGAAAAAATCGAATACGACCGAGCACTTCGCCATCTTCCCAATAATCGGTAGCCAAGTAATACCCGATCTTCGATAGCCACGGATTCACCATAAGCTTGATGAGCGAACGATGCGCGACGATCTTGCCCGTCCGGTCCCGAACCACCCCGAGCGTATGCACATGGGACCACCCGCCTGTATAGCGATACATCGCCACCGCGACAACGGCGAAGAACCCCAACGCCGCAATATCACGCCAACTACTCGCCATCGTTCTTCCTCCTATCCTTCTTCGGCTTCTTGCACTTACCGGCGGTCTCCGCACCCTGCATCTGAGAGACGCCGCGAACGGTAAATATCGGAAGCGGCCTATACACCGCCCGCACGTCCTTCTTCCTTCCCATCAGACTCTCCTTTTAATTTTCGGTCGATCTTCCACTTGATCGGCAGGGTAGCCAGCCAAACCGCCTTGTACCAGAGCCAGCGACCGACCCACGCCGTGCGAGCCATCCCGTAGCGATCCTCGATGTGGAGCATCTTCCGGTTCCACCACACCTGAAACAGCATAAATGCTGTATTAAACTTTTTCCTCATCTTCCTGCTCCAGCCCCGCCTTGCGCTTCATCCGTCCAAGCTGAGCATTAAGCACAGCCCCCGAGCTTCGGATCGACTCAATCGTTGGGGACGGCGGACCGCCACTCTTCGCCAGCTTCGCCATCGCCACAGCCCACGCCTCGTGCAGCTCGGGGGAGACCCCGAAGCGACCCGAGGCGATCCGAATGATGAAAAAGTGCGCGAGCTCGTGGTACACGTAATCGTCCGACAGGTCGCAGAGATAGATTCTGATCGGCCCATCGCTGCTCGGGACCGTCATGCCGTACATGTCGTAGTGCCCGAGCGGGTTACCGAAATTCAGATTCAGCCAACCCCGACCGACGAGGTTGATCTCGACCCCTTCGTACTTGACCATCGTATGACCGTAGGCTGCCATCCGGGTTGCGTGGATGAACCGCTCGAAGAGGATGTCGAGACGTTTGATGTACTTCTCCTTCATCCCCTGCGGGTACTTCACGGTGAAATAACGGGTCTTCATCGTCTCGGTCACCTCGCCGTTCGGAACCGCCCGCTCGATGCCGAAGACCTCCTTGAACCATTCCCAAACCCTCATCGCTTCGTCTCCCGGTCCACCTCGGAAAAGAACAGCCGCAGCAGCTCGGTCACCGCATCCTCTCCGAACTCCCACATCTGCGCCTCGGCCTCGCGGCTCCAATTCGCCCGCAGTCCCCGGCCCTGCATCTGACCCAACAGCGCATCCACCTTATCGTTTTTCTTCCCCATCACCGCTGACGAGAACTCGGCCTTCCACACCCCGATGTCGAACGCCTCGACATTCACCGCCGGATTCGGCTCCGGAGCCGTCTCCCCGGCGACACGTTCCAACCCCGCGATGTTCACCGCCGGGATCGAACCGCACTTCGGGCACAGCAGCGTCCCGACATCATCGCCACATCCGGCGCAGGACACAACCCGCGCCACCGTACCGCACTGCGGACACTTAGCGTGCATGATAAGCTCCTATAATCGACTCGATAGCCTGCATCTGATCCGCCGTCGGCATCGCAGTCTTCGGCCACGTGAATAACTTCGGGGGATGCCCCTCGTAAGGCAACCCAACCGGAACGACCATCTGATCGGCCTTCGCCGCATGGTACAGGCGACGAAGGTTCTCGCGCAGCGCGGTCTCCAAACAATCCGCATCCCATGTGAAATTCTGGACCGCAGTAGAAAACGAAATCGAGACCACCACACGTACCTTGCCACACAGGTCCGAAATCAGAATTTGTAAAGGGCGAAACCACATAATCGCATCCAAGAGCTGTTGGGGAGAAACCTTGCCCTGCTCCTCCAATTCCCCTATAGACTTTTTGACCCAACTATCGAGATGTTTGAGGTAGTCGCGGGTATCGGATGGAGTGAAGACCGGGGCGTAATCCACACACACCAGTCGGTTACCGATGTACCCGTAGTTATCCGGATTCTCGTCCTGCGCTACCGGAACGTCGGCGAAGAACTCCCGAACCCCGATCTCCTCCACCTCGGACTCGGAATGGAGAACACGATCCACCCTCCGCATCACGAGAAAAAGACCAAGAGGAGCGCAGAACAAAACCGGGCACAGCCTCTCGTCAAAGCCCGACCACAGCCGTTCGTCCATGTTCGCAACCATCCCGAGGCAGAAGCGTCTCCAGCCATGACCGAGATGGGGAAGCTTAATTGCCCATCGGCCAACAAGGATTACAACCCTCGATGCACCGCTCGTAATCTTCATCCCTTGTCCTCTTTTTTCATCCGCCGCTCTTTTGCATCTTCGGCTGACGAGATATGCCACTCGCAATCCCCGTGCGCCGGGCAGTACCCTTCGCCGTCCTCCCCGCCCGGCTCGGGGCAGGGAACCTTGTATCCCGCCTCGCAGTGTATGATCGAGTCGCCGCAGCAACACGCCATCAGATCGTCGATCTCGCACCCACATTCCTCCCCGGCCAGACCGTCGTAATCGTTCTCGATCAGATACGCCTCGACAATCTCTTTCACGCTAGGCATCGCTGACTCCCTTCGTCCTCTCGGCCAGCAACCCCCTTCTGATCTCGGCACGATTGATCGGCGCGTCCGGATCGAGCTGCGGCTCGATCTCTCCGTGACTCGGCCAGAACCCTTCTCGGTCCGGGGTCCGGGAGGTAGGCGGATGAGGGTCGGCAGCAGCGTCGGGTGGGGGTTGGGAACCCGACGCTGAAGAGGGTGTGCCGTTTTTATCCGCCCACCTCCCGGCCTTGATGAGCTTCTTCAAACCCCGGCCTTGACGCGGACCTTGAAACCAACCCTTGTACGGCCAGAAGTGAAACTTATGGCCCTGCATCGTTCGGACCTCGAAGCTCTTGTCGTCGGGACCGGCCCCCACACGCCACCCCAGCTCTTCGAGCTCGCGCTTGGCGTTCTGCATCCGGCCATCCTCTTTCCGGCCCCGCCGCTGCCTCGCCTCACGGCGCATGAACCGGAAATCGTCTCCCATATCCCCCACGGCTACTTCCCAACCCCGAGATGTTCGGCGACGATCCCCGCAAGCGCATCCGCGACGACCTGCTCCTTCGGTCGTTTATCGAAGAAGCTGATGTACTCCAAATGCTTCTCGGCCTTCGGGGAAAGGACCAGACCTTGCGTCTGCTCACGAGCGCACAGCACGCAGGTCTCCTCACGGGTTTCCGGATGCCGGAAGGCCACCCACCCCTGCGACTCGCTGCGGTGATAACGCAGATGATGAAACGAATGCTTACCGTGGCGGCAGCATTCCGCTTTCGCCCAAAACAGCTCCAAGTCGGGGGAGATGCCGTACTCTTCGTAGATCGCCGCAATCGTCTCGGCGTCTATCATCCCCGCCTTTTCACGGCTATCCCCGGCCACCTCCCGCAGACAGAAAACGCACATCCGAGCACTCAGGTAGTAAACCGAACGCTCGCCGAAACGATGCGACTCATCGTCGCAAGGAATATCGTAGACCAGCTTCGTCCCCTTCTTGACCCAATCGAGCTCGGGGGGATACTCACTCCGGCGGATCACCTCCTCGCTCATCGGCTGCGACTTGGGGATCGCTTTCCCCTTCGGGTTCGTCCGTAACGGTGTCGGTTTCGCTGTCTCCATTTTTCGGTTCCTTCTTGCAAGTCATGTGTAACGTGAATGGTTCCACGGTCTCGATCCCACTGTCCTTGACCGAGACCGGGTACATCGAATCAGGGTCGATCCATTCCCGGATCAGCAGCTCCCGGATGCACGAGGGCCGCCCGCATGTCGTATACTCCAGACCACCGGAACGCCGAAGAACCACCCGGTTACCGGATGCGAGGATCGGCATCCCACAGATTTCGCACCGCTCGGGACAGAGAGCCATTTTCAGCGTCTCCAACCACCTCAGAAGGCTCCGAGGTAGGGCCAAGCCCTCCGGACCGCTCACGGCCCCGCTCCTTTGCGATTTTGGGGTCATTTGGACTTCTTCCGGGGTGCCCGAGGCACCTGTCCGGTGCCGTTGCAGATTCGGCAGCACGCGAGGGGCCGCTCCCAGCCCTTACCCGGAACGAAGGTCTGCTTCTGGGGGTCCGGCTCCCGGCCAGTCCCCTTACAGGTCGGACACTTCTTTTTCAACGCTGTTCCCACTCGAACTCCTCCTCTCCGGTAACGACCGCCTCGTGAAGCGGCCCGTCTTGGAGATTGTTCTGATCCCACACCCACTTCGTGACGTACCCCGAGAAACGATCCCCCTCGATCCGCACGTCTTCCGTCTGCGACTTCGGAACCCACGTCGCCCGGCCCTCCTCCCGGTCCACGTCGTCGGCCTTACCGCCCTCGATCCCAATCAAGTAGGCCAGCGGCGACTCGTAGAACAGGTGAGCGTCAGTCACTTCCCAATATGCTTTCATCCTCGGCAAGGTATCCTCCTATCCGTATGCGTAGCCATCGATTTTAATGTGGACCAGCGGAATGTGGTGAAGCCGGTGATCGTCGATCTTGAAAATTCGCCCACAAGGTTCGATGCTCCCCGTCGGAAGACCCGACAGCAGCGAATCGTTCACCGGCCAGACCTCGCAACCGATGCACCCCTGATGAAGCTCCCCAAGTCCGGGAAGCAAGGGGAACGGCCCGAAGACGCCGACACAACGAACCCCCAGCGGAGATTGGTGGTCTTCCGTGGGGTCCGAATTGTGTATCGCGATCCCGGCAAACGTGGTATGCTCCACACCGCGCCAGTAAGGCACATACGCCCCGGTCCCGATATAGCGACCGACGAGGTTCCCCTGAAAAATCTGAACACCCTCGCGGACGTAACCCGAGGAGTGCGACCCCGCTTCCCACTTCCGCTCCTGACCGGCCTTCGCCGGTTCGGGCATGAACACCGCATCGGGGTCCATCGGCCCGTTGACCAGCTCCGTTTCGAGTAGACATCGGTTGGAAGGAATCGGGAGGCGTTCGTGATTGTTGCCCTGTATCGTATGTATCGTACCGCACTTGAACTGGCGACCGAACAGGCGCGAGGCCACCGCCACTCCCGCACCGCACAGCGGGCATCGCTCGGAAGGTTGATCGTCGAAAGGATTCATTGCAAGGCTCCTTCGTTGTTGAAAAACGTACTCCTATTATACACCGATTCAAGTACGTGTCAAGGCTTTTCTTCCTCCCCCCGAAACTCGAAGAATCCAGTCATCTCGGGGTGGTTTCTAATTAGCAACTTCGCATATCGCCGGACCATCGTATTGCTGATCTTGAAACGGCCCGGACCATGGAGATCGGTATGCCAGCGGATCACGTGCATAATCGCCCGCGCACTGTACCTCTTCCTCCCGGTGTTCCACATCTCCAACGCCAGCCGCTCGAACTCCCGATAGATTTCGGGACGCCGATGATGATACATCGCGAAGGCCACATCGTGCTTTTCCGAGCCGACGCCGGGAATATAGACGCTGACCAGATTCCCCTCTTCCTCCATCGTTTCGATCATGTGGGCGGTCCCTTTACTCTTCCCGTCCCAGATCGCAATCAGACAATTCGCGTACTGCGCCATCTCTTCATTGCGGATGAAACCCGCCCGCTTTCCGTAGGTATCCCAATCCGCATGGAACACCGTAACGGGTATCCGGCACTTCACCGCCCACTGCGCCCCGAGGCGATCCACACCCCGCGCACCACCGCACACCACTTCGAGGATTGGGTGAACCAGACGCGCCGACTCCACCGCCTCGCCGACAACAGACAAGTCCGTGATCGAGCGGCTACCGGCAATGATCGCCTTGTACCCCCATCGGTTCGGATGCTCGAAGCGCGACGGGATCACACCTAATGGGTCTTGTGGGTTTTCCATTCTTCCAAAAACTTCTCGACTGACTCGACCATCTCATTGTCGTGCGACGATGCAAGGAAATCGCGGGCGATGTTTTCGATCAGATGCTCCAAGTAAGCCTCGTCCTTCATTGTCTGTAACATCTCCGGTCGGATTACGTGCCGGATCGCCAAACCTCTACCTCGGGTTGGCTGAATCGTCACCTCCCACGGAGACCACGGATCGGGAACCCCGTCCGGGTTTACCCGAGACATGTGCGGAGAAGGCCCAACACGAATCTCGTACCCCTTCCGCAGCAACCAGCCAACGAAGCTGGCGAAACCAATCGGGTGACGCTTAACGCTCAAAACTTCTTCCCATGCTTGTACGGACGGGTCCGGTTATACTTCATCTTCTCCAGCAACGCCTCGGCGACCCTCCACCCTCGGGAGTGCGTGAAGTCCAGCAGCCGAATAATCGCGTCGGCCACCTCCTCCTCGATCCCGTGGAACTCGGGAATTTTGTCCGAAGCCACATCGAGACGCAACGCTTCCAAACCTTCGGCGAGCTCGCTGACAACCAGCATCAGCATCTCCCCGTCGTTGCGCTCCTCTTCCCACCACCCCTTCTGGACGGCGTTCTCGTGGATCATCAAGGAAACCTTATTTGTCACATCGACAAACTTTTCAGCCAGCTCGGGATCGGGCAGGAGATCGTCCTGACCGGCATCCAAGCAGGGCTTAACCGGCTTGCCGAGCTCGCGCCGTTGCTTCTGATCCTCGACGGCTTTCGCATAGTCCCCCGTCTTGTGAATCATCACAACCAGACACGTCGAGCAGTAGTGCCGAATCGTATCGTAAGCGGGATTGTGGTAGGCACCTTGCGGCTCCTCCCCCTCCTTCCGGCTGTTCACCGAAAAGCGAATATCGAAATCCAGACCGGAGATGACCTGAACCGGAATAGGGTCTCCGGGAACCGCATCCCCAATTTCGCAGCCGCAGCGGTTGCAGTGAATCTTAATCGACATTGTGAGCTCCTTGTTCCGTAAAGATAATTCCGCAGTGATCGAACAAAACCTTTTCCAGCCGCTCGATGATCGGAGACGTTCTCGGGAAGTTGTAACCGAGAACCATCTGCTTCCGTAGGTCCATCAGGTCACCAGCCAACGTCCCTTCGGGGGGAACCAGCATGATCCTCCCGACAATATCTTCCAACCGGGCAACCCGCTCTTCGAGTCCTCCCCGTGGCTCGGCCTTCGGAGCCGCAGGTTTTTCAGGCTCAGTAATATCGGCAGGTTGAGACACCGTATTTTTCCACCGGACAACGACGTTCCTCCCATCGTACCCCTTCTCGATCTTACCGTCGCCCTCCAACTTCCGGATAACATGAGAAACCTGATTGGAGGAAAGGTCGAGGTTCCGCCGGATGTCGGCCTGCCGAACCGGATCGGGACGATGCGCAAGGATAATATCCTGTACCGCCAGCTCGATCTCTCCGTGCTTACGGCCCTTCATCGCTTCCCCGCAATCAATTCATACAGCCTCGGAGTGTACGACGTAATCGACCGCCCCGTCGCTATCGTCTTCATCCGACCGCACATCTCACACCACAGGATACGCTGACCCCCTGCCTCTCCGAGATCGAGCATCTTCCGGTCGCCGCATCCACACAGCGCATCCGAGCGAACAAACGGGTCCACGCCGTCTTCCAGATCAGTGATCTCGTAGTTGTCCGGGTCGATCAAGCGCACCGGCTTCCCGAGCCGCCGCGCCAACGCGAGCTCGGCACGCACCCCCTTGGAATCCTCCCATCCCGAAAGAGCAACGATCAGCAGTACATCGCAGAAGGCGATATACTCCTCGTCGAACTGACCCCAAAAACTCCAGTCACCCGGCAACTTCCCGATCACCGCCATTGGATGAGTCATTGAGATCGGAGAGAAGACATTCCACCGATGCGTTTGAATCAGATGAGCCGCCACGCGATTCACCGTCTCAAAAGAGAGCTGCGGGTCAGCTGTGTACGGAATTGCCAGATAGACCCGGAGAAGCGGCGTTGGAGACGCCATCAGACCACCTCCCCCTTCTCCAACAGCTTCCGCATCACCGAAGAAAAGGTCCGAGGCTCCAACCACCCCACCACTTCGGCACGGATCGGAAACTTGGAATTTTCGGTATTCTCAATCACCGCCGGAACGCCGTCCAGAACCGACAAAGTACCTAGGGGTGTCTTCACCGACCAATCCAGCTTCCCCCGAACCGGATAGTGCTCCAGCACGTCCGCCAGTAGATCAATCTTATCCGTGTGAACGTCGAAGCGTAGATGGAAACGACCAGTCGGGGGTTTCCATCTACGCTTCGACGGCTTACGCCCCAACGACTTCAGGCATCGAAACGCCAATTCCAATTCCACCTTGTTCGCAGGGAATACACCGACATTCGTTTCGATACCGTCGAACGCCACCTCCCCCGACGGAAACACGATCCGCGCCAGCGATCCAACTCGGCTGATTTTGATGTCGTGGCCCACGCTTCACCCTCTCTATTTTTCGTAGATGATCCGACCAACCTCACCGAGAACGACGAGGCCGACCAGAATACCGAAAAACACAGCCAGACGGGATAGACCGGCAAGACCGCCCGCGCTAAGCATCGGACTGCGACCTGAGAGGCTTCCGATGTGCCACCCGGCGAAGAACAATGTCTTTCGCGGATACCCGATGAATCTTCATCGGCATCCCGAGGAACAGTACAACGTCCCCCACCTTCGGGGTATGAGTCGGGGGTGCGCTGGGATTCGGATACGTCCGTTTTCCCTGTGGCGGTTTTTGCTCGGCCATCCTTTACTCCTAGTCCAATAAAATCTGCGGGGCCGGTTTTCCGGACTCTTCCTTGTTCGTCGGGCACGAGGGGTTGATACACTTCCGACCCGCAAACCCTCGAACCGCTTCGGCGGCCTCGACCTCACTGTCGTAGCCGTCCACAATAATCTTCCCGCACTTCTCGCAAGCAATGCAGAACGATCCCTGTTTTTTCACATAGTAATTATTCAAGGCGTTCGTCCTCCTTGATCGTCGCCTCGTTCTCCTCCCCACGCCGCAGACTCTCACTCCAATGGAGCTGGCAGTAGTGCGCCATCTTCAGGATTTCCCCGCCCTTCCCTTTCCCATTGAGCATCCTGACCACATACTTCAGGATGTTCCCGAGGAAGAAACTGACCGGAACGAAGCGGGCCACGTCGATCTCGACGGTGCCGGTTTTATACTTGTCGATAGTCGAGGCCCGAATGTACTCCTCCATCTTCGCGGAGAACTGCCGCCACTCCAAGATGCGGGGATGCTCCTCACGCACCCGCAACGGATTCTTCGGGACCGGATGGGTCGCCTTACGCGCCATCGTCAACTACCTTCGACGAGCTTCTGATGCTCGTACTTGTCCTTGACGTTTTCGTTGAGGAACTTCCCGCTGGACGGGGAGAGAGCCAGCCGCATCGCTACCGATTCCACAACCCCGTGGTAAACGTATCGACCGCCGTTGTTGAACACCACCATCAGATCGCCCAGCGGATTGTTCGCTGCCGACTCCGTAGGCTCCCAGCCCACCGAGTCGATATTGGAACTCTGCACTTTAATCATGTCTCGCTCCTCGTCTGTTGATTAACGCTTTGCGCACCTCGACGCACGGATGATCCTCGCACTCGCCCCAACGCACGTCGGGGCTATGGTACTCCCGGTGATATGACTCAGCCATCCACCGCTGAACCTCGTCCGGGCGGATGCCGACATAGGCCGAATCCTGCGGGGGAAACCCCGCAACCTGCGGACGGATGAAACCACGCTCGAAGAGCTCTGCGAACAGGGGACCGAGATCGGTCTTCCCGGCATCTCCACTGAGCATCCCCCGTTCGCCGAGAAGTGCATAGAACTGACGGAGCAGATCGAAACCGAGATCGACCGCATCGGGAGAGATGAATCCGGGTTTGTCGTCGATCCAGATGTCCACGGGATACCCCGCCGCAATCGCCGCCTTCTCTTTATACATCGCCCCGGCGAAAACAGTCGGAATCCGGCTCCCAACCAGCGACCGCACCTCGGCTGCGGGATACGGAGTATCGTCCCGGTCCTCCCGGCCTGTGACCAGCACCGCCGAATGTCCGCGCTCCAGAATCGCGTCAAGGATTCGGTGAAACAGCCCCGGACAGGCGGCAAAGGTGCCGTCGAAGTCGATCCCGAATCGAACCTTTTCCGTCGCTTCGCTCAATGTCTAATCTCCATTTAATACGCCGCACAAGATAAAAACGACTTTCGGGGTGTAGGTTGGTTGGAATCCTGAAGTCCTCCGGACTCGAATACCGCTTACCGTTCGCCAACCCCCACCCGATCCAGTCAGCGATCATCTCGTCCAAATACTTCTCCGGAACCTTCACCCGACCCATCCCCTCCGGAACACCCCACGAAAAATCGTGGTGTTTGTTCCGGCGAAGATGAAGCGAAAAGGCATGGACAAAATCACCCGCAATATCCGGAGACTCCGACCGGCCCCACCAGTACCGCGCATACGGAAAAAACTCGTCAGGGAAGAACTTACTCAAATCGTGAGTAACCCCCCGCCACACCCGACCCATAATCAGGCACTCGATGAAGACATAATACTTATGCCGCAAAATATACAGGAGGTACTTACCGTACTGTACTCTCCCCCCGTTCGGGTCGCTGAGGTGGCTCATGTTTTCTTCCTTTTCCGTTTTGCTTCCGCTCGTCTTCGCGGCGTTCCTTCCGCTTTTCGAGCCGTCGCTTCAGATGCTTCCGTTTCTTTCGGGACAACGCCACAACCTCCATCTGGATCGTAGAAGAGGGCGACCGGATCACAGTCCGTATCGACCACCACATTTGGAATCTGTCCTCGGATCGCCATCCGTAGTATCAGCGCAGCCGCGATGCCGTTATTCGCATACGAGTGATTGCACCGCCTCACCAGCTCCCCCGGAGACAGGGCAGGAACCCGCTTGACGTGCTGACGGACGAGACGCTTCAACTGCGCCCGCCTCGGATCGTTCACCACCCCCATTGCTCACCCTTCTCATCGAGCCAGTCAGCGAAGGCGGCAACCCACCCCTTGCCGATTACGTAACCGATGGGGATACCCGCCAACAGGCCGACGCCCAACGGACCGAAAAGGTATAATATGAAACTATCCATCACTGAACTCCCTCGCTCGGTTTGACAGACATGTTCTGATGATCTGCGCGGGATCGGTCTGACCATCCTCAATCGCCTGCTCGACAGCAGACTTCGCATCGCCCTTCTTCCAACCCAACTTCGCCAGACCCTCAATGGAGTCCCTCGCGATCTCCTGATCCAAGCTCGGAATCGCTTCCGCACTCGCCATCCTCTTCGCGGCATCGCGTAGATCGGTGATAATCCGGTCTCGGGTCTTCTTCCCTGTACCGGCGATCTTCGACCCCGCTCCCGCCGCGATGAAATCAATCACCTGTTGCGCCGACTCGTTCTTCCCGACAATCTTCATCGCTGTCTGGGGGCCGACCCCGCTTACCCGGAGCAAGAGCTGGAATAATCGGTGATCGAGCTCTTCGAGAAAACCGTACAACTTGTACCCCGATCCCTCGCTGAATATCGGATGCACCCGGAAGGAAAGATGGTGATTATACCGGACAGACAAGTACCGCTCGGGAACCTCCAAGCAGAACGTGATCCACTCCGCACCCGCCGGAGTCACCTCAACGGCGTTCGGCTCAACCCACTGATAACGGCCTTCTAACCGAGAGATCACTTTTTCGCTCTCCCCTGCAACAAGAAGACCTTCAGGTCCGCCGATTCCGGCTTCGCGCTCGCCAGACCCCCGGTCGTCGCTTCCTTCATCAACAACCGCAGAATCTTGCTCGCATCGAGGTTAGATTTCGTCTTGATGCGGGTCCGGAGAATCTGCTCCTCGAACTGATCGCGCAGGCCGTCCTCCACCTTGAACGAAACGATCTTCGTCTTCAGGAGCTTCCCCGTCTTCTTGTTCCGAGGCCGGGATGGCTTCTTCTTTTTCTTTACTTGTGGCATCTATACGCCTCCGACAAACATTCCCATATCCCGCAGCGACCCGTTGAACATTGGCGGCAGCGACCCGACAAAAATATGGCCGTACCGCTTCGTGCGAACCCGCTCATCGAGGAGAATGACAACGCCGCGATCCTCGGTAGATCGGATCAGCCGACCCACACCCTGACGAAGAGAGATCGCAGCACGTGGAACTTGATACTGCATAAACGATTTACCCTTACCGGCAATCCGGTCGATCCGCTCCGAACGGGCCTCGTGAATCGGCTCGTTCGGCGGGGAAAAAGGAATCCGGTCGATCAGCACACACGACAGCGATTCGCCGGGAACGTCGATCCCCTCCCAGAACGAAGCCGTCGCCACCAGTACCGACGATGTTTCCTCTCGGAACTGGCGCAGCAGCTCGGTCCGGGTTGTCTCGCCCTGAATCAGAACCGTGTAACCCAGCTCCTCTCGAAGCTGGTCACCGAACCAGCGCATATTCGCGTAGGACGTACACAGGAAGAGAGCCTTACCCCCGGTGTGCTTGATCGCCCGGCACGCCACCTCCAACGCCTTCTCCCGATACCCCTCGGCGTTCGGCTCCGCATCCAACTGAGGAATCACCAGCAGGGCTTGACTCTCGTAATCGAACACCTCATCCAGAATCATCGACTGCGACCAATTCGGAAGCCCGAGCCGCGCCGTCGTGTACGTAAACGAGCGGTCCACGGTCAGCGTCGCCGATGTCAGCACAAACGCCTTGTCATCAGACCACAAGTTGTCTTCGAGAAATTCGTTAATGTTCAAAGGAGTCAGATGCAACTTCACCATCCCCTTCGCATCCTTCTCAACCCACCGCACTACGTTCTCGTCGATGTCAGCCGCAATAGCGTCTACCGCCGAGGCGAGAACGCTGACCCGCTCGATCAGCTTGAACACCGCCGACTCCCCGGTCCCGTCCGGAAACGCCCGAGCGATAGCCCGTTTCAAGCCGCTCACCGCCCCGAGGAAATCGTTGCACACCCCTCGCAGATGCTCCATATCCTCGTTTCCGATCTTCGCGCTGCGGCGGTTACCCAGCCACTTACCGAAGGCAGCGAACATCCGACCTGACAACGCCTGCATCTCCCGGCTAGACCGCGCCCACATGTGAGCCGGTGCGCTCGCGAGATAATGCTCGGCGTCCCGCACGATACCCTTGACCTTGTAGGGGAACAGATCGGTTCCGAGAAACCCACACGCCACGTCTTCGAGGTGGTGAGCTTCGTCAAAAACCACAGCATCGTAGTCAGGCAAAAACCCCTTCTCGGGGTCTTCCAAACGAACGTGAAGATCGGCGAAGAAGAGAGCATGGTTTACGACGATAATGTTTGCTGCCCGAGCCTGTTCCCTAATCATCTTGGTAAAGCTGTCGGCGAACGGACAGGATTGCCCAAGGCAGGTATCCGAACTACTCATCACCCAGCTCAGAAATTCCGCTGTGTCGGGAATGCCCCGCAACTCCTCGCGGTCCCCGGTCTCGGTGTTCTCGGCCCACGTCTTGAACGGCTTCCAGTACCCCAACTCTTCTCGCCGCTCCCACGTCGGAGACTTCTGGAAATCAAGAAATCGTTTACGGCATAAATAATTGCCCTTGCCCTTCAGGATGCAGGCTTTGATGTCACGCCCGATGATCTCTCGGACCAGCGGAATGTCCTTTTCCCAGAGCTGATGCTGAAGAGCCTTGGAGTGAGTGGAGACGATCACCTTCTTCCCTGACAGGACTGCCGGGATCAGGTACGCCAAACTCTTCCCCGTTCCCGTCGGAGCCTCGATGCACGTCACCGACCGCCCCCCTCGAAAACTCTCCAGAATCGAATTGGCAGCACGAAGCTGTCCGGGGCGGAAATGGTACGAATCCATGATCCGCGACATCCGGCCCGCCGGCTCAAAAATATCGCCTAACTCAGACATGCGTTTTCCCTTCTAGGCGCAAGGTTCCAATCGTCACGCAGGTACTATAGCAAACACCGTAGTACGATGTCAAGTCTTCACCGCATCCACCTCGACCCCAGCCAACTCCGTCAGGTTCTCCGAACAGCTCTCCGCATACTTATAGTCAATCTCGATGATCCCCTTCTGACCGGGGTTCTGGTTCAACCAACGCAGCTGGCCCATTAACTTCTTCTGCGACCGCTCGTTGACGTTCAAATCCTTGGGCTTCTTGACGACAATGTTCTCGGTCGGATAGAAACCAACAATAGCGTTCTCCGGAACCCAAAACCGAACACCGTCATACTCGATAAGCCAACCAAGATTGCTCTTCTTGATCGCCTTGCACGGCTTCATCCGAAGAATCTTTTTTCGCTTCATCGTCGTAACGCCTTATCGAGATCAGGACCAGCAAACGCCCGAAGCAGATCAAGGTCTTCCTCGTGCATCTTCCGACCGAGCAGATACTTACGCCGTAGAAAATCCAACCGAGACGAAACAGTATTCACCACAACACCGACCATGAAGACAAACAGGTGGAGTGGAGTCGGGGGTACACTCTCCCCCTCCATAAACGTGACGCGGATCATCCGACACTGAGGGTAGGACAAAAAGATCGTTATCCGATCATCCTCCATCGCCCACTGGTCGATCTCAATCCGGTCGATCTCCCACCTCATTCGATCACCTCACGACTCCGGTGAATGCGACGCCCTCTCAGCTCCTTCCGGATACGCTTCCGGGCCATGTCGCAGTATTCCCTGCTCAGCTCGACCCCGACACACTCTCGACCGTAGGTTCTCGACGCGATGATCGTCGTCCCTGTCCCAACAAACGGATCGAGCACACGACACGGAATCGGATCGTGATCGGAGCAATCGCAGGAGGGAACCCAACCAATCGTCTTCCGGGTCACCTCCCACCCGCGTTCGGGCGGCGGGGATTTCCCCATCCGCTGCTCCGCAAGACTCGACTTCCGCCCTCGGTCGTCCCGCGCCTTCGGGTACGTTTTCTCCATCACCCGCACCCACGCCGCGCCGCACGTCGGGCAGCACCCCACATCCGATGTCGCCGACAGAATCGGATTGACAATCAAGCCTTCCGAGTAAACCGCAAAATGCGCTTCCTTGAACGGGTACGTCGCATGGGTCCATACACTCCGGGGATTACGTCCAGTCGTGTCGTCCGGATCGACCGGGCGGTTAGCCTTATCCTCGACGCGACGACCCCCTTTGAACTTCGACCTCTCCATCTCCTCCCGCACCGCTTCCTGATCGCAAAAGTACGTTCGGCTCGGGGTGAGCATCAAAACATATTCGTGCGACTTCGTAGGACGCCACGACGCCCGCCGGGTGCGAACTTCCCAACCATCCCAACACTCCCCGCAGGAACCATCCTCGCACTTTTCGCATGGAACCTTCTTGCGGTTCTTATCCAGAACGAGCTCGTTCGACCATCCCGACACAGATTCCGGGGTAGGATTCTTTTTGGAGTAAATAATGTCGCACCGTAGATACCACCCATCGGCTTGCAACGCCATCCCCAATCGCCACGGGATTCCGATCAGGTCGCCCGGCTTGATACCGCCCCTCGATCCCTGATCCCAATACGAATCTCCGATAACGATGTAGCAAACCCCGTCCTTCCGCAGCACCCGCCGAACGGACCGCATCACCTCGACGAAGTGCTCCACGAACAAATCAGGAGTAGGCTCCAGTCCAAGAGAACCCTCCCACGCTTCACACTGCTTACAGAAACGACCGAGCCGCATCGAAGAACCCGTAGCCACCTTCCGCGTGATCTGTGGACCCCATTGATGCTTACACTTCGCATCCCCACCCCACACCTGCCGAGGAAGATCGTAGTCACGCAACTGGAAGTACGGCGGACTCGTTACCATGCAGTGAAAATGATGCGGCGGCAGCTTCGACAGCTCCTTCCGAACATCGCCGCAGGCTATCTTCCACCCATCATCGGCCTTAGCCATCGGACCCGACCTGATTCGGGGGATAGTAACCGGCCTGTGCGAGGGCGTGCTCGGGGAGCTGGCGGATCATCTCAGCCAACTCCTCCGGGGTCATTTCGATCTTCGTGCGGCGAACCGACAGCACCCAATTCCCGGTGCGCGTACCGGCTCCTTTCCCGATTCGTTCGAGACTAACCTGTTCCTTCGGCATCGGTTTCTCCGTTATCGGTGGCTGCGGGCATAAGAGAGTCGTAAGCCTGAGCAGCCGCGTTCTCGATAGCTTCAAGGTTGAACGGCGACGCCCGGCGAAGCTCTTCCCGAGCGAGCGAAAACCCGTAAGGTAGCGACTCCAGCGGATGTGCCAGCTTCGGTATTTCCAATTTGAAACGATCCACATCGGTCTTCCCTTCTGAATAGGCCATGATCGCAGCGATCAGGTCGTAGAAGGCGTGGTAAACCACCTGCGCCTCTTCAGCGATCTCCCGCTTCCGGATCGCTTCTCGACGCCGCTGAAGAAGACCCGTCTTCGGCTTCTTATCGCGCCGTGATTTCTTCCCCTTACTCATCGACCCGTTCCCGCTTCGTAAAGATGCCGATCTGTTTGTCGTTGTGGAAGAAGGGGTCGGTCCACTCGATCTCCGAAGGGATTTCCTTGGCCGCTTTGATCGTCTCACGGATGCCGTCGGTCAAATTCGTACAGGAAATCCCCGGATCGGGAACGCCGATCTCAAAACTCTCCCCATCCTCGGGAGTAGTCGGTTGGTGAATCTCTACTCCCGGAAGCAGCTCGACGATCATCTCCGCAACGGCACGGTCACTCCTCACCGTATCCGAGCCGAAGGGACGCACGACCTTCGATCCCACATCCTTCTCCGACAGGAGACTCTTCAGATACCTCGCCGCATCCTCGACGAAAAGATGAACGCCGATGCGATGCGGATCGGCGAGCGTAATCATCCGCTCCTTCACCGCCTGACCAACCATCATATTGATCCCGCGATCCATCCGGAAGCGACAGCTCCTATAGGGGCCGAAGAGCTCGGGCAATTCGACGTAACGAAACACCGCATCCGTAATCTGCCGACCCGAAATACCGTACTCGTAAGCCTCCCGCCGGGCGGTGCAAACCGCGCCGTACACCCCGTCGTCGAACTTACCCATCATATCCCCCACCACGAACACCCGAGGCACCTCGTGGTCAAAAACGGCCCGGAGCATCTGCGAAACCGTCGTCGCGTTCACGTCGAAAAGCATAGCGCGTCCCGATCCCGTTTCCGCAACCCGCCGCGCCGCGCTCGCCCCGTTAATATCAACGAGGTGGTAAACCGCATCGCAATGCTGCAAATTTCGATACCACTGTTCGACCAGACGAACATCCATCGGGAGGGGGAAGAAATTCTTCGACCCGTGCCACGCCGCACCGCTCGGCACCGACATGTAGTGACCCGCATCCATCCCGACGACAGTGTGACCCGCTTCGAGGAGCATCCGCGTCAACGCAGACCCCAAGTACCCTTGCCAACCAGCAACAACAACTCTCATTGGACCGACCTCCCGATGAACTGATGGTTTATCTTACGCAGTAAATAATCGCTTGGTTTATACCGGACAACAAAACGATCCGGCATCTCAACGACATTCCCATCCAGATTGCTTCTCATCCGCCGACCGCGCCGCCGGACAGGGGTAAATTTTCCGAAACACCGTATCCCAACCGCCCGGCCAAGAACAAGCGAACGGCTGATCTCCTCGAAGGTAGCCTTGAACACCACCCGTACAACGTCGCGGTCAACCCCGGAGCGAGCCGCGATGCGGCGAACCAGCCCCTTGTTCCAATCGACACCTCCATCAATTTTGACCACTGAATACCTCCTGCAACTGCCCCACAACCGGATCGGGACGCTCCTCGATCAGGCCGGGGTCGGGACCGGAAACCTGCACCGTAGGAACCGCCGACGGTTTCAACGCAGCGGCGGCCTCGGGAGAATTGAGTGCGCTGAATACACAGCCACACAACGCATCGGAAACATCCTTCGATTTCGTCGGCGGATGATCCACCTTCACCTTCTTCAGGTTTCCGGTAAAGAACCGCTCCAGACTCGATAACTCATCGAGCAGCACATCGTGCTTCGGATACTCGATACGCAATTCGAGGATCGCCTGCTTCAGCGTCTCGTAGGGGTCCATCGTCCGGTCCACGCTTTGCAGGGACGTATTAAAACCCTCCTTCGCCAACTTCTGCAACGAATGCGCCGATTGAAAACCATCGTAGGTCACAAGTTGAATCGGCAACCCCGAGTCGCGAAGGTAGTGAATGAACTCGATGATCCGGTCGTAGTCGATCTCGGCATACTGCGTGTTTACAACCCGCGCCACGAAATCGACGTGAACCCGATAATCTCGGGTATCGTACTTATGGCCGTACTGGTCGTACCGTGTCACCGTACTTACATCGCTTAGGCAGCAACACGCGATTCCCGCCGCATCGTTGTTCAGCGCAAGGTCCACGTGAATAAACCTCAACGACATCGGGTGGTCACGAACCGCCCACCGATCCCTCACCTTGTCCCGCAGAACGAATACCTCGTTCCGCTTGAAGTCGAGAATCAAATTATTCTTGTCGTCGTCCGTCCCGAGCAACACCGTCGGGTGAGTAAACGGATTCTGCCGAACTTCTGAAACGCACCCTTGAATCCGATCCCGCCGATAGATGTACGAATTATACCCGTAGGTCGATACCCCACCGATGTCGCGGATCGAACCCTCCAAATCAGACTCGAACAGCGGCCACAACGACACGGGCGGGCAAATCAACTGACAGTCTTCCGGAACCGACTGCGGCTTCCGTTTGTGCATCGAAGATCGCCGCGTCTGCGAACCGACCACCACATAAAACCGCCGCTCCTTCTTCAAGTCCTCCCGCACATCCCACAGCGAATAATCACTGACATGGACATTCGCCTCGCCCTCGTGCTCCCGGCGGTGAGTGGTCAACCACGCCGATTCATCCCTCTTCTGCGACAACAGGCATAGTAAACCTCGGGGTCCGCCCTTCCCGTGAAAGCGCGAAACGATCCTGCCGCGCACCTCCTTGTAGGTCTCCTGAATCACCGGACCGGCGGCTCCCATCTTCGAGAAATTGGCCTCGTCCAACAGCCCCCCGTACACCGCCTGACCCAGCGCATGTGTCGCCGTACTCCCGACGGTGAAAACCAGATTCTTCGGAAGCTTTCCGTACCTCGCGTTCGGATGTCGTGTCATAATCCGCTTGAAGTACCGAGACCGCTGCATCGTCTCGCGTATCCGATGAAACGCCACCGAATCGGACAGGCGAATCGTGATATTGAAAAGTATAATTGCGATCTGGGTGTCCGGAGTAAGACCGAACATGTGCTGAGGATTGCGGATCATCGTCAGAGAATAGATTTTGTAGAGCTGCGCCACCACCGCCGCCGTGGTCTTCCCGGTTCCAATCGCACCCTCGATGATCCACTCGCGGATGTCGTTCGCCGGGTCGCACACGTAGCGCAGCTCATCTCGCCAGATCGGCCAGATGTCGTCACGCATCCCCATATAATCGTCGCTCTCGATAAAAGTGTCGATGTCAACCGGCTTCGTTTCGTAGTCCTCCTCCCACGTGCTCGCCAGTAAGGGAGAATGCGCCTTCTCCTTCAACTCTTGTATGATATTGAGGATCAACTCACGCTCGGGGCGGGAGTACACGTCCAACACAGCAAGGTTCCCCCGCTCCAGCTCATCCCATATCGAGCGGATTCCAAGAGCAGTGTCCGGACTGAATTGCGCAGGAGCGAACATTATTTACTCTCCCTTTTCTTCTGGGGAAGACGTTTGCGTTTATTGACCGCCTTCTTCCGCTTCGCCGCCTTCTGTTTCTTCTTCTTCTTCTTCTTCGGTGGCGTGGAAGACTGAGGGGAAACAGGTTTCGGGGCGGGTGTAACATCAACGACATCCGCCATCTCGAACAGTCTGCGAACCCGCTCTCGCCCCTGCGCCCCGAGCTCTTGCATTTTGACCAACTGATCCTGCATGGTCCGCCCGCTAATACCCGCAGCCAACTCTCGTGGGTCGCCAAGAGCATCAGGGTTCCGCGACGCACCGTCGAGCATCTTCTGAAGATTGGCGACGCTGTTCTGGATATTCCCGTTGTACTCCTTGGCTAACATAATCAGCTCTTCGGTCGTGCTGTTCCTGATCCGTTCCTCGTCGAACAGCTCCGCCTCCACACTCATCAGCGCACGGAAGACACGAACGATTCGCTCCTGACTCACCGATCCGTAGGCCATCAGGAATGTTCGCGCCTTCTCCTCGAAGTGCGACACCGATTCGCGGATCACGGTCAATGCCAAACCCGGATCGGGGTTTTCCGCGTGCAACACCTCGACAAGCGGGGCCAGCAGGCGGTCTACCTGCTCCGTCCGCTCGTGATAAGTCGGCGGCTTCGGTTCTTCAGGCCGACCGCGCATCGAACTCCAACCCATCTAAGTCGAACTCCAACCCGTCTAAGTCGATAACTCCACCCAACACCGCCGCCACATCCCGGTAGATCATCCCTAACCGCTGAGGGGTCAAGCCGTATTGCTCGGACAGAGCCTTTCGCACTTCAGGATTGTCCTCCTTAGTTAATGCAGCGAATATAAGAATATCGCGGTAAGCCTGTTGCAACTCCTCGAAGCGAGGGATCGGGAACACCGCCCCCTCGCGGCTGGTCAAGGACATCCCCCCGAAACGGAAGAGAAAATCCGCGAACCGCTCAGTCCCGATACACTCATGGAGAAGGGGAAGAACACCGATCTTGTCGTTCAGTAGCATCAGCAGGTTCGCCCCGTCGATCCGTACTCCATCTTTCGTCACCATAGAAATCGGTCTCCCGCCCACCCCCTCAGATCGTAGATTTTCGCGCTCAGCAATACGCCACAAAATCCGGCAGTACGCCGCGATGCGGGCAGCCCCCCGAGGCGATAGTCCGTAAATCGTCTGCAACCCGTGTAGGGGACTCCACTCCCCGCCGACAATCGAGTCGAGAACATAGAGGCACGCCTCACGTCCTTGACCTTGAAGCGCAACCCGATCCGCCGCCCTCGCCCGGATGTCCCGCGTCCGGTATTGCCGGTCCAGCTCCCGGTCAACCTGTTCCTGACCCCCGCGCACCGCACAGTGAATCCCCTCCGAAAGCTCTTCGTGGACCTCGATCCTTGTAATTTTTGATCTCTCGCGCTCCATCGCCCCGACGATAAACTGCTCAATATAGGAAACAAACGCTGAGGGGTTAGTGGCCCTCGCCTTGGAACTACCCCTCCGCACCAGCAAAACAAACTCCGTGATCCCTGCCGAGAACAAGTCCTCCCGGTCCGCCGGGTCGTAGTACCTGTAGTCGTGGTTGACAAGATACCGAACAAAGGGCATAACCTCCATCACTAGACGGGAAAGGGCCACCGGCTTCCCGCGATTTCCTACAGCGCGATAGTCCTTGAACGCTGAAAAAATCTTGTCCCGATCAAACCGTTTCCTTACGTTCGTCGTGTCGGACATGCTGCCTCACATTCTTCCATGAATGAGTCCAGCGGGATACGATCTCCGGTCGTGTCAAGAATGCCTGCTTCCATGCTGGCCTCTTCGATCACGACATGAATCAGAAACCCGTCTCCCGACCCGCGTGGTCGTACTCTCTTGTAGGGATGAAACTCCAGAACCTCGGAGTCGTCAGATTGAATATATCCGAGGATCGAGTCCTCGGTCAACTTAATGAAATTCGACAAGTCCTCCTTCCGGAGCCTGCCGTTTTTGTAGAACATCGCGTGTTGGGGAAGCCAGAAGATGTAGGTCACACAGTAGAAGGGGAAATGGGGGCGGTCGAGCTTGCGGAGCGAATCTTCGACCCACATCGCCTGCTCGACCGCCTTCGAGAAACCAGATGCCGCTTTCGACTTCCGCCGACCAACAACCTTCCCTTCCCGATCTCGTTTATCCGGGTAAGCGTTGTTGAGCGAAATCGGTCTCAACTCAAAACGATATGTCCGTCTCGTGGAATCCATTCCATTCTCCGGGTCTCCAGTCCCTAATCATAATACCAAACACATACGCCAGTCAAGCCGCAAGGGCGGAAACGCCGTTCGACTTCACCACCGAAACACGATCAGGCACAAGACCACGCAGGAACGAGTGCTGCGTTACCAAAAAAACCGACAACCCTTCGTCGGCCTTCATCCGCAACACATCGGCCAATGCTTCCATCCCGGTCCGGTCGAGCTTGTCGTCGATCTCGTCGCAGACCAGAATGTTCGTTGTCAACCCGGTCGATACCCGCGCCAGCGCATTGAGAGCCAACTGGACAACCAGATCGGCCCGGCGTCGCTCCCCGGACGAACAGGCCAGATACGACTTCCCCGAAGTCAGCTCGACGGTGATCTTGTCGGTCGTCGTCTTGTCCTTCAGCTCGGTCTGCGAGTGGATCACCACCGCATCCTTCCCGATCAGCACATCCGAGTATTCGGCCAGCCGGACATTCAGGAACTCCACCGCTCCGGAAAGGAGACGCGCCCGGATACCCGTCGGAGAGAACAAACCGGCCACGATCTGCGACCGCTTCTCCTCCACCTCGGCGACCCGCTTCCGGTCCCCGGCCTTGCAACGCCGCTTATGGGCCTCTCGAACCTCCTCCTTCAGATGCTCCATCCGACTCTCAGCCGACCGGATGGACTCCCGAATCGACTGCTCCTCCTCGCCAATCTCCGCAATCCGAGACGCACAGTCCTTCACCAGCCGCCCCAACTGATCCAAGGCAGCCTCGGCCCCGGAAACCTCCTCCATCGCCTCAGCGAGCCGATCTGACCCCTCCTCGGCGGTGTTTTCGGCATCCCTGACGGACTTATCGGCTTGCGAGATCAGTTTTTGAGCCGCTTTGACCTTCTCATCGAGGTTTTCGCGGGGTTCCACCACCTCGACCTTGATCCGGTCCTTGATGGTCTGGATCGCCTGCTCCTCCTCCTTCCACGCCGCGTTGTTCCTCGCGATCTCCTGCTCGGTGGACTCCACGTCCCGCTTGATCCGCTCAACTTCGGCGTCGAGCTGCTCCGTGGTCTGCGGCTTCTCCGCATCCTCGGTCAACCCGGCTTCCCGATGCAGATCGTGGGCCTCGTTGAGGGGCTGAAAGCACGTCGGGCACTTCCCACCCTCGATCATCTTCCGGGCCTTCTCCTGCCGCTCGGCCAGAGCCTTGTTCGCTGTCTCGATCCGAACAACCTCCTCGCGCAGCCCATGAATCCTCAGTCGCAGATCGCCAGCCCGCTCTTGTAGATCGTTCTCTGTAACATCCAACTCCCGCTGCACCTGCTTATGCGTCTCGATCTCCGCTTTGAGCTCTTCCTCCCGCTTGGACAGCGGACCGTATTCGAGCCTGTACTCCTCTTCCCTCTTTCGGAGATCGCTCGCCAGACCCCGCAGCCGCTCGACCTCCTTGCGATGGACCTCGGCGTGTTCCTCGCGGAGACGATTCACCTCCCCGCGTTTGGCTTCAAGCTCCTTACGGGCTTCCTCCACCCGGCCCTCGAACTCGGACCGATTGTGTTCGATGGTCTTCTTCCGTTCGGCAAGAGCTTCGACCTCCCGCCGCTTGGAATCCAAATCGCCGATCTCCTCTTCGGCGGCCTTCCACTTCTTCGTTACGCGATCCACCTCCTCATCGCGCACCTCGACCTCGGCGGAAGCAGACCCCATCTCGACCGCCGTCTTCCGCTTTCGGTCCCGCGCCAGATCGGACATTCGGTCCAGCGCGTCTAGCCCGAGGATGCTCTCGATCAGCTTCTTCCGGTCTCCATCATTCAGGTCGATGAACCGATGCGACAGACCTTGGGTCATAATCGAAAGATGCTGTAGGGCATCGTGTGTAACCCCGAGAATCCGCAGCAGCTCGATCTGCGCATCGGCAGCCAACCGGGGAGTGATCGAATCGTCGCCGTTCTTCTCGATAGTCAAGCCGGTCTTGTAAGTCTTGTGCTTCCGGCTCCGGCGCACTAGGTAGTGATCGTCGTCGATATGAAACTCGACTTCGACCATGCAGCCCGACGCCCTCTTCGACCTCCCGTTCCGCCACCCGACATCTGCCTTAGACAACCCACGCAGCGTCCGGTCATAGAGGCACCAGAACAACGCCTCGATCAATGTGCTTTTCCCCGACCCGTTCGACATCGCACCGGGATCGTCTTGGTTCACGCCCTCGATCAGGACCAACCCTCGGTCCCGCAAATGGAAGTAGGCTCCATCCTTGAACGACATGAAGCCCTCCATCCGCACCGAGTCGAAGCGGATATTCGAGTGCTGAACATCGCCGGTCGTGTCCTCACCGGCCTTGATAATCCCCTTGACGATCTCGACCGTTTCCTCGTCACGCCACTTCGCGTCCGTGAGGTACTGAATCGCTTCTTCCTCGATGTTCACATCGAATCCGTACTGATCCCCCTCCTCGTCCCCCTTCTTCCGTTTGTCCTGCGAGACGCCGGGGGCGAGAATCGCCCGCTTGAACTTGGCAAGCGTTCCCTCCAGCGTTTCGATGGGATAGTTGTTATAATAATAAACCTTCACGAAGGTCCGCTTCTTGTCCTCAATCATGTCGAGGGCGTAACGCTCCTCCTCGGTCCGCACATGGACCGTCTCGTACTTCGAGTGGTGGGGACCGGGAATCCGGCGCACCTTTACCGGACCGCGCTCCTCCCACTCCACGATGTCGATCCCGCGCTCGATACCGGCGTTCTCCGAATCGGTGAAGGTGCGCGTGGTGATCGAACCGACTACCCGCGCATAGCACTCCGGCGTCGCCACCACCTGACAAGGCCGGTGGTAGTGACCGGCGAAGATGTGCTTACCGTCGGGAAACGAGTGTGGGTCGATGCCGTTGACCTCGGGAATCCCCAGATGCCGCAGCGCACCGTTGAGCGGGAGGTGCATCATCACGAGATCGTACTCGTCCGCTCGGGCGTTCGCCGCCATCACCGCCCCCTCGATGTCGTTCGTGTGGGGCATGTAGAGAATCCGATCCCGTATCGTCTGCGTCGGAATCACCCGATCCCGCATAAACGACAGGGTATGAATCCCCGCGTTCTCGTTGTAGACCTCGTGATTGCCGAGCAGCAGACTGAAGTCACCGGCAGCTCCGCCCGCAACCAGCGCAACGTGCTCGCGGAAGATCATCTCCGCGACGTGCTGCGATTGCGGGTCCACGTGATCGTGGGTGTGGTAGTAGTCCCCCAACCCGATAACTAGATCGGGCTGCTCCTCGCGAATCACCTCGTGGACCCAACGGAAGATTGCCATGATCTCGTGAAGATGCGTCGTCAGCCCATCCGTTGTCGGAGACGAAAAAGCGTTATGGGGATAAATGTGGGGGTCAGCCCACAGTAATAGTTTCTTCATCGTGTGTGTCTCCTTCTACCCGAACAATCGGAACGGACGGGGGAGCATCAATCGAATACTTAACCCGCGCACCGCTTATCCGGTAGAACGTAATCCGTACAGGACCGAGCTCGATGACCGATCCTTGAAAAAGCGTCAGGCGCATCCCGGCATAATCGACAACGACCCTCCGGTTCTCCGCGCTCAAAAACTTCAGGTAGTGCCTCCCGACCCGAACAGCGCATCCGGTCCTCCCCGTCAACCCAAGCCTACCCCGTCCGTCGTTCATCGCCAATTCCCTCGCAAAATCCTGAACGGACCGATCCATGAAGCGAACGAATCGGAAATCTCATCCAACTCGAATCTCCGCAGAATCGGTAGCAGAGAGAGATCGACCCCGACCGACTTTCCCGCCTGAACTCGCGCCTGATACACCTCGTCGGGAGTAAACCGTTCGAGGGCGATGTCGATCAGCTTCACGTTGCGGCGGAAGATGTCTCCCTGCTCAGCAATCAGCCGAATCCGCCGGTCCTCAGACTTCGCGCAACGAGTCAGAAACCCCTCGGGGTGGTCCGCCCGAATCTCGTTGACCGCTCGGGCAGCCGTCTTCGCACCGGCACCCTTCACACCGTCAATCATATCGGACGGGTCTCCGAGAATCGCCTTGTACCAAATCAGATACTTCGGCCCCGGAACTCCGGTCCGCGTCGAGAAATCCTTCTCGGTTACCAACTCCGGCTTCATCGGACGCCATACCGATGTCCGATCATCGACTAACTGAAGCAAGTCCTTGTCGTCGCTGACCACGATCACCTTGCCCCGCACGATGTCGCGCAGCAGGCGGATCACATCATCCCCTTCGCGGCCATCGAGGTACACCGGGCGGATTCCGAGTCGCCGGAGAATCGAGCAGCGCAGCACGGACCGCTGGAAGCTGGCCGCCTCGTACTCGGCCTGCTCCTCCTCGGTTAGCGGCGGCTTATTCTTGTAGCCGGGAAACAAGGCCAAACGGCGAGCCGAATGCCCCCGGTCGAACACCACATAAACCTCCCGAATAGCCGGAAAACTCATCAGGAACCCATGCAGCGACCGCAGCGATCCGAGTAGCACACCCGTCTTGTAACCGTTAGAAGACAATTCCGCCAACGCCTTTACGTGCATCATTCTATACGTTAAGTAATGTCCGTCGAAGATCGCAATCATCGTTTCATCCGTTGATCCGGGGAGGGATATACCCTCCCCGGAAGCTGCCTATTCGCCGGTCGCCGCCATGCACCCTTCCTGATGATCGCAGGTCAGGCATTTGTCGATGACCTCGGAATACCCCCTGACCTTGGTTCCACTGTGAGGCACCGCACCTCCGTAGCAGGCGAACTCCACCGGATCGACGCCCGGCGGGTAGGTCAAGCCCTTCCCTTTGGGTTTCTTCGGGGCCGCCTGCTTCTTGGGAACCTTTTTGGTTTTGGACTTCTTCGCGGCGGGTTTCTCCTCTTCGTCCTCTTCTTCGGTGTCTTCGGTTTCCTCCTCGTCGTCCTCCCCCTTACCACCGAAATCCGGAATGTCGTCCGGCTCTTCTTCCTCCTCGTCGTCACCCTCACCGACCTCGTTGATGCCGACACGGGAACCCGGAGCACCCTTGGCCGCCTCGCCCTGAAAATGCTTATACAAGGCTTCGGCACCCTTCTTGATGTCCTCCATTTCCTCCTCGGTCGGGAAGTAGATCGCCGACGCCAGATCGCGGGCACCCCTAACGATCTTTTCGAGGATCGCTTCGTCCTCGTGGATCGGCTCGCGGAAGATCGCGTTCTCTCCCCGCTTCTTCGGGTCCGGAACCAGCATCACCGAATACTCGACGCGGTTGCTCCCCTTCGACTTCTCGACCTGAAAGACGGCGGCGTTGTTCGGGTCGATGATGGTCCAGTCCTCTTGGAGCATCATCCAAATTTTGTTGGTAACGCTGAAAGGCAGCTCGCGGATGTCGATCAGCTCGATCAGCTTCGTAACGTCCTTACCGGCATCCGCCGCCGGGTTGCGCTCCAGCAGGTTCGCATACCCTTTGTTCTGCGCCCGCGAACGCTTCAGGCTATCGGCCAGCTCGGGGTAAGACGTGGACAGCTCGGTGATCGCCGAGCAGATCGGACACTCGGCTCTCCGATGCGTAAACGAAGCCGGACAGACCAGCGGATACTTGTAACCCGGAATCTGCCAGTGCTGCGCCATCTCGACAATCGGATCGCCTCCCTCGCCGCCGGGGGGAAGAAGCCAGAACGTCACCTTCCCGTTATCGAACCCCTTGTAGCGGGGTCGGCTGTTGAGGAACCCCCCCTCGCGGGCGGTCTCCGCTCGCTTGTTTACCCGGTCCATGTTCGGCCTGTTGAATTTCACGCCCATTGTTGCTTCTCCTGTGTATGACTGTTTATGACTTCTACTCGGCTGAGAGTAGCTATACGCTTTGTGACATCCCCTTCATTTCGGCGCGGGCGTTGTTCGACAACTGCTCCGCTGAACGCAATCGGGAACGGATCGCCCACGACAGCTGACTGATAAACTCGTGCGCCACGTGGAACCGATCCGCCCGCTCATCCAACCCGGCAAACTCGGGATCGTTCCGTGCCGCTGTATCCACCCGCCATTGAGGATTCTTGTCGTGACGGCTACCGGCATTCGTAAAGACGATCTGATGATAGGCCAAGTCCGCCGCCCGACGAGCTTTGCGCGACATCCACAGATACTTCCCGAGGAGGTATCCCATCATCGCTTCCATCTCTCCCTGCTTTCGGAACGCCTCATCGAGGTTGTCTCCGATATAGATGTCGTCGATAAGCTGTAAGACAATTTCCCGGTCCTCTTCGAGCAGGGCGGGAATCGCCTCTTCCTCCATTAGTTTAGATTTCAACAAATCCCCGTAATTCATGCGGCCTCCGCTGTTTTCGGGTGCAGCCGAGGAGTGAAGCGGTACTCGTCGATGAACTCTACATTCTCCTCGAACTCGGGAATCTCGCACTCGACGATCAACTTCTCCTCGGTATGCAGATATGTAAACTCGACATCGCAGGGCCAGCCCCGCATCACATCGAGCACCTTCTTCATATTTGACGACACGTCGTGCTCGCACTTCAGGCGCAAGCCACGGCGACCGTCGGACAGCAGCTCCGCATCAACCATCTCGCCCCACGAGGTTCCAACCTCGAAGTCGATCTCCAGCGGAACCGTCAAGTGCTCCTTGAACCGCTCGACCAAATCGTCAACCATGCAGCGGGACGCCAGCTCGATGTAGTCAACCACCTCGGAGCCGGGGCAGTCCGCCTCGAACGAATCGTGAATGAAGCCCCAAATCACTGTCCACATATCCTCTCCCCGAACCGCATCGAAGAGCATCTGCAACGCCAGTGTCGCCCAATCGCTCGATCCCCCCTGAATTGGGGTATTCATTGCCTGACGCTCAGCCGACGACCGTTTGTATTGGTTCTTACTATAAATGTCCGGAAGCAGCCGACGCGACCCGAGGCTGGTCCACACCGCACCGTGCTCTTTCAGAATCGCGGACTGCTTGTCCCACAACTCCCTCAGCCCCGGAAACTCCCGGAAGATACCCTCTTGGAAAAGCTTGGCCTCTTCAAGAGTAATCCCGTACATGTCCGCGATCCCCGGTGGACCCGCCCCGTACATCGTCCCGAAATTGGCTGCCTTCGCACCGCGCCGCTCATCGCCCGTTACCGCCTCCAGAGCCTTCTTCAGAATCCGGGCCGCCGACGTGCGGTGAATGTCCAGACCGATCAGGAAGATTTCCATCATGTTCGCGTCGCCGGACAACCGGCAGCCGTCACGCAACTCCATCTGGCCGTAATCGACAACGACGAGCAGTCCGCCCTTGAAGCGGGTCTTGTAAACACTCTTCGCACCGCCGCGAAACGGGATCGTCTGGATCGGGGGGTCGTTCGCCGACCACCGCCCTGTACCTGTCGTCCGCACACCCCAATTCGCGTGAGCGCATCCGTCGTATCCGGTCAGGTCGGGAAGTGGCTTTAGGTAGCTCGAATAATTCTTGCCGACCTTCTTCCACAGCAACAACTTCTCCAGCATCTCGGCGCAACGCTCGCAGAACTCCTTCACCTCGGGATCGTCGGACTTTTTCCCCCGGTCCCGAATCCAAACCTCCATCCGGGAAAGCACATCCTTCTCGGTGCTACCCTGCAACACCCGACCGTCGGGCTGGCGGAAATTTCTCCGGGTCAACGAATTTTTCGGGTCGGCGGTCTTGTCGGTAAAATGATTTCCCATATAAGGAAGACCGAGAACGCCGTGGATCAGGAAATTCAAACTGACCCACGACCCCAATCCGAGCTTGTAGTTGTACTGCTCCTCCACCGCTGCGTCGTAACCCTCATCCCGAAACCAATCCCGAATCTCGGTCAACTCCTCTACCGCCGCGTCCGCGACTTCCTTGTTTCGTTCAAGATCGACATACACCCCGGAAACGCGCATCCACAGCGCAAAGGTGTGGCTGTTCATCGTCAGCATCTCGAAAGGTTCGAGCAGATTCTCCTCCTCCAGCAGCTCCCGCTGAATCGGAACCAGACGTGCCGTAGAGATCGCATCGAAGCAGGCATACTCGACGAAGATTTCATACTCTACATCCTCGTAAGGATCAGCCCCCTTCGGCAGCTCCGCTTGCGCCTCGTGCATCCGCTCCTTCGGATGCAGCATACCCGCCCATCGCGTCGCCATGTAATCCAAATCGTGAGGCTCGGTGTCGTTCGTCAGGGACCAACCGGCCAGCATCGTATCGTGGAACAAACCGGGAGCTAGACCGCGCCCCCTCCACATCGGTATCCACACCTTCGTCCGGGCAACGAACGCCGTCTGATCGTACTGGAAATTCTGACCGGCGACAGGCACCGTCCGGAATAAACGGGTGAGGTGGTGGTCGATAGCTTGTCGGGATAGAGCATCGTTGGCGAACGGAGATAACTTATGCTGATACGGAATATAGAGCGGAACCGAGTCGGTATGCGCCTCGACTCCCCCGCCCGCCTTACCCCCGCAAACTGTCACGCACAGCATCTTCCACGTTGGGTGAAAGATTTCCAGACCTCCATCCTCGCCCTTACTCGTTGCCTCGATGTCCACCGCAACGAAGTCGATCTCGCCCTTGGCGTACCGCTCCAGATACGTGTCCACTGCCGCCTCGACCTTACCGAGCGTGTCTCCGTGGTTGATCCCCAGATCGGTCTTCTCCCCCGACACGCGGCGTCGAACCATCGCCAAGTCTTCGAGGATCATCTGCTCGTACTGCACATTCCCCCGGAGAACCGCCGAGGGATGAATCGTTGGAATGACCGTGTAGGAATGGGTGATCCCGTCGAGCTCGAACGTCAGGTCCATCTTCCGACCGTGAACCGTTGTAATCTTCTGCTTCGATCCGGTCAGCCCGTTCAACGAAACCCCGCCAACCGCAACGATCACTTCGGGATCGTGCTTAACGATCTCCCGCAACACGTAAGGCCGACACGCGCTGATCTCGCTCGGCGACGGCTTCGGGTTACTCCGCACACCCAGCGGGCAGCAGCGGACCACGTTCGAGAAGCGGACCCACTCCAGCGGTATCTCTGAATCCGCCAGATATTCCCGCAACTTCTTCCCCGCCGGGCCGACGAACGGCTCCCCTTCGCGGTCCTCTACCTGACCCGGAGCCTCCCCAATCAGCATGACCTTCGGCTTCTCCGCGCCCGATCCGTACATCTTGATCGTCGTCGCCCCCTCGGACAACGAACACCGCTCGCACGGTCCGGGCGTCAGGTCCGGTATTTCGTCGCCGGAGCAGAAGGAGCACAAATAGGACTCGTCGCGGACATCTCCGTCGAGAGGAAAAAGAAGCGGATGGGATTCGATGTAGGCCATGCAGTCCGCACAGCCGATATGGACCATCCCATCCTCGGGAAACGGCAGGACGTTCTTTCGGCGGTCCTTCTTCGCTGCCTTCTTTTTCTTCGGTTTCGCCATTAGATCACCTGCCGTTGCATCAACTCAATCCCTGTTCGGAACGGATCGTAGTCAATCGCCTGATCGAGGTGCCGCTGCATCTCGGGTCCGAGGGATGAGGGGTCTTCGTTTTGGGGGAGAGTAACGAGACGGGCTTCGCGTTCGTGGGAGAAGAGAAACTGACAAATCTCGATGGATTGCTGCAACGCATCGGGATCGAGGGCCACAGAAAACTTAACATGTTTACCTAGTTGAAGAAGCATGTCGTACTGCTCCGCGCTGGCCCTGCTTCCGAGAATCGCCACCCCGTTCTTCCCGGTCGAGATCGCATCGAACACCCCTTCCGTTATCACCACGTGATCGAACTTCGCCCGGCGCACCCGGTCGTAGTTGTAAACCCATCTCGATTTCCGGCTGTCGATTGGGAACTCGTACTTCCGATACTGACGAGGATTCCGGTTGACGAGATCGAGCATTTCGAGGGTGTAGGCCCGCGCCACCCAAATCCGCAGCTCGTCCTCCCCCAACACCCGCTCGTAGTCCGGGCAAACGATTCGGCCCCGGAGATCGCCCAGCCCGTCACCGAGGCCGTACCACTCCGCAATCTCCGGGGTCACCCCGCGCTTCGCGAGGTAGAATCGAATCTCCCCTTCCCAGCGAATCGGTCGAATCATCTCCGGCTCCGGGCAGTACGCCGGTCCGCTCTCCTCCTCCTCCTCGGCGAGCTGGCCGAAACGCAGCGTCCGGATCGTCCGCGCCATCGAGTCCTCCCAACCGACCAGTGAAGGCTTATCCGGGTCTACCCCGATCAGGAAATACAGATAAGTCAACGTCCCCGCCGCCTTACAGCGTTGACAGATAAACATGCGCTTCCGGGTGTTGTAGTAGAGATGGTACTTCGTATCGGGCGACTTCTTCCCGTTCCGTAGACAGACCGGGCAGCAGAAACGAACTTCGTTTCTCGGGGCATTCAGCGGCGTCCCGAGACGACCAATTAGATTCGCCGGGACTACCATCGCTCACCTGTTTGTATCATGCAAGGTTCCGTGTCTTCCGTAACACAGGCGACCCACCGCCGAACGAGGAGTAAGTACGATGGGCCGCCCCACAAAAGGTAAGACCGATAATACCTCGGTCGTTAGGGGTTGTCAAGCGAAATCTTCCTCCTTCTGAGAAATCGCCACGAAGCGGTTATCCCCGAGAATCCAGCCGATCCCTCCCTTAACGGTGGACCAGTCCAGCTCCCCAGCACCGCATCCGGGCCGGGGCAGCCAAACCTCGTCGTATTCCTCCCACACCCGGAGAACCTTCACCTTCTCGACGAGCTGTTTGGCACTACGGATAATCAGGTCCATATCGGAAGGGAGTCGCCACTCGTATTTGGTTGGAAAACTGAATAAATCGGCTTTCCGGGAGGGGTGGGGTCCGTAAACACCGCGTAGGTCGTGGACGACGTTACCCACTGAAGAGATCATCCCCCCAAGAACGCGGTCGATGCCGGGATACCGTTCGGCGGCTGCTCGCGCACACCCCCGGCCCATCACCGCCGTCCCGTCCGAGTGGATTTCGCCGTTCGTCGTAATGCACCGCAGAACGATCTGCCCCTCGGGTGGAACGGACCAAAGATCGGTTGCTCGCTCACGCATTGGACTCTCCGGCCAGCCGAGCGGCCTCGCGCAGAGCAGGGTAAGACTTACGTACCTGAATCGCTCCGTCGGAAAACGCAGCCACCAGATCGCGAAGGAGTGCGCTCACGTTCCCCTCGTAGTCGGTAACCTCCTCGGCCACCTCTTCGATCCGGTCCCGGACGCTCCTCCCGATCACCGATTGAATCCGTACACTGTCCTCGCCTTCGAGAACTCGTCGTCGTGGCATACGCCTTCTCCATCTCTGCTCCCACGCATTTTGTTAGTAGATAAAGTATCATCCCGTTTCCGCCTCTCCCCCGTCGTCTTCCTCTTCCACCGAATACACGTTGGCGAGGGCATTCCGAACGCGCTCGCGCAACGGCTCGTTGCTCGACCCAATGACCGATCCGGGGTGAACCGGCGCATGGCTCTCGTCGTCGATCCAGTGCTCGGCGAGATCGGCCAGAATCCGCAGGCCGTCCGCGCCGCTGACCTCTTGCTTGTACCCCTCGAAGCCGATGGCCTCGTAGAGGGGAATCCAGTGCTCGTCGTAGAAGTTGTAACCGGCCCCGTCCACACAGATGAAGACGCCGACGGCATCGTCCTCGCACACCCGGACGTTCGCCTTCTCGGCCAGCTCTTGCGCCCGGCTCCGGAGAATCGACTCCATCGCCGAATCGTCGGCGACGAAGAGGGTGCCCCACATCGGGGGATCGCGGAACAGGGTCAGCTCGCTCGCCTCGAACACCTCGTCGGGATCGTTCGGGCACCGCACCTGATCGATATACTCGTCGGTCGGATGCTCGACCGCCTCGAACTCCTCGCGGTCGAACTCTTCTCCGCAATTCGGACAGGTACGGGTCGCCGCACCCAACACCGTGACGCGATCATACCAGTCCTCGGTCGGAATGGTATCCTGCTTGACGAAAGAAAAGTCGCGGTCCATCCACGCCTCGACAGCGGCCCGCTTCGTTGCATACCTCGGAAACCTCTTCACGTTATTCTCCTCGTTCAGTACGGTTCGCATTCCCAGAGCAGGGTCTCGAAGGCCGTATCGCCCACGAGCTCCTTCAGCTCCTTCGTTTGGTTCTCGGTCGCTTCGTACCGGCGGACGGAATCTTCCCGATCATCCCACGGGTCGAAGCCCAGATCGTCACACCACTCCTCGAAGGAGCTGGCGTTCTCGATAGTCACCGCATCGAGAGCAAGGCACGACAAAACATCCGCCGCCTCGGGGGAGCGTTTCCACCCAGTCCCCGTGCTGAAGTGGATGGTCATAGACTCCCGCGACCCTTCTCCCCCGGAGACGGTCACCGTGTAATGGTTCCCCGCTCCCGGCCAGAAGGGATTCACCTCATCGGTCCGGTCAGCCTCGACCTTGATACCGTGTTGTTCGATAAAGTCTTGAATCGTCATGTCGTTGTCCTCGTTCATGTAGCGTATGATAATATCTTTCGAGTACGTTGTCAAGCCTTTTTTGTGCGATCTTCGTTCGGAGCGCGATACCAATCGTTAAGGGTACAGGTACACCCCTCGCCGATTGCCATCATCCGCGCCAGCTTCGAGTCGGCCCCGTGATCGAGGATCAACTGGCAGTAATGTCGTTGATCCTCCTCGGACCAGACCAACCCCCGGCAAGGCGGTTCGACCGGCTCGTTGCACTCATAGAACTCGATGCCCAGAGCGCACACCTGCTTCACGCAGCAGAAGCCGCAACCGACGCAGGGGGGATAACCCCCCTTGTCGTAGATCGTCGGAAAGTCCGTCACGCCGCTTCCTCCTGATCGTCTTCGTCTTCCTCTTCGGCGGACTGAGCCGCGAGGATCAGGTCCGCCGCCTTCTGCGCCTGAGCCGCCGCGTAGACCAGCAGCTTCCGGTCGTCCTTCAACTTCGCGAGCCAATTCTTGATGTAGGCCGCGCTGTTGTCGATCACCACGTTCTCGATCCCGCAGAACCCGCACAGGCAGCTCGCGCCCAACTCGGCGACCAGCTCCTCCTGAGAGTAATTGTTGCCGCCGAAACCGTCGTGCTCGACCAAGCTCTTCCGGTTGAGACGATCCTTGTGGCCGGTCGAATGGGAGAGCTCGTGAAACAGGGTGGAGTAGAACGCCTCGGAAGTCTTGAAGTGCTCCGGCTTCGGGCAGCCGATGTAGTCGGTACCCGCGATATAAAAAGCGTGGCTCCCGCCGAACTTGATCTCCGGCTTCTCTTCCCAGCCGTCCACCACCCGACCGCACACCTCGATAGGGGTGAAGTCCGCGCTCGGCTTCGCCGCCTCGGGAATCCGGTCTTCCAGACCGTCGCACTGCTCGACGTTGAACACGGTGTAGTAGCGCAGCAGGGGAATCTTGTCCACAATCGGCTCCCCCTTCTCGTTGGTCTGGCCGGTCTCTTTTTCGAGAATGCGCCAGAACACGACCGGGGTACCGCGCTCGCCCTTGCGAACCTGACCGCCAAGGGTCTTGGCCTGCTTGTAGGTCACCCACCACGGCGTCGCGTAACCCGAACCCAGCAGCAACCAGACGTTGATGCCGCGATACGGCTTCTTGCTCACGAGATTGCGGTGGAAACCGCCGCCGCCCGGAACCGACCACGGCTTCTGCCACGGCACCACACCCTGCTCCAGCAGCGCGATAATCCGATCCGTCACGATCTCGTATACGTCTTTTTTGGATTTCGTCTTAGCCATTTTATTCTCCTCGTTCGTTTGTCAGTCTCAATCGTATTATATTACCTTTCGAGTACGATGTCAAGAGTATTTTTCGACTTTTTTCGTTTTCCCCTAAAATCCAAGAAAAACCCCCGATGCCAGCGTGGGAGCGGCACCGGGGGTCGGGCCGGTGAGAGCGGAAGAGGAAGTTGACCCCCACCGGCTATTCTGCCTCGCCCTCGTCCTTGCGCGTCGCATCTTCGAGAATCGAGGCCCGTTTGTAATCGGAGCGCGTATACACGCGGTACTGGCTCTCTGCGCGACGGAACTTGTCAACCCAGATGTATTCTTTATTTACTGTAAGAATTATGTCGGCCTTGTTTGTCTTCTGCGAACTGTTGGCGACGTTGAACTGGCTGAGCTGCACCTTCCTCGGATTTCCGTACAAGGTCTTGCGGCTGATCTGACTCGGAGCGATCACGACCGCCTTGACCTCCTTCGCCAAGTCCATCAAGGAATCGTAAATCTCCCCCATCGTCGAATACATCTGCTCCCCGGTCCCGCCGCGAAGCTGATCGGGATAGTCCACGACAACCATCGAAGGGGAGACATTGTACCGGGCCATCGCCGCCGTCACGTGAGATCGTATCTGCCCGAAGCGCGTCTTCCCCGGCGGAAACTCCTTGACCAATATCTGCTTCGACCCCAGACCCATCTCCTTGAACCGCTGCTCGTAGAGGGCAGACCCCTTCACGATCTCGTGCATCGCCACCCCCGACAATTTCGAGGCATAACGCAGCAGCACATCGTGCTCGTTCAGATCGCCAATCGTGTAATGGAAGACCACCCCGTTACGCCGTGCCTCGAAAGCCGCGAGGTTCACGGCCAGCATCGACTTCCCGCCACCGCTGAACCCGAGGATCACGACCAGCTCGCCCTTACCGAATCCTCCGTAGGATCGCTCGTTCAATGTGGGAAACGGAGTCAATACCCGGCCATCCGGGTTGTAGGAAGTCTGCCGCAGAATCTCCGGAAGGTCGGCCCCCACCTCGGACATCCGCGTCCCGATATTCGCCACGTCGTCCCCGACCCGACTCGCCGTCTGCAACCATTCGAGATAATCCGAAGCGTGGCTCCGCTCCTCGGGGGGCAGCATCAGCTCTTCGGCAATCCGGGCGACCGCCTCCCTCTCGGCGCAGTCCTTGGCGAACTGGATAACCTGCGTGCGGATATAGACTTCGTCGGTCAGGTCCGCTTTCGTGTAAGCGTAGTCGATCTCCTTGATCGCCCCCTCGATACTCTCGTTCGGCAACCCGTGCTGCCTTGCCCAACTCTCCAGCGCGACAACCATGCTGTCCCGCGTCGGAACCTGCCCGTGCTCGTCGTAGTGGTTGAGCGCGATACGAGCAAGGGGGACCAGCAGATCGTGCGCAAAATAGGCCGAGTCGATTGCATCGCGAAAGTGGACGAGAAACATCGGATCGCGGACGATCAGGGCAAATATCTTGCGCTGGAATCCGAGACCGAACGGGTATTTTCCATGCCCCTCCATCACCGGGGAACGAACTCGTCGCCAACCTGCGCGGCGTAGTAGTCCCGCCACGCCCGAATCTCAAGGCGATTCGAGGGGTGGGAAAGAAGACGCCGATAAGCCAGCCGGTCTAACTGAAATCCGACCGCTTCCTCCAGCTCGGCAACGGCCTCGTTGATGCCTCCCTCCTCATCGGGTACGAACTCCCCCGCCAGAGAACAATCGACCCGAATGGACTCGAACTCTCCGATATTGAGGGTCACCCCGGAAGACACACTGATCCTGTCGATGTTTACTTTGGGCATTGCAAGGCTCCCTTCACTGCTTTGTGTGTAAACTATTTACCAGCCAAGAACCGCAGAACCCACAACGCTCCCTTGTAGAGAACATGCAGGGTCAGGCCGATCACCAGACTGCAAATCACGATTCCGGTCGTACTCATTTCCATGTGGATTCTCCTCTTCCTTCGATTGACCCGCCGCTAGGCTCCCACGCCCGGCAGGTTGAGAGGTTGAGGGAGACGGAAGCCAGCCGCATGACGGTGACCCCCGCCCCCATAACCTTTGGCGACCTCGGACACGTCCATGCCCCGGTCGTTACTCCTGAGTGAATACAGGTAGTCCCCCTCGCGTGTCTGAAACCAGACAACCGCAAAGGGGCGATCCTCGGCCAACCTGTTACCGACCTCCGACATGTGGATCGAAGCGCAGCAGGTGGGCACAACCGCAGTCCCCGCCCTTCCATTCCCGCGCAAAGGGAACTCGACATCCCTTGCGTTTTCGACTGCTTGATCGACGATCTTGTTCCGGTATCGCAGAAGAAGTTTCCCGCGCTCGATCAGGTCTTCGAGGCCGTTGTTCATCATGTTCGTGGACAACTCCTCCCAGACTCCAAGCTCACGCTCGGTCACCCAGATCAGCGCGTTTACCGCCTCGCTGTCGGGCATCTCCCACCTCCAGAGATCGCGATCCTCGACGTAATCGACGATATAGGGCCGTGGCGTATCGGGATTGAAGTAATCCCACGCCAGCCCGCAGCCGGATCGGTTCATGTCGAACGTACAGAAGGGCAAACCCTCACAATTCGCCCTCGCCGTCTTGTGGTGATCGAAGACCAGAAGCCCGGCGGCTTCCTCCTGCATCCGAAGCAGACTCTCGCGGGGATAGCTGAAGTCGAAGATCAGGACAAACTTCCCGGCCAGATTTTGCGGCGGCCCCTCGCCGTACTTCGCGAAGATCACTTCGTAGGGGATTCCGGTTTCTCGCAGATGCCGATGTGCGACCCACGCCGCCGTGAACCCGTCAGCGCAATTCGCGTGAGAGATCACCAGCACCTCCCTTGCGTTGTCCGGCAGCTGAAACATGTAGATCACACTCCTTTCGTTTAATAGGGGTCCGTTCACGGTTCTCTCAGCCCCACGGACCAACAAGGCTATCGCCTCCGTGTAGGCGAAACTCAGATCGTTTTAATGCGGGCCTCTCACCCGCTCAGTCATCTTGGCCTGTTCGCTGGTGGTTGTCCTTTCGGATCGGTATCCCAGCAGGGGGCAATACCCGGCGGTGACTCGCCATCAGTAGGATTGGCTACCCACCCATCCTTATCGTTATGCGGGCCTTCCACCCGCCCGTGCCGTGACTACCGGCCTTTGGCGGCCCCACTGTTAGGGGGCATGAATCGCTGACGCCTTACGTAATAGCATACATACACCGTAGTACCTTGTCAACCCTGCCGCCCGTGCCGCTTCAGCAAGGCAGTCGCCCGCGCCACGAAGCACTCGTTCCTCGGCTGGCAATTATGGGTCTGACAACACCCGTGGTGATCGTGGTGGTCGCACGGACCCTGCACCCGAACGACATCTTCGAGGATGTCCAGAGCGAGATTCAGCTCTCGGGTCGCATCCATCGCTCGACGATTCTCGGGGTGGACACAGGATTCCATGATCGCCCGCTCCTCCTTCTCTTCCCATATTGGCAGCTGCTTCATTTGGCACCCCGCTTCCACCACCGCTTCGGTAAGGGCGGATCGCTCGGCAGCGACTGGAGGGAAACCACGGACAGGCTGTGGAACACCGCGTCCTCCACCGCAACGACCTCCTGATACGGTTTCCGGAAAATCCGCTCGGTGAACCACCGCTTGATCCTGATCCACCGGCTATCGACCCGCTCGCTCTGCCGCATCCCGCAGGACAGGGACAGGGCGAACTTCGAGGAGGACTGCGAGATCGTCACCGGCTCTCCGTTGACCTCCTCGACCGTCGGCGGCTTCACGCTGTTCCACAGGGCGTCGCCGCCCGGCGTGCGCTCCACGTCGATCACCGCCTCGATACCCTTCTCCGTCACCACCAGCTCGGAGACCATCCCCGCCTTCGGCCACGGCTTCTCCCGCTGGCGGAACTCGACCCAGAGCTTTCCCTCCTCGATCTTCTCGGTCAGGCTGGGTTCGGAGACCATCTTTTCCATCGCCTCGGGCGTCAACCCACCGTTCACCGCTGGGAAAGCCAGATGTCCCAACGGCATGATGCAGGAAGTCAGCAAACGGCGACCGTCCTCGCTAGCGTCCACCCGGAACACCTTCCCCGCCGTCGGATCACGTCTCAGTGTTTTCGGGAACTTCATCCTCTTCTCCTTACTTGTTGAACCAAACCACATGTGTCCATTCTCCCTTCGTCAACCACAGATCAGACGGGGCGAAGTGTACCGAAGACATCTCGCTCTCCGTAGCATACCTCCCACAGCCGTCATCGTCCGTAAAGGCTCCAAACTCGACCGCCTGCTCAAACTCCTCAATGGTCATGTGAACACCGCAGTCTGGCAACGGCTCCATCAACAAATCGACACGAAACATCTCCGGATAGCGCACACGCATAACAGCCTCACGTAGAGCGTACTCACCGACAAACTCTTCGACTCGACGTTCATACTTCCCGATAAAGCTGCCAGTCAGAATCGACCGCGCTCCTTGACTCAATTCACCGTCTTTCATTGTATCCTCCACTCACTGCAAGATTCCTATCCCGTTCTGGCACGGTTCATGCTTCGCGTGTGTGCGCGTACACGTGCGCGTAGTTATATTCCTACGTCTCATTCTCTGCGGTCCCCGACCGCCCGACCGACCCGACGAAGGAGGGAGGGCGGGAGGGGGTGGAGCGATAGCGGAACAGAGAGAGGGAAACTTGTTTCCCGCCCGCCCGCCCCGGCACGCTAGCACGCGATTTCGAGATTGTCAATTCTCCCGTCTCCACCTCTTGCTGACCTCTATTGGAACATTCATCGAGACACCCGTTACAGGTTCCACTTTCAGTTGCGCATCGCGATAGGTCTTCAACCGCTTCAACGACTGAGAGCGGAGAACCCAATGCGTATTGTCTACGAAGTCGATAACGATGCAACGGTTACCAATCGAACTGCCTTCCTTCAGTCTCATCCCACGTCCGAGTCGCTGGAGGAGCTGGCGAGGGTGTTTTCCTCCCGCCGCATAGACAATCACATTGATGCCGGAGATGTCAACACCTTCATCGAGGAAGGGGGTGGCGATGGAGATCGAATTTTCGTTTATATGATTAACTAATTTTTCGAGCTCCCATTTTTCCTTGTGGATCGTTCCGTAGGAATTGACCAACACCTCCTTTGCCCCCTTGCACATGATCGCATCCTCGTACCCCTCGTCGATGAAGTGCTGGAGGAGCCGCCGACCGTGACGTTCGTGCTGGACGAAGATCACGACCGAGCAACCTTTGTCGTAGAAATTCTTCGCGGCGGATACGATAGCGAGGTTGCGGAGATGGTTCGAGCGGACCCCCTGCTCGTAGAGGATATGCCAGTCGCGGATTCCGGCAGCGAGCTTCAACGGCACCTCGCCGGGGAGGGGAAGGTTGATCGCATCGATCTGGTAGGGGCGGATCACCGGCTCGGCGAGGATACCCCGCTGGATCAAAACCCACGAGGGCATCCGGTAGATGATCGGCCCGGTCATTCCCATGACCTGTAGCTCCTCCACGGTCGGGTTGTCCATATCGGCAAAGGGGGTGGCGGATAGTCCAAATCGGTATCCGGCGGGGCACAGCAGGCCCGCCTCACCCCACCCCGGAGCTTTCAGGTGGTGGGCCTCGTCCCAAATCACCCCGTTCTGGCGGCTCAGGAGGGCCGTGACAGCCTTCGAGCCTCGTTTGAGGCCCACGGTAAGGGTTCGGTCGATTGCGACCGTCACAGGGCGATCTGACTGCTTCAGACCCCCTCCGTAGCCCCCAATCTCCTCCTCGGAGAACCCCCGATCCCGGAATCGACCGAGGGTTTGATGGAGCAGTCGGTCGGTATTGACCACAAGGAGGACGTTGAAGGTCGGATATTGGATGAGATACCAGCGGACCATCGCAATCGCGATCTCCGTCTTCCCGGCCCCGGTTCCGGCCTGAATAATCCCTCGGCCCCGAGCGAGGGCCGTCTTGATCGCCCGGACCTGATAATCCCGCAGCGTCACCCCGGCGAGCTCCGGAACCTCGATCTGCCGGTAGTCGTTCGTCGGATCGTAATCCGGATGGTCCGGGTGCGGAGTCATTCGGACCTCGATCTTCTTCTCCTTCAGCAGCCGCTTCATCCGGGGGACCAGCCCCGACTGAAACCGTCCCTCGTCGTCGATCACGCAGACCTCGACCTTCTCCGGCTGCTTACCTCGCTCCTTCTGGACGAAGACGATGCCGGTGAATGCCTTCTCGGCCTGTTTGATCCCGCGCTGGGTGCCCCCCGTGATCCGGGAGAGCACCGGGCCGTACTCGACCTCGATCCAATCAATTCGCATTGGACACCTTCGCTTTCACCTCCTGAGCGAGCATGGTCGCACCGACAACCGCCCCCTGCTTCACATCGTCCCGGTGAGCCATCAGGATCGCCGAAACGAGCTGGAGCTTCGAGAGGAAGTTAGCCGCCACATCGCGGGCCTCCTCTTCGTACTCCCCTTTGTTGGACAGCAGATCGGACACCTGAGCCGGAGAAATCCCCGTTTCCGCATCGGCACCTATGATCTCGTTGATGGCCGTGTGCGCCTCGTTCAGGAGCTTGGCGGTAACAACCCCCAAGTCGTAGACCAGCTTGGCCCGTGTTACGTCGTCCGCCACATCGTCGATCCTCGACTCGTCAACCATCAGGTTCTCGTCGCACGGGAGCGGCACGTGTACCGGAACATGGTTGCCGCCGGGGCAGATAATGTAGATGTAGGGGCTGGCCCCGTCCTTCGTCCTTGCCACCCCGAGCTGTCCCCCTTCAAGCAGCCCGTCAATCTGTTTGTGAACCTCTTCCCAAATTGCATCGGCGACCTCTTCCTCGCTGAGCACGCGGTCGTCCGATTCGTTCGTGGAAGAATCCTCCCCCTCCGACGAGGAGTGCAAGGTTCCGGAGGGAGAGGTAGAAGAACGCTTCGCCGCCTGTTGGGCGGTTTTATTCATGTAGTAACGATCCTTGTTGATCCAGACCCGACCGTCGCGGGCGAGGTAGTGGATGCCCTTGGCGTCCCGCCCGTAGTAAGTCGCCCCGTAGGACACGATCTCGATCTCGATTCCCCACAAACCCAGCCCGTGATCCGGCGTACCGGGAGCCTGCCAGAACAAGCCCTTCAGCCGTACCGCCTTCTTCGGGATTTTTCCAGCCTTCGTTTGGTTGAACGGCACTCGGCGGTAGAAGTGGGCGTAGCTTCCCCCGTCCTCATGGGTTTCCCACATGACGATGATGGAGGGGGCTTCGTTGAAGCGGTCCCCCCGGAACGTAGTGTGTTTGGTAAAGGCCATTGTTCTCTCCTCGTTCAGGAAGTCAGGGCGTTGGCCGGACGTTGCTCGGCTTTTTCCAATTCCCGGATCGCGCTCCGTTGCAGATCGGGGACGTAGCAATTCTCGTAGGGGTCCGTCGGATCGTCGTAGATGCACATTCCGATGGAGTCCGCGTGTTCCCACTCCCCGGTAAACGGATCGAGGTACAGGGCGACCACAAACCAGCAGCCAAACCGCTCGATCCATTCCTCGATTTCCTTCCGCTCCTCTTCCGGACTTACCCGGCGACCGTAGCCGTTGACGTACCCTTCCGGCTCGCCGTAGATCGACCAGTAGTTTTCGCATTCGGGGTCGGCGACGATCTTGACCCGGCCTTCCGCTTCGAGCTCCTCGAAGCGAGCGAGGGTCTTGGCGTTGCGGAGTGCCCACACCGCTTGGTCCCACCCGTACTCCCGAAAGTTGCGGTAGTATTTTTCGATTTTCGGATTCATCGTTCTCTCCTCGCTCGTTGCTGTATCAGGCCACCTCGACGGCCTTGAACTTGCAGCGGTTCACCACCGTCTGCTTCAGACCCTTGTACTCGCCGTGCGCCTTGACGGTCCCTGTCAGGATCACCTTCGTACCCTTGGGGGTGTCGTCCGGCGCACAGCCCGTCTTCCAGACCAGCACGTTTCCGTCCTCGGTCACGTAATTGTGGACGTAGAGCTCGCCGTAGGCGGTATCGAACGGACCGGACACGCGGTCGATGGTCACCTCCCACGACTCCCGCTTTCCCACCTCGCCGATATGCTCGGAGTGGGCCTTCTTCTCTTCCCACTCGGCCCGACGAACGCGGCTGAGGTAGGCACCGACCGCGCTCACCGCCAGACCCACCAGATTCCGGGGAATCAGGCTCAGGTTCGACACCACGGTCAGATTGTACTCGTAATCGTTCTCGGTCTCCGGGTCGATGCCCTCAACCCACTCCAGAACCTTCGCCGCCAGCTCACGGTCCTCGTCGCGGACCGGGGCGAAGGTGGAGACGTTAGCGGCCAGACGATTGATCTCTTCGTTCCACTCGTTGACTGACTCCTTCAGGGCATCAAACGTCTCGGGCTTAACGGCATTGACATTGTTCCACACGTCCACGATAGCCCAACGACGATTCGCGATTTTTTTGATGGCCGGGAGATAGGTCTTCTCGTTGAACTCCAGTAGGGAGAGGGTGTGGTTGCGGGTCGTATCGACATTGCGGTTGTCGAACTCCCACGCCGTCCGGGCGCGATCCAGATTGAAGTAGCCGCGCTGCTCACGAACCGAAGCAGCAGCAAAAGTCAAAACCTCCTCGAAGGTTCCAACGTAGTCCGCTTCTCGTTTGATGCGGCCACTGCCAAGAGCATAGCTCTCGTCGTCTTCAAGGCTTTCGGAGAGGGACCAGACTACCTCGGCCCACTTCGCGGCCTTGTGCGCATTGGCATCGCCGGTATAATCCTGCAAACATGTCGATCCGACTTGCTTCCGCTCACCATCCGAACCTTCAAGGATGAACGTGGCTTTGCGGCTCCGCTTCAGGTTGCAATGCTCGCAGCGTTCGGGGGTTTTGCGGTAGGGGCGGATGTCGCCAGCGTTCGCACCGCTGATAAAAACCGCATCATCCACCACCCGGACCGATCCGATCACCGTCCAGTCGCCCAGCGGGGCGAGATCGGCGGTGACAGTTACGGCGTACAAACAAACCTCGTGCCGGAAACCGTCTTCATCTTCCACGATTTCGATAAGGGAATCACCGACTTCGTAACCCACAGGAGCAAAATTATACCTCACGGAACGGCGGTTGATGGCGTCGATCTTCTTCCTGAAACCGGGTAGGTTCCGGGAATCGATTTTGTAGTCTTTCGTGATTTTCATCTCGTTCTCCTCGTTCTTCATTGTCAATCATATTATAATATCATTCGAGTACGTTGTCAAGCTCTTTTTTCGCGCAATAAAAAAGCCGGGGAAATCCCGGCTTTTTCGGTATCACCTCCTTCCCCTGTTACAGGATCGCTTCACCCGCCCGGACCTTCTCGATCAGCGGCTTCAGGAACGACTCACGAGTCGGGCTGTCATCCCAACTGGACCGGTCCAGATCGCTGATTTCGCGAACGATGTGCTCGTCGTTGCAGGCGATCAGAATCGCCCGAACTTCGAGGGAGATGTCGCGGTATCCGGTATCTTCCTCGTCGAGGGTGTGGTACAGGTTCTTCCCTTTCCGATCCGTAAACTTCCCGTCATCCCCATAATCGCCACAGAGCACAATGCGGTTCCCCGCCCAGCGACCAGCGATATTGTTCTTCGGATGAAGGTTTTCGAGCTCGTGGATGTCGCCCCCACCACGCCCGTTGCCGTCGGCCAGCAGAATCGCCAGCGCGGAGAGTAGCCCCCCGCTATTCGCAACCAGCTCCCACAGCTTCGCGCCGTCACCCAAGGCCCACGCATTGAGGTATTCGTGCTTGTCGAGATTGGCTACCTTGTAGTATTGACCCATGATGTTCTCCTCGTTCTTCGGTTATCGTTTTGCCCCCGGACCGGCGCGGCGGTCAGGCCGCGCTGGATTCCGGAATCGGCTCCGCAAGAATCTCCACGATATTGCTGTGGGGAATCTTGTAATACGAAATTTTCTTGCCGTCCGCGTCGAGCGCGAACCCGAAGACCCGCGTCGTCGTCCGCTTCTTCCCGTTGCGGCACCGAGTCAACTTGTCGATGTCGCAGATCAGGAAAACGGTGTGGGTGTACTTGTCCTTCAGGCGGACCCGCTGCCCGGCCTTCAAATCGCTCACCTTGACCTTGCGGCGTTTCGATTCGTGATAGGCCAACACCTTGTCGCGCCACTCCTGATTCGTGACCGGAGCCAGATCGAGCAACCGCTTCGGGCAGTTATAATAAAAGGGACCAGCCGCCTCGTCGATGTCCTTGTAGCCCCAGCGGCCCCCGCTCTTGCGAAGCAGGTAGAGGATCAGAAACCGCTCGGCCTCGTCCTCGATTCCGGTCGCCTTGTCGAAACGGCCCCAGACCACCCACAGGTGGGAGCCGACCAGCGATTTATCGACGACCTTGCGGAAGTAAGGACGATCCAACGGCTCCCACGAGCGCGTCACCTCGTCGATCACTTCCTGCTTCGTTTCATGTCCAAAAAGCCATCCCATGTTATTCTCCTCGTTCTTCGTTATCGTCTAATCATATTATAATATCATTCGAGTACGTTGTCAAGAGCTTCCTCCTCGGCTTTTCGGTCCGCTGCATCTTCTCGTTGTTCTTTTCGGCGAATAATCTCACGTATTTTATCGTCATCCGGTATTCCGTGGTGGTGGGAAATAATATCCCATGTAGCTTGTTCCGGATATCCTGCTTCCCGCATCGCCCGGAAAAACTTATCCCGGTCTGGTTTTGGGTCTATCTGCCGCAGCGGAATTTCAATATCGTATCTCCTTGGAGAGGGGAGACCACCACAATCCTTATCAAAACGAGTGTTTTGATGCCGTCGGAGACCGTCGCCTCGTTTGATATAGGTCAGCGCATCGTAAGGCATGGCTATTTCTTTGTTCGCATATGATCCTCTCCTTAGTATCCGAACCGTTCGGCTTGGGCGGCCTCCTGCGGACAGGGACCGGGATCGACGTGGGCCAACTCCTTCGGCACCTTCGGGAGCGGCTTCCAGCAAGTCGGCGTGGACAATTTACACTCCTCCTCGTGGTCGATCCACCACGGCTCCGCGTCGCTGCCGATGAACTCGAAGTACCGCACGACCCGGTATTCCTTGCTGCGGGCGAAGTAGGCCAGCACGGGATCGCTGTCCTTGACCTTGGTTTCCTCACCCCGGACGTGTCGCGGGATCGGAACCGAGACCTCGGGCTTGCGCCACTCCTCCAGCTCCTTCAACCGGTTCTTCAGCTCGGGGTAGGACGGCTCCGGGTTGGCATGGGGATCGAAGCCCCAGCCGTTCCGCTGCGATCCGCGCTTCGGGTCGAAGGTCACCCGGTCGATGACGTACTCGACGCTGTTGTGGATGTGGTCACCGTAGTAGTCGGCGTTGAATCCCCAATACTTCCGCTTGTTGCCGACACGCCCTTTCAACTTCCCCCCGAGACCGAGCAGGATATGCCCCTCGGAAACGGTGTAGGTCAGATCGAAGTAGGAATACCCGTCGTACCCACCGTACTCGTCCATGTCATGATGGCTGGCCGAAATGACCACCGCCGTCACGAAGCACTTCTCGTCGTGGCTCAGCAGATCGAAGTATTCATCGGTAGAGCACAGCCCCCGGCCCTTGATCCGGATGCCGATCCCCTCGCACGAGAACCCCCCGCCACCGATCTGATCGTACAGAGCGTTGATGATCTTGTGGTTCAAGAGGTGTACTTGAAAGGTGCGAATGCTGTTCATGTCGTTCTCCTCGTTCAAATTGTTTATTCGGCGAAGGATTCCCCGAGCAACGCCTCGAAGAATGCCACCCGTGCCTCGGCTCGATGTTTCATCTCTTCCGCCAGTAGCTTGAACATCCTCCCCCGCAAAATCTCTTTTTTGTATTCCGGACCACCGGACTTCAGCACCTCCTCGTACTCCGGGAGGTACCGCTCTTCGTACTCCCGAGCGGATTCGCGAGCGAGAGCGAGGTGGCCTTCGACCTTCTCGATTTCCTTGGCAGTCATTGTCATTCTCCTCGTTCGTTGTCATTGCTAATCGTATGATAATACCTTTCGAGTACGATGTCAAGAAAAAAAAAGCCGGGGTCGATCCCCGGCCTCTTCTACTTGAGATATTCGTCTGCGTACCGGGACCAGTCCTCGTAGCTCAGGGTCTTGGCCCACCCCCGACAACCCTCCTCACTGGCCCATAGCCAATCGGCGAACTGGAAGGAGGTGGTGGCCGTCTGGTACTTGGCCCGGCTCTTCGAGATCACTTCGAGCTTCACCTTCTTCCTGCCGATGGCGATCACCTGACCGTGCCGGACCCGTGCGCCGTGGCGGGGGTCGTACCCCCCACCCACCCACCAGACCTTCAGGCCGGGGCGCACCTCTTGATTGTCTCTCGTCTGCATCGTGGTCTACCTCCCTAGTTGTGCTTAATCGAGTACGTCACCCGCTCGACGGTGAAACCGCTGTCCGGGTTGTTCGGATACTTCTTCTTCGTCTCCACCTTCCGGACGATCTTCATGCCCGGCTGGAAGTCGAACTCGTTCTCGTCCCGGTTGTGGGGCGACACTCGCGGCTCGACGTAGCCGCCCCCGAAACTGATCGTTACCGCCCAACGGTTAGCGAGCAACACGTGCTCCTCGCCGCGCCTCTCGATCCGGAACGGCCAGTCGTGTTTCCCGAGTAAGCGGGAGCCGCACAGCGGGTCGTTCAGGATCATCGTTTCGGTCTTGGGATTCTTCATTTTTGTCTCCTCGTTCAGGTTGACAGGTACTCGTATTATACCACGATTCGAGTACGATGTCAAGCTAAAAAAAAAAGCCCGCCGACTTTGGGGAGCCGACGGGCTTTGTCTGTTCGTGCGGATGGGGTCCGCACCGGAACCTTGCACCGAATATGATAATCCGATGCGTTTTCGTTGTCAACTCAACGAGAGCGGCCCGGCGGGGTTACCGCCGGGCCGCTCCCACGGGGGTTAATGGATTTTAGTCCATCAGGGGTCTTTCGAGCGGAATGTGGGAACCCGTCAGGCGGCGGCTTCTCCGAACTCGTAAATCAGGCCGAGCCGCGTGAACAGCATCTTGCCGTAATTCGAGCTGGGAACGGCCACCCCCTCGAAGACGAAGGGCACCTGTGGACGTTTGCGGAGCTGGCTGAACCCGATGCCGATCTTCCCCATCGACACCTTCGATCCGATCTTGTCGAGCTTCCCGTTGCGGTCGAGGAGGGACACGTTCGAGCCGTCGCCGAAGACGGCGGCTTCCTGTCGGTAGTCTTTGACCAGCCCGGCGATCAGATCGCGGAAGTCGGCCACGTCCATCCCCTTCGGCATCGGCACCCACAAGCTGTCCTCCACCGAGTCGGTTACGATCCCCTGACGGATCGCTTCCGCCTTGGAAATCGTCTCCCCGGTCGGGAGGACAAACTTCGCATCCCCCTTGTCCGTGAGCTCGATGTCGATCACCCCGTCGGGTCCGTTCAGGACCAGCTTACCGAGCGAATCGTTCCACTCGTTCTTGTACGGGGGAACGCCCTCGATCCAGTGCCCGACCAACCGGGCCGCGCCCGCCTTCAGCGCGTTCAACCGCTGGATCAAATCGCGGTTCTGCCCGACGTTCGCCCTTCGCGAAACCGCCTTCCCGAACTCGTCGGTGTTTTTGAACGCCGTGAGGATCGCAAAGGGCTGTTTCGACTGGCGGAAGATGCGGGACAGGCTCGCCTCGTCGATTCGACCGAGGCAGGAACGAACATACTCGTTGTCGTCCTCGTTCGCCCCACGGATACGGGCCAACTCCTGCTCGATCTTTTCGTCCGCTTCGAGCAAGGTTCGTTTATCGGTCATGCAGACCTCCTTCCTGCGACATGAATCGCGCTACGAATCATATACCGTCTTACGTCGTTTGTCAAGCTTCGTGGATCAGGAGGAACGACCACCGATTCACGGATACGTTCTCGGAAAAAGCCCTCGGCAGGATGGGCATCCATTGATGATCGGTCATTCCCCCACGGTTCGGAGAGTAGATCACCCGGACCCGATTCTGGTCAATCGCGTCGAGGATCGGTGTCGTTGGGAGGACCGGATAGGCCATTCGCATCGCGGCGAGGTTCTTCAACCCCTTCTCGATCCGCTTTTGGCTGGCCTGTCGGAGATACTTCTTCCGCCACTGGATGATCGGACCGCGATCCTTCGGTTTGATTTCCGTCAGATCGCCGCCCCAGCACTTCCCCTCTTCGGCCATCATGCCGAAAGTCATTAACGCATCGAGGAACGGGTCCAGACTGACCGGATCGTTGAAGGCGTGGTACATCACTGTCGCCAGCTCGGGAGATACCCCGAGGAGAGGCAGGCGCAGCGCGTAGGTGTTGACCAAATGCTCCCACGGATACCCCTCGTGGTTGAGAAGCCACGGCAGGTAAAGCTTGAGGTGCCCGGAGAGCCGCGCCGCGATCCAATGGTTTTCGGCTATCGTAACCGGCTTCCCGTTCGGCACCGGATACTCGATGTTCCCCGAGCGATAGATACGGTCGAGAGCTTCGAGGATATGCCTGCCGAGGCGGTCTTCATCTTCATCGTCGTAGATGTCGAGATCACCCCCGAGAACCTTTCCCAAGAGCTCCAACTGCTCCCGCCACCCCGACTTCTGCATCGTCGTCCGGAACGTGTTTGCCGTCATTCGGTCGCTCATCACTTCCTCCCTGACTAATGATCGTACACCCCGTTCGGCTCACGAAGCCGATGTTCCTGTCGATGCCGTGTTTCTCGTCCAAATTCTGCATCTCGTCGATAGCGTTGGCGGCATCGTTCAACAGCAAAACTAACTTCGGAAGGTCGTCCGGGCGGTAGTGGGCATCCCTGCGCCACGCGCCCCGGACCACGCGCCAGATCACGGTGTCGTAGTATACCTGATCCGGATGCGGATTTCGATAGACCACGACCGCGACGTAGCGATCCTTGAATAATTTGACGGCATTATCTCCGAGCACGCTTCTTTACCTTTCGTCGATCTTTCAGGATGCGGCGGATCATCGTCTGCGACTTCCGATTCCGCCGGAATGTTTGCTTGTACTTCGCCGGGGTGGCGTCCTCGAAACGCAACCGGCAGCGGCAGTTATCTAAACATCTCGTGAGTCCGGCCTTCGGGGTTGTCGGGAGTCTGGACTTCACATACGGCGAGCTGCGCCACAGGGTCTTACAATCCGGGCAGGCTTTCCGATCTTCGAGAATCCAGTGAATCACCGTGTTTGGGGGAACGACCATCACCCGGCCCGCGTGGAAGATCGAATTGACGGTCTTCACGTATCGCCCCAACCGCTTCTCGACCGACTGGCGAGAGCGATCCTTGGCGATGTCCTTGATGAGGCGGTTGAAGTATTTGAACTCGTGCTTGATCGCGGAATCGACCCACTGCCGGTCGTCCGGCTGAAGGTCAACCAACTTCGCCTTCCTCAATCCGGGAATCCCCGACGCTCTCACCCCAAGGATGAACGCACCGAGGTAGGCGGTCTTCAACTGTGCCTTCGCCCGCTCGCTGAACTGGCGCAGCGAGAACTCCCCGCCCTGATACTGGCGGTAGAGCTTGACCAACTGCCCTTCGAGCAGATCGAGCCGCTTCTTCATCGACCGGGACGATGAAGTAGTCGCGGAGTGTCGAATCTTTTTGAGCGCATCCCCGTAGAAGGATCGCGCTCCGGCGGCGGTGAGGCTGTGGGCGACCATATCGCCCTTCAGCGATCCGAGGTACTTGGCCTCGATGATCTGCCGCAGGTTGAGGAGCACATCGACGACAATTACATCGACGGCTCCCTGATCCGGATCGAGATCGAGCTCGGAGACAACGTATTCCCGCAGATCGTCGAGGATCGCGGCATCAACGGTGTCGCCGTCCCAAACCCAATCATAGGTCTTCGTCGCCCTCGGCATCTTCTTCCTCGGGATCGACGTACTCTCGGAGATGTTTCATATTGACCCGGCCCGGCGTTTGGTTTCGGCGCGGACGGGGGCGTTCACCGCCTTCTCCATCGCCCTTCACCTCGGCTACCAGCTCGCGGATCGCTTTCGACAATGCCTCACGAAGAGCCTGCTTGTCGATCTGCGTTTCTTCCCCCTCTTCCCCGGTCTCGATGCTTTGTTCCATCTCTTTCCCGAAGCGTTTGAGCTCATCCGCCGACAAACCAACCACGTTTGTCAGGATGTAGATGCGCCACGTTACCGGATCGAGGCCGAACTGGTCGCCCATTTCGAGCATCCGCTGCGCCACGTCGAGCTTGGTCTCCATCGCTTCGAGCCGCTGAAGGAGCTCGATCTGCGACGGTTCGACCATCCGCAACTTGAACGATCCGACGATCTGGGACGCCTTCTCCGCGATCTGCATGAAGATACTCTCGGTATCGACGCGGACTTCCTTCCCGTTCGATTCGTAAAGCACCTCCTCGGGAACGGCGTCGAGGTGGCCCCGAAGAATCTTTTCCCACAGCTCATCCCCGATTCCATACTGCTCCTTGATACTCGGTACGATGTCGCGGAGCAGGAGGTGGATTTCGCACAGCGTTGTCAGGCCGGTGATAATCGCCCGCTGAATTTTCTTGACCCCTCGGGCGAAGCGCACGTCCTGCGAGCTCAGGGTGTTCGCCGCATCCACATCCCCTTCGTATCCGAAATAGGCTTTCGGAGCTCGCAGACCGGCGAAAAGTTTATTGATGAAATTGTCGTAATCGACCGCATCGGTGACCGAACCGGCAGCGGGTAGTACATCGACGCGGCTGTTCTGGCGATCTCCACGTACAGGATAGAAAATATCGTCGTCAAACGACATAGGGTTGTAGAGAACATCGAACTCTCCGGTCAGGGGATTCTTGAACTCCCGCTTCTTCATCGCGAGTCGCCAAGTCCGCAAGGTCTCGGTGACTTGCGCCGGGCTGGAGGTGGGACCGACATCGACGTAGTAGATGAACCGATCCACGGATTTCGTGAGTCGGTAGATCATCATCAACTCTTCGAGCAGGCGGACCTGCTTGCCGGTGCGTTCGACGTTGTAGAGGAGGGAGGTGCCGTAGATGTAGGGATCGAGGCCGGGGTCGTTGTACTTCCACTTCTTCGTCTTGCGCGAGTAGATGCGGAAGTGAATGATGTCCCACGCCATCCACAGGTCTTCTTCATCGACCGTGGTGGCCGCGAGGTTGTCGAGCAAGGCAAACCCGTAGAGATTGCCCCGTTCGTCTTCGACCCGTTCGACCATTCGGGGATCGAGCCACTGGATATTCAGGATGCCGTCCGCGCTGTTCGGATCGTAATGGTTCCGCATAAAGTCGTCGCCGTTCTGCGCGACATCGTGCGCCAGACCCTCGATCCACTCTTCGACATTGATCGTATCGAAGAGCTGATGGATCGCGGTGACGACCTTCTTCTCCTCGGACTCGGCCCAGACAGTCCGTTGCTTGTCCTGATTGAACTGCGTGGCGTCTTCCGCATAGCCATCGAGCACGGAACCGATCTCGGGAACCCGGCTGATCTCCTCGTAGATGTTATACATCTTGATTCGATCCGCCGACGTTTCCATGTACTGCGCGTACTTCAGGAACCAGTTTTTCGAGAGCAAGCCATCACCGCCGAAGACGGCACCCGCCATCCCCATATTGGATTGCGGGGAGTCAGGACCAGAGACCGGCGGGGGTGCCTGCTTGGCCTTCCCGCCGAAGAGATCGAACAGCGAACCGAGACGCCCTTTCGGCCTGTCGGTCGAGTAGGTGCCCTGCGGCACAACGATTTCGATGACTTGCTTATCCATGCTCCTATCGCTCCGCGTTGTAGGCTTTAATTTCCGCCTCGTACTGTTTCCCCCACCGGATCAGCATCCCAAGGTTCTCCTCGATCTTCTCGAAGTCCTCAGCCTGCATAACAGCCTGTTCGTCGGGGGTCAAGGTCACCGCATACCCCGAGTGGAGCTGCGGGCGAGGAAGCACAGGCAGCTCGGGACACTTGCAGCGGCGGCTGACGCAGCTACTCGCCCCGATTGAAATCAGAAAAATCGTGAGTAACGCCGTCGGTGGTCTCATCCCGAAAGCCCTCCACGGTTGTCTCCACATCCTCGACCTCCTCGATGGCTTCGTCCACCGCCCGATCCACTTCGAGCTGATGGACACGCTCCTCGGCCCGCTTCAAACGATAATCCCGATACCACGCCCACGCGGCACCGAGAATCTTGAAGAGGGAAGCGATGCCCGAGAGGATTTTCAAAATCATCGTCATTCGGCGGAACCCGGACCGGGAGGTACATTCCGGGGGATACTCGGAGCTGGGGGATTATTCGGCTTCCCTTTTCCGTTCTTCCGCTTCTTCCTCGGAACGACAATCGGTGCGTTCTTCGACATCTCGTAGGTCGCCTGAGAGGACTGCGCCCCACTGACGACTGCCATGTAAACGCACACCCACTCTACCCACGTCGGGGGATGGACCATTGCCGTTGCCACCCCGCCGACTACCAACCCAACGATGGTCGGCAGGTAGTAGTTGAGCTTCTTGTTATCCACGAAGGCACGGATGATCGCCGTCACCTTCGGTGTGAGGAAGTACATGAACCCCATCGCCGAGGCCATCAAGACCCCGATATTATCCATGACGTTCTGGATGGATGTCGGCTCAGCCATTGTCGTTCTCCCTGATCTTCGAGAGCTCATGGGCGAGGGACGATTGCGTCTTCGTCGTGAACTCCCCGAGGGGCGAGATTCCCTTCTCGCTCTGATACCGGTACAAGGCCCGCTTTGACAGCGGCCCCCAAATCCCGTCGATTTCTCCGGTGTAGTAGCCGAGGCGTTTCAACCCCTCCTGATACCACCGGAGCATACTGTGCTCTCCATTATCCGGTTCGGGGGTTCTTCGCACCGCGTCGATAATTCGTTGGAGGGTGTATCCCGGACACGCCGGTTTACCGAAGTGGTAGTGACCGTAGAGATCGCTCGGACCGAAGCCAAACACGTTGAGCAAAACCTTCCAGAGCTGAAGTCCGGAGATGATCTGATCGGTACTCGGCTCGCCGATGTTTTTCCCCGAGACACCCCGACCGGCGAAAAGTCCCTCGAACATCACCGAGATAAATTCCGCGTTCTCGTCGCCCGGCCTCTCCTTCGTTCCCTGCGACCACGGCTTCGCTTCGAGATCGTTGCAGAGCAGGACTTCCCCATCACGGCGAATCGCAAAGGTATAGGCAATGGACGGCAGACCGCCGGGGAGGAGATGATTATCGGGGCCGATGTGGTAGCGGGCCACGTCCTCCACGGTTCCCCATCCCAACGCCTGATGCCACACTACCCCCTTGAGCTGAAATAAATCCCGCCGGTCCCACGTTGCCCCCTCCTTGGAGGGCAACAGGGAACGGGCATCCGTTATTCCGGCCTGAAGAATCTGGTCTTGTTTTTCGCTGGACATGCAAGTCTCCGTTGAGCAAGGTTCCACGACCGCACGGAACGTCGTCACCCTCGATGGCGAAGAATACGTCGATGCGGCCCTCGGGACACGCTTTCGGATCGGCGGCGAGCTGACCCTTGCCGCCCGATAATATCACATATCCCTCGAAGACGGTAACCCATTCGTCCCGAAACCCTCGAACGAGGATCGCTCCGTTGGCATCGGCTACGAGATTTCCCTCGAAGTCGCAGGCGCGGAGCTGCATTTCCTTGTCTTTTCCGACCTCCAGATCGCCCCCAACTTTGATTTTGTAGAACGCACCCGGCTCCCACCGCTTCCATGCTCCATCCTCGTAGTACATCTCCCGGAGCAGAGAGATCAGCGAAGAGGTGGTAAATTCTCCTTCGGTCAGCGTCGGCGAGATCACGGACGGAAAGAGACGCTTCATATCGGCAAGCGAGTACGTCACCGATTTTTCGTCTTCTCCTAATGCGTACTTCGACGTACCGGGAGGGAGGGTCGCCACCGCAGAAGCAACCCGTCTCCCGGCCCGCCGAACAGTTTCTATACTAACTAACGGTCCCATTATTGCGTCGCCGTCTGGTCACCCGCACCACGGTTCGATCCGTAGCGGTCGTCCGGTCCGTGGCGTCGGGACAGGTCGATATTCTGATTACTTCTCGAAGGGGAATCCCCGGTCGGGTAGGCGGTTTTAATCCCGACGCTCCACGATTCGGGATACCAGTGCAAGCTGCCGCTGTAAATCGGGTACGGTGACAGGTAGGTATAATGCCCATGAAGAACGAGGTACGATGATGTCCACTTGTCTTCCGAAGGCATGATTCCGTAAACCGCGTGTCCCTCTTCGGGCGTCTGACCGCCGTGTGCCAAACCAGTGTGTTGGATATTGATGGGGTCGCCGTAATCGAACGGGTCGATCATCTGCATCGCCTGTCCGAAGTACACTCCGTTCTCCCCGTCCGCTCCGGGAACGGAAGGCATCCTTTCGAGATACCGTGAATACGCCCCCAGCTCAGAAGTCTCCCCGGTCGATACAGCGGGACTGAGAGGAACCGGAAACTCAGACAACTCCGAATCGGTGTAGGGCGTAACCGTCTTCCCAAGGAGAAACGCAATTCGGCAGATCATGTAGCCGCTCTTCGTCGGCTCGATGTCGGGGGGCTGCGCTGGAGCCAGCATAAATGCCATCCGGTGTGAAATGCGCGACGGGAAAAACCCATCGAGTGCCGCCGCCTGCGTGTCGTAAGAAACGACAGCGCGGGGCGTACCAGCCACCAGCGGACTTTTCAGGGTCAGAAGGAGCTCCCCGGTCTTGTAATTGATCGACCCGTTTTGGACAATCGCATCCTCGCTGAAGAGTCCGATAGACGGGGACGCCAACGAGGATGGGGAACGGGTAAAGGTTCCCGCTACAGTGTGTAGCTCGACCGAGAAGGTTCCCGGTGTAATGCTGTAATCCGTCGGGAGGTTCACATTGAGCGGACCGATCTGTGTTGCTCCGGAATAGCTCCCACTCGCAGCGACATCGTAAGACTCCGACCCGGTCGCCCCACCATTATAGTGCGGCAATTCCAAATGGAACATCACCTCGTTCATCCAGAACACCCGCATCAGCAACGACGGGCGCATCGTCTGCCCATAGTAATCGACACCGCCAAAGTCGTACTTCCACATCGTATCGACGAAGCTGGGGGCGTAGAACCTGCGGTACAGCCGATCTGCCGCTTGGGGGTAGTAGGAATCGAACGCATCGTCTCCCCAATACACCTCGGTCCGGAACGGATAGAGATGAAACGTATTGTCGGGATCGGCGAGCTTCGTGTTGGCCTCTCCCCCGCTTCCAAGCTTGCCCTGCAACTCGCGGAGAAGAACGCTGTGCCACCGTACCCCTGCTTCCGCCTGCGCCGCGAAGATTGGGGTATTCTGGGGCGAATCGCTTCCAACGACCAGCTCGCGGTATTCCCCATCAGAGGCGTTGTAAGCTCGGGGTCTTCCTTTGATCTGGTTGTACGGTTGAATCACCGTGTCGTTTCGCGCCCCTGAGTAATACCACAACCGCTGTGTTCTCCCTGTAGGAGCAACTACACCTGCAATAAAGTATTTGGGGTCATTCGGAAAACCTGCGCTGTTGTAAACATCTCCTCCGACGGGTTGATGATTCGGGACATAGGGGGCATAGCGACCATTAGCTCCATAATAATTATACGAATCCGCGCTGGTACTCGCCCACGTGGCCGCTCCCCCCAGCCCATAGGTATGATCGATGATGATGTCCACGGCAACGACACGCGCCCCCGCGCTCAGGCGAGAGACGTTTCCCCCACTCCATGTAAAGGGCGTCGCGCCGCCGATCCCGTTGATCTTGATTCGCCGTCCCGTCTGATCGTCGAGGGGAGCGATCTGCGCATTGGCAACCCGCGAATCGAGGTATGCTCGGTTGACGACATCGTATCCGTCCGGGTCGATTATATTGTTGCGGGGAAAATTCCGGGTGCGGAGATAGGTCTCATTGTCATAATCGTAAGAGCCGGTTCCGAAGATCAATTCGTATCCCGGTTCGGTCACCTCTTCGATGTTCGTGGCATAGGTATAGAAGTCCACGACCATTGCCGTCGGAACTTCCCCCGGATCGCCACCGTAGCCATCGGTGAACGTCAGCTTCGTCCCCGAATCGCCAATTTGCCCTTTGGCGTTGGCCCCGCCGGTATCGTTGATCGGAGACGGCTGAGAGAAGATCGTCGCCCCGTTCTGCGGAGTCACCGTCCACACCCCTCCGGACTCTTCGAGGATGCCGACCAACCGCATCGTGTGATCGAAGAGGCGCACGGAAGAGAGATCGGGCCGGATCACGAAATCGTGATAGAACTGGCTGACCCCCGATTCGGTCATTGGCTCGCGGACCCGCTCGACGCGCCCGCGCTTGATGTAAGCGGACTCCCGCGAGCGGAGAGACTTCAGAGTGACCGGCTGATCTCCCGTCAAAGGATCGGACAAACCGTGGATGTGCCCCGCTGTGGCATTCGGATCGGTATAGAGGTAACGGACATTGGTATTGCCCGAGCCGCCACTCCACTTTACCCGAAGCAGGCCGGTGACGTAATCCACGAAGAGCTCGTCGCACGACACGCTGCGCTGGTTGTCCAATGTCCCCTTCGCATTGTCCGACGCATAGGCTCCCGTTCTCCACACGTAAACCGATCCCGGCAGGATCACCCGGCCCGGAATCGGAGAAGTGATAATCGTCGCCGTCACGTCGTCGGTCGAACCGATGCCGGAAACGGTCTCGTGCGATCCGTTCTCGAAGTAGACCCCCGCACGCGGAACGCCACCCGCCCCGGTGATCGCATCGAACGTCCACAGGATGTCGTCGTAGAAGACCAACGATCCTTGGCTGACCCCCAGCGTACCTCCTTCGATGTGGAAACGGAGATACCCCGACTTGATGAACGCCGCAGCGTCCATCGTAATATCGCCCTGATACGTTTCCTCGTTGAGCTCACCCAGATCGCGGAGGAAATTCGTCAGCGCGTAGTAATACAGCGTCCCGATTGTCACCGACCGCGCATCCGTCGAGCTGACCGGGGGCGAAGGGATGATCTGTCCCGGCAAGCGGAACTCGGGGTTCTCCCCGTTGTCCATCGTCAGCAAGGCACCCAGCTCGAACGTCGTCGAGGCTCCACCCGTCGAGTCGGCCATGTAGACCCGCAACGAAGTCCACGCATCCGGGATGCTGATTACGCACTCGATAATCATCGCACCCATCTGCGTCGCCCCGGTGTGGACCAACCGATTCGCGGTCAGCGTCGTCGGGGAAGGAACCTTGTTAAGATTCGGAGCCGGAGCCGTTGTCAGATCGACGTTGAACCCCATCCGGTAGACCATGTAATTCGTATCGTCGTCATAGAACTCCTGAACGATGCCGGACGAAGACAGGTCGCCGATCAGGCGGACCAGTATCGAGTCGTCAGCGAAGTTGAAGAGCTGACGAATCGTGAGGTGGCGACCGTCGGGTGCGTTCCCCGGATCGTGGATATGCTCCTTCTCGTAAGACGCCTTATTCTCGTCGAGCTTGACCGCCGTTTCCTTCAGGGTGTAATACGGAACGGCATTGCGATCATCGTCCCAATTCCCCGCGTCCGCGCCGAGCTTGAGCTCCTTGATAACCGCTGTGATTGGAGCCGACGTGCTCTCCACCGACCGGACCGCGTTCAGGAGGTAGTCAATCGGCAGCTCGCCGAAGGTCGATTCGTAGCCATAGGAAACCGTCGTTTCGGTATTCCCCGCCTGAACCGATCCGGAGAGCTTGAGAAGAATCGGGGCCGCGTTGAACTGGTTGATCGAGTCGTCGTCCAGCCGGTCGGGAGTCGTCCCACTCGTATCGTCGGTGAGGTAGAAAACCGTCAGGTCACCCGGATCGGCGGTGAATGTCAGCCCGGAAATCCCGGAGCTGTAGGTCAACTCGCTTCCCCCGGAATTGACGGTCCAGCCGTTGCGCCCGTCCATGTTCCCCGAACCGTCGTCCACCGCGACAATCTCGTTGTCCGCGTCCCGCACGACGAACACCGTGCGGGGGATCGCATCGAGGTTCGAGAAGGACAGCGAATACGTCGGACCCGCCGCCTCGGTCATGGCCTCACTGAACGCCGCCCACGTCTCGTTGACGGTCAGGTTGCCGGTCGCATCCGGTAGCGGAGTAAGCCCGTCCCCCTCGGTCAGGACAAACTTGCTGCCGTAGGTGAATATGTCGTCCCCTTGCGGCTCCGCAACGAAGAAGACATAGGTATCGTTCTGAGCGATCCCTTCGACCAGAAACGTCCTCGGCGCGGCAACGGGATCGTTGATGATCTCGTTGATCTTATTCACCAGCGAGAGGATACTGGCGATGCCGCTTCCGGGTGCCGGATGATTGTTGATCGTCGTCATGTTCTCACCTCGTTATCGGATCACCAAGACCCACTCGAAATCCGCCGTGGAGTCCCCTGAATTGTAGACCTTGAAGTCCGTAGCGGATCGTTCTGTAACCCACACCTCGCCGAGCTGACCCGCTTCGCCGGGAGGCGTTGCGCCGTCGTCAATCGGGAAAATGTAAACGCCATAATCCGTCGTACCGAGATCGTTGGGCAGGGTGATCGTCTGCGATCCCCCGCCGTGACCGACGAAGGAGCTGGTTCCCCGCAGCGTTCGGGCCATCCCGCCGAAGATATTCCCTTCCGTCGATCCGCCCGTGTTGTAGGTGGGCGTGCCGGTCAGGATGGCAACGAAATTGTCAACGGCATTGGCGACGTTTTCGACATCGCCGATCACCTTCGTTACGTAGTTTCCGTTCGCCGTCGCCGCGAAGTACAGATCGCCGTTTACCACGGAAACCAAACAATCCGAGCCGCCGAGGGTCACGTCCTGCCCCTCTGCGTCGATCAGCGACACCGAGAGTCGGTCATTCGATACGCCCAACACAATGTCGCCACCGTTGGCAAACAGCATGTCCACGGCGTTGCCCCATCCTTTTCGGGGGAAGACAACGGCTCCAGCGGCGTCGCTCAACCCCGTCGCGCCCAGCGAGAGACGAGAGATCAGGCACCGCCAGTTATACCCGAACACCGCACCCTCGAAGTGCGCATCCCGGTACTCACAATCCTCGGTACTGTCGATGTAGACCGTACCTCCCTCGACCGACATCTGCTCGATGCTGGAGTGTTGTTTGATGAGGTGGATACTGTTCGTCTGGGTCGTCCCCGCAGGCAGCCCCGCCGTCGGCACGTCCACGTCGAACTCCCACGGGTTTCCGCCCGGATCGGGAAATCCGACGAAGGCACACAACTTGTGGTTCGCCCCGTCACTGAGGACCACTGTATCCCCCGGAACGAAACCGAGATCGACCGGGGTGGGACGGCCCGCTCGATAGGCCGCAGCGATCTCGATCCGATACCTCGTCGATCCGGCGGGCGCACCGCCCGGCGTTCCCGGAACACCGGCATAGGGATTGTCGCCGCCGTTGTAGGCGATCTCGATCCCCCCGGCATAGAACTTGTCCGAGCCGTTGAAGACGATCTTCGAGAAGGTCCGCCCGCCGGTCAGGGAAATCCGGGACGGCAGGTACAGATCGCCATCGAGCCAGAACAACCCCTCCACCTGCACACGCCTCGGAATCGGATCGTCTTCCGCTTCCATCAGCGTATGCAGATCGGCAAGGAGGTTAATCAACCCGACCGATCCGATGTACTGTGACCGGCCCTGAAAGATGATCCCGTCGGTGACTTCCACTTCCTCGGGAACCGACCGCTTCTCGGTCGAATAGAACTTCTCGATCTCCGCACCCCCACCGCCGTCTTCGATCACCCGAACATATCCGAGGAATGTCGCGTTGGCATCGGTGTACTGTCCGGTCCCGAGATCGCCGTCGGAGTCAATGGCTGACTGGATGTCCGAGGCGTCGGGGAGCTCGGGGTTCGTTCCCCCACCGATCACCTGCTCCGTGCCTTCAACCTTGATGATCTTGTAATCCTGATCCTGCCCGCGCCGCTTGTCGGGACGCGATACCAGATAGAACGCATCGAGACGCACGGACCCCGCCGTCGGAGCGTCCACGGCGAAGGGCGATGTCGCCTCGTCCATGCGGATGATCGTTTGATGGTATTCGTCGGAGTAGTACCGATCTTCCTGATACGGAGTGACCATCACACCCGGATTGATTTCCACCTCGTCGGGGTTCCCACTCGCTACCAGATCGAAACCCTGATAGACACCGGGGCGAAACAGACCGTGGAGCTCGTCGCCGGGGCGGTTGTACGGATCGGGCAGATTGATCTTCGGTACGTTGTCGATCACCACGCCCGGCGAACCGTAGCCGCCTGTCGAATCGTTCGTCCCGTCGGGCACCCAGACAAAGGCGAGGATGATCTCGTCGTCGGCCACCAGCCCGAAGTCCGGTTCCGGGTCCACCGCCGGGGTTCCGACATGGACCGAGTAGGTCGCCACGGGATTCGGCTGGTTGGTCAGCTCGTACTCGTAGCTCAGAGCCACGATGTCGATCCGCGCCCGGCCCAGCCCGTTCTCGTTATAGACCGCTGAGTACGGCGTATCCGGTCGTGTGGCCGGTTCCACATCCGCATTCTCGATGATCGTCACATAGTCCTTGCTGATCGCAACGGACAGGGCATCGTTCCCGCCGGGGTCCGCTTTCGAGGGCAGATCATCATGCAGCTCGCGGTTGATCCGCAGATACATCTTCCCGGCAACCACCCCGCCGTCGGCCACCTCGAAGCCATGATAGACTCCGGGCCGAACGACACGGCGGTTCATGTCGTTCATAATCCGGGTTTCATCGGGACTCTTGAAATCCCATACTCTCCGTTGCGCCATGTTATTTGTCCTCTTGCATCAGACGAGTGCATCCAAGCAGCGATCCCCGTCAAGCCACGGCTGACTTACCTCATTCGTATCGGACCGTGACGTTGTAGGTCTTGATCTTGTTGATCTTGCCGAGAAGGAACTCGACCATCGGGTCGGCAGCCGGGAGCTCGGCCCCATCGGAAATTCGCCGAAGCCGCAGAATCACCTGAACCTCGAACAACTCCCCGAACGTATCGAGAATCCCACCGAGATCGAAGTCGATCCCGCTATCGAAGGTTTCCCGACCGATGATGATTGACGTGCTCGCCGTTGCCAGCTCGAACCCGTAGAACTTCATCAACTGCTCGATAGCTCGCAACGTCCCCTTGCGCTGATTGATAAGCGGTCGGAGCTCCATGTAGACCCGCTGCTTCGACATCGGCCAATCGGGATTCAGATCGGCGATGCCGTAACGATAGGCCAACGAAGTCAGCCACTTCGGATCGCAGGTTCGCAGATCGAAGTGATTCCAATACCACTCAATCAATCCACGATGCCGATCCAATAGCATCCCGAGCAGACGCATCAACCGCTCGGTTTGCGTTCCCACAAACCCGTCGGTCAGATGCAACCGTTCCCCGTAGGGAGCGGTCCCCAGCATTTTCGAGGGCAGCCCGAGTGTGCTGGTCCGATCCAGCGACCGAAACGCTTCGGATAGAAACCCGATAGCGTCCCACTTCAGCGAGAAGTCTCTCCCCTCGTGCTTCAATCCCGAATACGCATGAGTCCGGTGGTTGGTCCACACCGAAACCCGGTTGATCGTCAACGCGGAATCGGGAACCCAGATCGAGATCAAACCACCCTCTTCGATCACCGAATACCGATAAGCATCGGTGCTGATCGGAAACGCAAACAACGCCACCGGGACGGCAGCGATATACGTGAACGTCGGCGTCGCGTCGGTCAGGTTATTCTCGTCGTCCCCAAACTGCATCACAAAATTCCGGAGACGATCTTCGAGGCGTTGCTGACCGGAGACCACCAGCGATCCGTCGGCTCCATCGTGAGACCACGACAGGCCGTCGTACTTGTACGGTGCGTAAACCACCTCCAGCGTATCGCCGGGGTTCGGAGCATGTGTGGGATCGAACTCCAACGAGTCGATCCCCGCTGCGGCATCGTAGTTGATCGACCCCCCGGTGACGATGTATCCGTTCCGTCCGAGAAACGATCCCGAACGGTTATCCACGGCCACGACAACGCCGCTGGCCTTGATAACAACCTTCGCCGTTCCGGGCTGAATATACTCATTACTCAAAGTAACCGAATACGGGTTCGTTCCGGTCATGTCTTCCCGGTAGTCGAGCTCGACCCGAAAAATCGTCGGCGATCCTCCCCCGTAGAGTACCCGATAGACATACCGCCTGCGCCGGTCGAGAATTACATAGCTGACCGGAACCCCGCCCCAGCTCGCTTTGTCGGCGAACTCGATAGCACTGTCGTCCGTTGTAAAGTCGGTAAAGACTGCGCCCGGACCGTACAACTCTTCCCCGAAGATTTCAGTCAGATCGAGGCGATAGTTTACATCCCCCAACGCCGGGTCTTCGGACGGGAGATTCGGGCTGCCGGTATCGGACGGGTATGTCAGGTGGATCAACTCCCGCTGCTCCGTGGTAAAGATCACCTGCGCCGGGGACGAGCTCAACTGTCCGCACCACGCAATCGAGCTGATCCGGTCTCCGGCGTTCAGCACCGGAGTCACGTTCATCTCGGCGATCACGAACCCGGTAGCGATCTCCCAGAACAACACAAAACTATCCCCGGACGGACTCACCGTGGCAATCGCCAGCGTATCTCGCGAGGTGATCGGCGGATCGGCGAGATTGACGATGCCTACGACACGCCCCGCGTAAGATTCGGGGAACGCAAAGTGCCGAGTGATTGGCGATCCACCCTCCAGAATCCCCAGCGTGCGGAAATACTCCTGCGCCAGCACATCGTCACGCCACTCCACAAACATCGTGAAGTAGTAGATACGCTCCGGCTCAATGACCGGCGGAACAACCGCCAGCTCGTTCGCCTTCGTCGTTTCCGAGGGCGAAGCGGTGAACACGATAGCCCCTTCGGAAAGGTTGGTCGGCCACCCGTGCGGAGACATCCGGATCGTGAATCTGCGGACCAAAGCCCACCACTGATCGTCGAACTCCCACGAGATAACGATCTGGGGCGTATCGAGCGCGGTCCGCGCCTCGAATGTAGTCAGGAATTTCGGGTTCATTAGCTGAACGGCGTTGTGTCGTCTTCGGGATAGTAAACCTCGACCTCGACATTCGAGAGGGAGGAAATTACGGGAACCTCCCCACTGCCGATCTGGATGTTCCCGCTGTACTTCGATGTGCGGAAGGACCAAACCGCACCGGCAGTCAGGGTGTCCGTCGGTGTTCCGAGGGTAAAGCGAATCTCGTTATCGGGCGAGGTGAACTGCTCGCCGACCGTTCCAGTATCTACTGTCGAGCCGTCGCGCTTGACGGTGAAGGTCGTCGGGGTGAGCTCGGTCACCGTCCACTCGCTGTACCCCGCCCCTGCCAGTACCTCGATGTCGCCCTGCATCGCGGGATCGGACTCCACCGATTGTACCACGCGAGGGACCGCCGTGAGGATCGGAAAATTAACCGACTGGATCAACGAGCTGTCTTCGATGTCGAGGATGATTCGGCTGAGCTCGGAAACCGTGAACGCTTTGCCGATCTCGATCTCGGTATAAACCAGATTCGCCAGTATCTCGTCAATCACCTTCTGGCGGATAACCGACCGGGGCAGATCGTTCGTCCGGGTAAAGACCCGAGCCGTGATCCGCAACTCGATAGGTTCGACCGTCTCGACGTTCACCACCCCGCCGATCACCTGCAACGGCTGGATCGTGTTCTTGACCAGATCGAGGAGAGCTTGGCTGGCAACCCCGCCGCCTTCGGGCATCACGTACAGGTTGAAAATCGAGCCGATGATGTTCGCAATCGCCGCGTCGTACACTCCCGGTACGTTGACGGCAATCGCGAGGAAGTCTTCTTCGTTGACGGCCCGCTGGTAAGTCTGCCCCAACCACGGAGCCTGCATCCGGATCGTGTCGGCGTCAGGGCCGTAGGAACCGCCCGCGCCTGCTTCCGGGTTATTGACGTTGAAACTGGCCGAGATCGGGCCGGTGATCTTCGTAATCGAATTGGCCGGAGTATTCCCATCGGAGCCGTTGCAGCGGATGTAGGAAACGGTGATCCGGGAACCAGCGGGAGGGGCCGCGCCCCACTCGTTATCCCCGAAGACGATCCGCGCCTTGGACAGGTCCGCCGGATTCGGTCGGACAACGTAATGCTCCGCGTCGCTTTCGGAATCAAAAAGCGTGAATGCCTGCCGTTCCCACAGCGTCGTCCCCACCCGAACCTCGATGTACTGGTACGGCGTGTAGGCGTTTTCGAGCTCGTAGGTCTGATTTACCTCCCCGCTCGCGCTCTCGGTCAGAACCTCCTCGATCACCCGCTCCCCCTCAACCGCCGCCACCGTCACGGTCTCTCCGGGAGCAGCCACGCTTCCCGAGGCCACGGTGAGATACTTCTTCGGGGGATTGTCGGCGGTGGTACAAGCCAAGTAGGGCGGGACGTTCAGGGTCGGACCCCCAACGGATGTGAACTCCAAATCGACGCTCGCCGGAGAGGGTCCGGGGTAGGCCCACGGAATCCCCTGCGCCATCAGCACAAGGTTCCGCTCCTGCTGCGCCATGCCCCACAGCGATTCGATGAAGTTGATGTCCTGCTGGTATCCGAGTACATCGAACAGGGCCACCCACGCCTGCAAGAACAAGCGGCCCGGATTGCGACGGGTCGAATCCGAAATCTCCGGGACGAACTCCGGGAGAAACCGTTCGAGCTCGGCGGTGAGCGCATCGTAGTCCTTAGCCGTATAACGAAATCGTCTCCCTAGCATATCAGCCTCGCTCGATAATCGTAACCGCCTCGGCGATCTCTCCAGTCGAGATCACCCGGAAGCGGATCGTGATTTCTACCAAGTGCTCGGTGTTGTATTGGGGTAGCGCACGGTACTTTTCGGTATCCGGATCGGTATTTACGTCGATCCCCAGAATCTCCACCCGATCCTCTTGCTCCCCCAGCTCGCGCCGCAGCACGGTTTCCAACTGGAGAGCCAACACATCGTCGCGCTGCGAGAACACATCATAGACCATCGAGAGGCCGTGGTCGTAGTTGAACATCCACTCGCCCTTGCGGTCTTGCAGGACCATGAGGATGTCCCACGCCAGCACCTCGGAATTGGTCACCCGATGCCAGTCCCCGTCGGGCTGTGCCTCCAACGGAGCGGAGAATCCTTCGAGCCACGTCATTCGTCGTCTCCCTCTTCATCCTGCCCGGACTTCTCCCGGTCCCGCACGTCGGCGAGGTAACCGTAGAGGTGCATCTTCTGCTTTTGACTGAGCTCCATCATGCAATCCCCGAGAAGAAGTTATCGAATGCGGTCAGCTGTGGCCCGCCCGCCAACAAGACAATCCCCCCGACGAAGTAATCGAACTCGTTGAAGGGCGGTTCGTTCGCCGCGTTCTGGAGCTCGGTCTTCCACCCTTCGATTCCACTGTTCGATGAAACGTAGATCGAGTAGATGCCTGTCGCCCCAATGATGTTATCGAACACGTCGATGAGCTCGGAGAGAGTCGTCACGATCTCATCCAGCTCATTCACCTTACGCTCAATCGCGTCGATGATAAAGCCCATCGAGTCGTCGATGTTCGCTCCAGCCCGGAGCGCATTGACAAGGGGAAGAAGGTACTGATCCGCGATCTCGAAAATGATCGGGAACAACCGGTCGAGATTGATCGTCGTCCAGTCCGGGGGGATACTATAAAGCCGCTGCGGAATGTACTCGACAGTCACCTTTTGGTCGTCGTGGGGATCGGTGCTGATTGTTAGTCCCGTAATCTCCGCATCTTCGTCATAGGTAACGGTGCCGCTTGCGGTGTACCCGTTGCGCCCGACAAACCCGCCTTGCCCGTCATCCACGGCAACCAGCTCAGGCGTCAGAATGCCGTCATCGTAGTAAACGAAAACAGCGTTCTTCCGCACCGGGCGACCGATCTCCAAACTGAAAGGGTTGGACCCCTCCATTTCCTTTTTGACCTTATCGCCCCCGTGATCGAAGGTATCCAGCATACCCTCGCCCATGATATTCGACAGGCGGCGAGTGAGCTGCTTGATCTCGTTGATATTCGTAAATAGGTCGGCGAGCTGTACGAGCACGTTTAGATACTCGGCAAACGACGGCGCACCCACGCACAAAACAACACCGGCCACATCCCCGGCAAAAACCGGGCGTTCGTAATCCCCGGCATCGTCGAACGATGAAATGATCCGCCGCTTGAATCGGTTGAATGAATTGCCGGTTGACCCCCCAAGGTATCGGTTGAAAAAGTAAGCGCGGTACGCTTTCCGAATACGCTCCTGTTTGTGGATGGAGCTGTTGTCGTCAAAGTCTTCTTCTTCGGAGATCGGCAACCCATCGAACAACCGGGCATCGTCGCGGAAATTGATCTGCAACTTCGCGACATCTTCAAGCCCTTTGTCGAGGACCGGCAGGTAGTAGATGCCAGTCGCCCGAAAGTCCTGAATGAAATCTTCGAGAGCCGTGGCGAGGGCATCCGCCGGGTTCCAAATCACGGTAAGATCGGACAGGACCAAACGGGCCACCTCCAGCCCGCTCTTGACCAGATCGAGGATCGGCGAGACGGCGGACACCACGCTCGATGCCGACGAAGCCATCGCCGAGACTTCCGGGGGGAACAGAGCTCCCAAATTCGCGGATTTCCACTCAGCCACGGTGCCGCTCCTCGTGCGCCCAAGCAAGGGTTTGGGCCAGATGGATCGCCCGGCCCACCTTCGCCACGAGAGCTCCCCGCTGGACCGCGAAGGTGTAGCGGGTCAACTCCCCGATGCAGCGGAGCCGGACAAGTGGATTATCATCCCAACAACCGGCCACGGCGGGGCGAATCTCCTCGGGAGCCGCCTCGATCATCTTTTCGCGCTGAGAGGCCCGTAGAGCCACGATCTCCCCCTCGGACGGCTTCTGACACCTCCATAAGGCTTCGGACACGCCCACGGGGCCAGAATTTTGCTTTTCGGGGGGTTTCATCGTCTTCTGAGATGCCAATTCGTCCATTTCGGCTACGTGATCGTCCCTACCACCGCGCCGCCGGGGGCGTGAGCCGGTACATTGACCACCGTTTGAGCAATCAGGTACGGAACCAGCCCGTTCGCGATCCCGGTCGCCAGAGCGGTCGAAAAGGCCGTCTGCTGCGCAAGGCTGAAGACCGGGTTGTTGGTATCCTGCGGAAACGTCGCCTGAAGCGCGGAGAGGATCGTCGGTTGCAAGGCGGTTGCAAGAGTCGCGGGTACGAGAGGCATCGTTTTCTCCTATCCTGTGGGGTCTGCTTTGACATCCACGGCGCGGCATGGAGTCCACGTCGGGTTGACAATCCCGGCGGTCGGGGGACTCGTCGGCGAGCCGGGGGCCGAACTGGTATGAACGTGCGTGAGAAACTGCCCCGCGTGCCATGCGTTCCAGATATTGAGCCACGCCGTGAAGCACATGAAATAATCGGTCTGCGACTTCGCGCTGAGGTTGATGTCGTTCGAGACGATGTTCACCTGCGTCGCTTCGAGGGTCGTCTCCCCGGTCGCTTGGATCATCACGAGATCGTTCGGCCCGGTGTTGCAGTGAATGTCACCGTCGGCGTTGACCTCGATGGTCGCCTTCCCCTTTCCAACCGGGGTGACCTCGATCAGAAGGGTTCCCCCGTTGGCCTTCAGCGACACATCTCCGAGCTCGGTCAGCCAATCAATGTCGCCCTGCTGGGTCGTCCACGAGAAACTACCGAGGTTGATGTCGAACATGAAGTCGCCGGAATCAATCGACCGCAGGATGTCGCCGGTCGTGATCTGGTCGATCATATCGCCTTCGGTGATCTGCCGAATGATGTCACCGATATTGACCCGCAACCGATACGATCCCTTGCGCGTCCCCAGAATCGTAGAAGGGGGAATAACCGGAACCAGAGTCGGGATATTGATGAGCCGGTCGAAGGCGAAATCCTGAACCAAGTCCTCGGGGTTGATCCCCGTCGGCGCGGTCAGCAACCCCGTCAACACCTGATAAAGCGAGCCGCCAATGGATTGCTGCAACGATCCGAGAACGGAGAGCACATCATCGTTGACGACCGTGATCCGCCGGTTACCGAGAACCGTTGTGTCCTCGTTTCCGCCGATCTCCCGGCTCTTGTCACCCCGGACCCGCGAATTGATCTTGTTGTGTTCCTCTTCGACGCCTCCTCGGGTGACCTGTTTGATCGTTCCGTCCTGCGCGTTGAAGATGATCGCGTTCCCGCTATGATCCTCCATAATCATCGGGGTATCGCTGTTGGCATCCATCACGAACTTGTCGCCGTTCGCACCTTCAAGCCGCACGATGGGCGATCCCTTGCGCAAACCCATCTCGAACTCTTGGGTCTGCGTGTTCTCCTTGTTCGTATTCCGCAGGATGATCCGTTCGTCGCCGAGGGTTGGGTCGAGAATGACCTCCTGCCCGGCCAAGTCTTTCAGGCGGATGTAACTCTTCCCGGCAACCATCGCTTCCTGATCGAGCTGGTCGCCCCGGATCGAGGAGCGGATGCCACGCTGTTCGGTGTTGTTCGCGTTCGGGGCCGCCTGCTCTTCCCCCTCGGCCACCACCGCGCCCTCTTCCGCCGGAGTCGTTTCCACTCCGCAGCTCATCTCGATCACCTGCCCGGCGCGGTCCACAATCACGAACGCTTCCTCGCCGCCCCGGTCTTCGGCATAAATCGTATGCCCCTTCGGCGACTTGTAGAGCAGCGTCCGCGTCGGCACGTTGTCGCCCTCTTCCTTCTCGAAGAAGACATCGTGCGGGGTCTCTTCCTGATCCTCGCTCGGCACCCACGTTGCGTCCGGATCGGGAGCCTCTTCGGAGCCGTCGGACTTCACCCGACCGCCCACCGTGTTCATCGGCTGCGCGAACTCGGGGTTGGCGCGGTAGGTGCCGATCACCACCGGGTAGCGGTAGTGGCCACGCTCGAACATCACCCACACCCCGGAACCGACCGGGATCGAGGGAGCACTGAAGGAACCGAAGTCGTAGCCACCGCCCCACTGCTCGGCTACTTCCGCCCACGGCAGGGCTTCCCGCGACGTGCGAGTCTCCGGGCCGTGCAACTCGTAAATGCGAACACGGAGCCTCCCCAGCCGCTCGGGATCGTCGATTCCCTCGACAATGCCTCGATAGACACCGGGACGATGAACGTCCTGCTCTCGTAGAGCATCCTTGATTTCGGCTTCGCGACTCACTCGGTATCCTCGAAGAACCGAACGCCTTCGGGAACCACGTTGGCCCCGAGGGCGTTGGAATTGCGCCGGAGCTGGCAGGTCACCGTATACCCGGTTCCGGTTACGATCTCGTGACGCGCCTGTTTCACAAACCAGAGACCGGACGACCAATGAATCTGCCCGTTCGGAAACTGAACGATCACGCGGATAATGTCGTAGGCGCGAATCCCAATCGTGCTCGGAGAGCCGTTCAAGGTGATCTCCGCTTCGGTGATCGTATTCATCAACCGCGCCCACCGATTCTCGGCAATGGCGCGGATCGTCTCTTCGTTATTGGCTTCAATCGGCAGGGTGATCGACGTGTCGAGGGATTCCTCGTCCGCCGTATCGTTGATCTTCGCATCCCCGAAAACGGCGCGGTCGAACTCATCGGCGATCAGGTTGACCAACTCGTCCCGGAAGCGAGTACCGGCACCGCCGATCCGTCGCTGTGTCTCCGAACGCGGCATCGGGACGATAGCTCCACCGCGAGCGAGGAACTGATTGAGCTTCCCCTCTCTTGCCATCGAGGTTGGGTTGACCGGAATCGTCATCCACTTCTTGCGGGTGGCGTCCCAACCTCGGAACTTGATGCCTTCCGCGCCCCACGCCCCGAGCGTCGCCCCGTTGAAACTCGGCGTGAACGACAGCACGTCCGACTGCCCCGGCCCCCCGAGCCACGAGAACGTCGGTATCTCAACCTGATCGCGCTCGAAGAGCGGAGACGAGAACCGGATGCCACCACCGTCACGACCGTCCTTGAAATAATAATCGCCGATTCCATCCTTGTTCTTCGCCAGCTTGACCAGCTCCGACTGGATGAAGTCGAACGGCTTCTTCGGCTCGGTCGTTTGCGAGGGAACGAAGATGTCCTCCTTGGTTTCCTCGACCCGGCGCAGATCGACCCCATCCCCGAAAATCTTCTTGGCGATGATGATAACCGCCTCGGAGATCGTCGTGTCCTTCGGGAACTCGATAGGCTCGTTGTACTGGATATTCTTCCCGGCCCCCGCCGAGTAGCCGGTGATCCGAATATCCATTCCCGCCTCGAAGGTCGGCAGATAGTGCGACACGTAGCAGCGAAGCAAACCCGTCGTCGCCACAGGCTGATTCGGGATATTGTAGTAGCCGAACTCCATCTGTACTTCACTCTGCCGCCGCGCCGAGAAGAAGATATTTTCGATGTCGGTATAATTCGGGTCATGCAACCCGAGCTCGAAGCTGAAGAATCCCGACTCGTTATCCTCGAATACGAAGTCGGTCAGGTATTCAGGGGGAACCGGAGTCAGGTCTTCGTCATTGAGCGACACCTTCACCGCCGGGTAGTTGATGAAGTCCGTCATCCAACCAACCTCGAAATGACCCGGTTGTAGGCAGGCACCCGCAACCGCTGCCCGGCTTCCACATCTGACAGGGGATCAATCACGTAATTGACGACCATGATGATCCAGTAGAGACGATCCGTGTTGCGGTACGCATCGCGACAAACCAAATCGGGGCGTTCCTTCCCGGCGGTTACTTCCAAGAAGCGGTCGGTGCGCTGACGCGCAAATGTTGGGGGATACCACGATGCGAGCGTCGGTACGTTCTCGTACTCGACCACATCCAAGTCCTTCGTCCGCGAGAACACGTTACTCGATGCCACCTGCTTTCCGATCTTCCGGAAACGAACGTCGGGAAAGTTATAGTTTATAGGAAGTCCTCTCATAGGATTGTCCGTACATCGGAGTACCCGAGCATCTTTCCGATCCGGGTAAACTCCAGCGTCATGTCAACAAATTGCGGTAGAAAATTCTCGTCATACGGGGGGCTGATATTCGGATTCCATGCGCTGATGAACCCCTCTTCGTCGAAGAGCTTCCCCATCCACAACCGCACCACATGCGGCGGGGACAGAAACTCCCCGGCCAGATAGTCGGGGTAGAGCAGCGATTCGAGGAACCGCAGATCGTTGATTACATCCTCGGTCGTCCCGCCGTCGTTCCGCTCGACGGACGAAACCAGCCGAAACGGAAGCGAGAGTGTCTTCGCCCCGGTGTGGGAATAATGAAAGAAGGGCTGCGAGGTTCCACGCGGCTCCTTCCCATCGTAATTCGCGGTCACACTCATGCTGACGGTAGAGAGGAACAGCAACTCCACCGCCTCGCCCGTCACCGTGTCGATGAGGATCGCTTTGGGCATCGTGATCGGCATTACTTCGGTCCCACCTGATTGATAACGGCTACCTTATCCACGTCCGTTCCCGGCTTCGACTGGCGGCGGGATTGGACCCGTTGTTCCACGCGCTGACCCTTCATCATCCCGAGCTGGTTTTCCATCACGGACTTGATGCCTTCGAGTAGCGAGACGATGTTCTTGTCGGTCCAATCGGTTTCGACCTTGAGGGGCTTTCCATCATCGCTTCCGGAGAGCATCGACTTGATTGTCTGCCCGATACCTCCAATGCTCGAATCGGTAGGCGCGGCGGAAACCTTCCCCTCGGTAAACTTCACATCCGCTCCGGGAATATCCACGTCGGCGGCGGTCGATGGAGTGAACAGCGACGCATCGGGGTTCATCTTGAAGAAGTCCATGAACCCTTGGGCCATGCCCTTTCCGGTCTCGAACACATCGCTAACCGCTATGTCCTGACCGAGACCCTTCAGCGCACCGACTCCCTCCTCGGCCAGACCCCGCATGTAGGCTTCGATACCTCCGCGATCCATTGTCAGTGTTTCGGGACCACCCCCACCCGGTTTCAACTGCGAATTAGGATCGACCTGAACCGGAGCCTCGACCGGAATCTCCATCACCGCGTTCTGGAGGTTGTCCATGATCCGCTGTACGGTCTTCGGACCCAGCCCCAGATTTTCGAGGAAGATTTTCCGCTTCGTCGTGTCATTCAACTGCAACGCCAAGCCCTGCGCCAACGCCTCGGACTCCTGTGCCATCCGCTTGAACTTCTCGCTGCTCTTGTCCATTCCGATCATCTCCGAGCGCATATCGCGGAAGGTGTCGATCAGGTTGGCATTCGCCTCGACAAACTTCTCGTTGAAACCGCTTGCCCGTATCGTCTCCTCGTTGTTCTTCTTGATCTCGGCGTTCCAATCCTTGTACTTCTCGATCAGGTAGATCACCCCAGCCGTCGCCGCCGCGAGAAACGCCAGCAACGGATTCGCCAGCGCGAACTTCGCCAGACTGATTCCGAGCTTGAAGACGGCGGGGACCAGAACCTTCATCATCGTCCACCCGAGCTCCACCCCCGCTTTGATCGTGAACCACATCGCCGGGAGGACCGCCTTGCGCAGAACGACCAAACCCATGTGGAGTAGAGACTTCGAGAGCTTGTAGGTCGCAATCAGGGTGTACTTCGTAATAACGTATCCCAGCTTTACCATTCCCACCGCCAGCCGACCGACGTGTCCGATCAGCTTGAAGATGCGGTCGCCGAAGACAAACACCGCCGCCGACAATCCTGCAATCTTGAGATGCGTCTGCTGGGTCTGCGTATCGAGATTGGTCCACCACTTGACCAACTCACGACCCTTTTGAAGCAGCGGAACAACGACCCCGACCAGTATTTCGTTAATCGACATTCCCGCCTCGGCCCAAAACGCCATGAAAACATCTTGGAAGCTTTTCCATGCTTGCGTCAGGCGATCAAGGCGATTCTTGGCCGCGTCTGCTGCCGATTCCCCTTCTTGCGCCGCCAACTTCGCGGCGAGTATCTGCTTAGCTATATCGGTTGAGCTCATCTCTCGTCCGACATTCAGCAACTCCTGCCATGTGAAACTCAACTGGTCCAGCGGCTCAACCATCCCCTTCAAGCGGAGAGCTCCCTGCGGACCGGAAGCGATCTGATTGAGCTGCGAGGTGAATTGCGTCATCACCCCTGCGTAGTCCTGCTTGTCGATCATCTTTTGCAACGACATCGCGTCGATACCCATCAACGACGCCAACTGATTCGTAAACGCACCGGCACCGGTCACCCGACCGAGCTCGTCTCGGCCCAACTCGACCTCCTCGGACAGCCGGGTAAACATCTCCGAGATTTTCGATTGATCGAGGAACTTGCTGTAGACACCCGCAATCGACTGGAGCTCGGTGATAATTTCCTCCCGAGACTTCGCCGTGTTCTCGGGAAGGAGCTGCATCAGCCCGGTCAGACTGTTCGTAAAGCTCACCAACTCTTGCGCCGAAATGATTGTGTTATCCGTAATGAACTTGATCCCCGCCCCGATGTTTCGCAGACCTTGGGTGCCGATCCCGTAGAGGTTCGTCATTTGATTGAACATGTCGCCGACTGCCTCGGCACCGAGCTCGGTAGCGCGGGCCAACTCGACGGTCGCAATCGTGTAGTTTTGAAGATCGCGCACGCCGGATTCGACGGTCTTGTTCATCATCTGAAACTTCACGCCGGTCTTCGCGATTTCCGCCACCCGGTCGTTCCCTACTCCAAGGATTCCGGTATACTCGCCCATCCGAATCAGGGATTGGTTGACCTCCTCCATCGCCTCGGGGGTCAGAGACAGCGACTCGTTCATGTCCCTCACCCGACGCTCGAAAGCCAACGCGGTCTTCAGAAGCGAGGCAAGGATCAGCCCAACCGACGCGGCCCGGAGAATCCCCTCCAGCTTCGAGAACGACAATCCTAGTTGATCCAGACCGAGGACGTTATCGTTCACCGCTCCGTGGAGCCGACCGAGACTTGTCCGCTGCATGTCGAAGCTCTTGGTTCCCTTGTCCGTCGCGGACTGCGCCTTCTTCTGGCCGGACGCCATCTGCCCCAGCGAGCCGAACCCCTTCTTCATCCGACCGAAGAGGCCCGTCGCCGCCTCGTTCTGCTGCTCGGTCGCCCTCTTCTGTTTGAGTACCGCTTCGGCGGCTTCCTCGGATGCGAGCTTGAAGTCCTTGTTGACCGTCACGCTTTCCGAAACGATCTGATTGAAGGAATCGACCTCGGAGAAGGCCAGACTGATCGCCTCGCCAATCGCATCGGCCAGCATCTCCCCGAGCTGCTGAATCCCCTCGGGGTCAATGAGAGAAGACCCGGAAACGGGGTTGATGGACGACCCGGCGTTGTTCACCGTTTCGACCATCCCCTGCGTTTCGCTCGCAAACTTGGCCGTCTGTCCGGCGGACGAGAGGAGCTGCTGATCGTAGCCCCCGAAAATCTGCTGGAACTTCTCGGCGGCCTTGTTCATCGACTGGACAAACTCCTCCATCCCCTGTGTCACCACAGCGAGAGGTTGGGACGCCTGATCGTTGAGCTCGACGAGCCAGACTAGATCGTTCATCGTTTGAAGAGTCCCTTGAAGAGATTGCCCATGCTGCGACTGTCCTTCGCAACTTTTTCCTTCAGCTGCGCATAGAGGTAGTTTCTATCGCGCACAGTGAGGCGATAGTATTCGACGGGCGAGAGGTTGCCGTGCAACCACATGTCCGCCCGCATCTGGGCCAGCGCGGCGGCGTTCGGTACGACTTCGCTGAAGACCAGCTCAGCCGGAACGCCTTCGAGGACGAAAAAACTCTGTCAGATCGAATTTGATCGTCAGCTCGTTCAACCACCCGCAATGCACGCAGTCCTGCTCGCGGTCTAAATCCACGCCGATGCGGTTGTCTTCGAGGGCGTCGGCATACGCCAAAGAGATCTCGCCCTTCAGCTTATTGACGACATACTTCAACGCCTCGCCGATGTTCTCGGGAGCTTCGCCGTTGACTTCGACCAATGAGAGGGCTTTGCGATAGCGGTAGGCGGGATCACCCTTCTTCCCCCCTCCTTTGTTCCGAATCTGATCGGCGTAGCGCAAAGCGGACGCCTCATCGGAACCTCGAAGGTGCCGCCACTTGATCGTGTCGCCATTGGGAAGGTGGAGCTCGAACGGTTCGCTCCACTCGGTCTGATCCTCGGGGGGACGAAGGAGCGGAAGCTGGGAGATCAGCACCGTATCCCGCATCTGCTTCCCGCAATTTTCGCACTTCCACGAAAACGTCCAGTTTTCGCCATAGGAATGCAAGCGGGTATACAGAAGCAGGAACAGCCGATCTCCCAGCAACAGCTCACGGAGAGGGACGGGACAGCGCACGATGTTTTCCAGAATGGCATCGACCAGATTACGCTTCCCGACGCTGGCGGGGTTGGCAACGATTTCCTCTTCTTCGGTCCCGAGTACGCCGACTTCGACGGCTCCGTTGGGAACCCTGCCGCCATACGGCAGACCGCGAGAGGGGAGATGTACCAGTCTCCAGTCCTGATTGACGTTCTCACCCATTTTCGTACTCCTTGCTTAATCGGTTAAATAATCGGGTGTATTCGGTTTCCTATCTTAGATGTCGCGATAGGCGGTGTCAACGGAGAGCGTCGCTTCCATGACAAGATTGTCCACGGTGGCGTGATCGAGATCGCCCCAATTCGCCGACTCGATGAACAGCCCCTCCATTTTCCAGAGCCGTTCGTGAGAGCCGTCGGGACCGAACAGGACGATGGTTCCGTCCCGCTTGTAGTCGGCGGGGAGACCCATGCTTCCCGTCTTCGGATCGCCGGTCAGCTGATACCACCGCCAAAGCGCATCGCGAGTCTCGCTGTCGATGAAGTCGCGGACGCGGAGCGAAGTCGTTCCGACGATGATCTTCCCGGCCATGTGAACCTGCTTGTTCACGTAGTCGATGGTCACCTTCTCGAACGAGCTCTCGGGGATCGCACCACCGGCCACGCCGAGGATCAGGGTATCGGAGTCCTGTCCGGGCAGCCCGTGGATTTCGATGGAAAACTGGTTTTGCAACTGCGGGGTAAACTGCCCCGCCTGCTGAGCGATGTGGTTGGGCGCAAGAATTTCGGCCATGTCGTTTCTCCTCGTCTGGGGTCAGTAGACCGCGATTAGGCCGCCTGAAGCAGCTCTTGAAAGTCGGCCCCTTGCGAGGTGAGGGTGAAATCGAGGATGATTACTTCCGCCGACTTCGTGGGCTTCAGTAGAATCTTCCCTCGCATTTCGTTCCGCTCGATCACCGCCGTCGGGTTGGTCGTTTCGTCCATCACGATCTGGTAGTCTTGCAGACCACGACGGGCGAGCACATCCCGCAACGGGGGATCGACCACACCGCGCCACGACCGCCACGTCGGCGCGTCGCTCTGCTCGAAGGTAAAGTAGCGGGTCGAGGCCGTAATGATGGACTTGACCTTGTTGAGCATCCGGCGGACATTCACCCGGTCCAAGGCCGTCGGGGCACGCTGGAGCGTCTTCTGTCCGTAGATGAAGATGCCCTCGCCGACGAAGCTCACGATGGGATTCACGTTCTGGCCGGTCCCGTACATGACCTCCCGCTCCCCCTGCGAAGGCGAGTAGACGGCCTGCTTGGAATTGACCTTGCCGCGACGGAGACCGGCGGGTGCCCACCACGGAGCCGCCACCCGGTCGGTACGGGCAATCGCCGCTGCCACGAAACCGGAAGCGGCCACGATCACATCCTGCTCGTTGAACTCGTCGTAAACGATCTGCTCGCTCCACCACAAGCCACCGTAAGACGAATTGAGGGCCGCGCTGCCGCCGCCGCTCGGATCGTTGTGCCAGTCCACAATGCCCTGCACGTCCAGACCCATCGGGCCGTCGGGGACCGCGAAGGCATCCTTCCGCGCCTCGGCGGTCAGAAGGAGCTGATTCACCACGCTCTCGTCGTACATGCCGGGAGCGATCAGGGTATCGACGTAGACCTCTTCGACGTTCTCGAACTTCTTGATCGCCGTGATCGCCTTGCCGACCAGCGTTCCGCTGAAGCCGTTGAGGCCACCCACGAACACCACCGGGTCTTGGGCCGTACTCGGCTCGCCGGGGCCACCCGCCGACAGCACCGTGGCTTCGAGCCATTCGCTGCCGTCCACCGGGTCGTTGATGATCTCCTCGACATCGGCACGGGACAGGTTATCCCAGACCTCCAGCTCTTGCAGACCGCCATAGGTCTCGTAGAGCGTGATCTTGAAGCCGGACTCCGTACCCGCCGCGACGTTGAGCTGGAGCGTGTTGCCGTAGGTTCCGTACTCCAGTAGTTGAAACTGAACGGAATCGACATCCCCCGCATCCACCAGCGTCGCAATGGCACGTCCGGTGTAGGGATCGGACAGGTTGATGTCGTCGCCCGTACCACCCGCATCGGAAGCGATGCGGACGAACCACAACACATTCCCCTCGCGCAAGAACTGACGGGCGGCGTAGAACGCCTGACTGTTGGGGTCGGGGCGACCGAACTTCGTAATAAAATCCGGCTCGTCGGTAACGAGCGTCAACTCGTTCAGCGGTCCCTTCGTGGCCGTACCAACCATACCAAGTGCGGTAGGGGCAGCTCCGGCGGCGTAGAGGGACAGGTCGATTTCTCGGGGGTATACACCCGCGCTCACTGGACTCATCTCTGTACTCCTTTCAGTTAGGTTGAGATACCGATGGCTGCGTTACGGCCTGCTGTGACCAAGCTGTTGTAATCGGTCGCGTCCTTCGGAAACACAGCATAGTAGTACGTCTGGCTGTCGCCAACTGCATCGACGTATTCCTCCTCGCCACCGGCCTCGGGACTGCTGTTCTCGTAGACCGCTGTGCCATCGGATTCGTCCGTCGGATAGCTCCCCACCTTCCGCACAAGCCGCACGCTGTCCAACGCCTCTTCGTTCGGATTGGTCCAGCTCAATGTGATCTGGTCGTTCTCGTCGGTCGTTGCGGTGAAGTCGAGAATCTGAGATGGGGAATCGGGGGTTGCGGACACGGCGTTGAAGCCCGGCGTCACCGCCGTCTGCCAATTCATCGCCAAGTCCCGAACGAAGATCGAATAGAAGTATTCCGTCCCGTCGTCCAGCCCCACGTCCTCGACGGCAAGGGGTACGTTCGGCGATGCCTCGCGCACCTCCTTCACCAACGTCGCCTCGGGATCGTTGTAGGCGGTCGGGTAGGTATCCTCGCGCCGCAGAATCCGCAGTGAGTGGATGTCTTCGTCGGGAGGATTCGTCCACCGCAGCGTCGTCTTCTGCGACTCTCCGGATTGTGCGGTCAAGTCCACCACCTGCTCGGGGGGATTCTGTTCGGTGAAGATCAGGAAGTCGATCCCCACCCGCCGCACAATGTCGGGGGTCACCTCGGTCGGGAGGATCGTAATCGCCCCGGCCAGCTCCACCTCGACATCCTCCTTCGGGACGAACTTCGAGTCGAAGCCCTGCATCGGATTCCCTACGGTAGCCCACTGCCCCTGACCTGACTGGTTGTAGATCACCCGAATGTCGTCCGGGGTAAACGAACCCGGATTGAACATCGGCTGTCCGTAGACAAACAACCCGCCGATCTGAGAGGCTTGGGCTTCGGGGTTTGCCCAAATAAATTGCATGTCGCTCTCCTCGTTATCGTCGCCGGTTAATCGACTTCTTTCACGGTGGTCAGCTTGACCATTTTCTTCTCGACGAGAACTTGGATGTGCCGCGTGATCTCCTCCTCGCCTACGATCAAATGACCGCGTGCGGTGAGGAACCGGGTCTTGTACTTCCCGGTTTTGAGATCGTTGAGGAGCACATCGAAGCCGGTGCGGGTGAGGTTCTGAATTTTGATCTTAGTAGTCATGGGGAATCGTCTCCGACCAATAAAGCTCTTCGGTGTCCATATCGCACACGTCGATCCGGATTCGCTCGACCAGCCAACCCAGCTCGTAGAACAACTCGTCCAGCGTTCGCCACGGCTCCTCGAAGAGCGGGAACAGGTGCGCCTTTACCCGAAGGGTATAAGTGTAGCGAACGGTTCGATCCGCTTCGTCAGGCTCCAAATCCGAGGTATGATCCCCCGAACCGTCGAGGTAAACTTCGATGTACTTCTCCCCCCACGGGTAGCCGACATCGACGAGGATGTAGCGCGGGGGGAGATTCCAAAACAGCATCATCATCTTCCGCCGCCAGTAATTCATCTCCCACATGTGCTGCGTCCACATGTCGATCTGGTAGTTGATGATGATCGGCGTCGGCGGATCGGCGATGATCGCCCGGTTCGCCGCACTCTCCGGATCGGGAATCTTCCTAATCTTCGTTCCGAAGCGACGCTCCTCATCCGGATCGTCGTTCATCCGCGTGATCGAGATACGGGGCAACGCCAGCTTCAGGTTCTCCGGAGTCCGCCCCGAGAGGTAGTCGATAAACTTCCGCTCGGGCGTCAGGAGAAACAACTGCGCCTCGTGACGCGGGATGATCGGAGCGAACTCACACGCCATCAGATCGAGGATCGCCTGATCGTATAGGTACAGCGTATTCTGGATCATCGGCCCGGCTTCTTCGGCACCTTCGGCTTGTTCAGGTGGTGCGCCTGAATCACGTTATACTTCCCCGCGATCCACTCGGCCTTGCTCCGAATCTCCTCGTCGATTCTCCGGTCGGCGATGATCGAGTGGAAAAGCGATCCCACGGTATAGTCTGATTCGGTCGTGAATCTTTTGATGTGCTCGAAAACGATTTCCTCCTGCTCCCCGTCGAGCTCGGCATAGAGATCGGTCAGCTCGTCGTAGGCCATCCCCGAGTGCGCGGTTGCAATCGGGGAAGTCGGCGACAACAGGCTTTCCATAAAGTCCTTGCTCGGCATGAAACCTCCTACAGGAGATCGGCGAAGGGATCGCTTTCGTCAATCGTAGGCCGCTTCTTCTTCGGCGGATCGGGAACCCGAGGCGGACGCCTCTTCGGTTTCACGGTCCGCTTCTTCGGCGGCTGTTTCTTCGGCTTACCCTTCCCGAGATCGGGAGAGGCGGCATTCGTTTTCCGTCGCGACTTCAGCTCCTCGGCCACCGCCGCGTAATACTTCTTCGCGAACTCGGGATTAACCTTCAACCACTTGGCGATCAGGGGACGCCACAGCGGACGAGGGGGCATGATCTCGCCGGGGTTGGCAATCGGCGTGCCGAACTCCAGCCACCGCGCCAACTGGGGAAGGTTTACCGGACGCTTCCGCTTCTTCGTTTCGGGGTGGATCACGTCGGCCACCCCTACATGCGCGTAGCCCTGCTCGTCCGCCCACGCTTCGATGTTATCCCGGTAGAACTGCGTGCGGATGTAGATACGCGGATCGTAGAGACCCTTCAGCTTCCGCCGCAGGTACTTGTTCGAGAGCGCAGCCCAATCGTATCGCTGCTGCGCAATGATTTCGATGGCCTCGTCGCGGATCGCTTCGGCCACCTCCATTGACACCTTCTCGGCAGCGACCTTCTGCGCCGTCCGAAACACGGAAACGAAACCGAGCGGCGAGGACTTCGGAATCTTCACCTTTGGTTTCATTCCGCGTATCGCCATTTATTCCTCCAAGACCGCTGTGTCTTCCGGGTTCTTCTGCGCCCGCTGGATGCCGACCATCATCTCCCGCTCGGTAAACATCAGCGGGATCAGATCGCCACCCCGGTCTACCAAGAAGGTCATGTAATTCGGATTCGACAGCGGATGCGGATTCTCATTCGCCACGTCGAAGACGTTACCTAGCTTGTCTCGATCCCATGCCATATCAACCTCGGATTACTCTGCGGAGCAGAATTGTCGATTCCCCCATTCCGGTCATATCTTCGACCTCTTCCTCGCCCTCCTCTTCGGCCTCCTCGTGCTTCGGGTCCAGCACTTCGAGCAGCGTTTCCGCTTCGCCGAAATGAACCTTCTCTTCGTGAACCAGACTTTGCAGCATCGTCTTCACCCGAGGATCGCGAGCTTGCTTCAGCATGTTCTCGTAGAGGGTGACTGCTTCCATCTCCTCGTTCATCACCTGCCGAAGGAGCTGCACATCGTCCATCGGGACATCGAGGGTGCCTCGCGCTTCGTTGATCTGTAGGGTCAATCGTTTCTTCATCGTAGCCTCACGAAGTAAGAGGTTCGTGCGTCAGGTTCGCCGCACACACAACGTGCAACGGGTATTGGGTGTTCCCCCAGAAGTCGTGAATCTCGGCGGTCCGCAGCTCATACTGATTCTTGATCGAACCTTCGACCATGAAGTCGATGCGGTCGCCGATCTTCGGCCCCTTCGTAATATCCCGAAAGTCGATTCCCAGCCCTTCGAGAACCGCAATCGAGAACACGACAAGGATGTCGGACGTACGATTGAGTCCCCACTTGTCCGCCGTCTTCTGGTCGATCTCCCGATTGATGTAGACCGGAAGGTCCACCACCGGATCGCTGTACGCAGCGGTGTCCGGCCCATCGTCGGTCACCGCGCCTTCCACAGGCTCGCCGTAGATATTCCGCGACACGCCCGACCCACCCTCGGCAGCGGACGCCTGCTGCACGAAGTACAGGCGGTGACGTTGCATCTGAAGGAAATACCGCTCGCGGTCCCACGCCTTGATCTGAGCAAGGTCTTTCGACTCCTGCCAATGTAGATTCGGAGTATCGACCATCGGTTAGATTCCCGACCCGACCAGCGGTGGCATGAAGTCACCCTTGTCGTTGATGAAATCCTCGGTGATCTTCTCTTTTTCTTCTTGCGCCGTGCTGACCAGATCGGAGCCGTTGAGGTTTTGCCCCTCGTTCTGCCCCGGAATCTGCCCACCGAACTTCGCACGCTTCTCGCCAATCAGCTCCTTCCCCAACGCAGCGGCGTAGAGCAGGAACCAATGCTGATCGGCCAGCGGAATCTGTTCGATATGATGCAGGTCTTGGTACTTCAAAACCACCTGTGGAATGTTCGTCGATTCAGGAACCGGATAAATCCACAGCGTCCCGATCCCCGGACTAGGGAAATCAGGATCGAATCGCCAATCGAACTCCGCGCTGACGATCCGCTTCGCCGTTTCGAGGTAAGACAGGTCCAGATGCAAGTCTCCGATCTCGGTCATGTACCGAATATCGAAGGAGATCAATTCGTCGGGGCTGACCCCCAACCCCAAACCCAACTGCGTGCGCGTTGGGGGAACGAGAACATTCACCGCGCCGAAGCCCCACTGCTGATCTCCGACGCTGTTGTCCAGCTCGTACTGCTGAACGCCGCCTGAAACCGGAACCACGGTATAGCCGTACTTCGGCCAGTACCGAGAGTACCAGAGCAACGCCTCGGCAATGATCCCGTCGCGCTTCAGGTCCGAGTCCGTTCCGCCCTTCCCGTAGAAGTCGTCGTCGGCCAACTCGACTGTGAGCGAGCTGTCGCCCATCTTCCGCTTCACGAGGTTCGGAATATCGGCAACGGCTAGGGTTCGGCTGATCGTGGTCATTCGTCTTCCGGCGGCTCAGTGAGATCACATCCGCACTCGGGGCACCGCTTCGGGTATGCTCCCGGATACTTCGGAACTTTGTAGCCACAGCCGGGACACTGCCGCTTCGCCGGTAGGCGTTGCAGCATGTTAATCATCCCGTTCGTGGCCTGTTCCATCACATGATCCGGATCGAGGCCGTTCATCACGCATTGGATCATCTGATCGGCGATCTGCATCTGAATCTCCCTTGAAATGGAGGGCGGGCGGACCCGCCCTCCACACTACCCTATGGAGTCAACCCCCGATTAGGAGGGCTGCAACGTCAGGTCAATCGCGCCGTTCGCGTAGAACTTGGAGTCGATGGCCTTCGTGGCATACCGACTCGCAATCGCCTTGCGCAGCACGAACTCGGCGTTCGGGCTGTTACTCAGCGGCGTCGCGTAGAAGGGCACGTAAGGGGCCAGCACGTAGCCGGTATCGAACATCTGATCGCCCTTGTAGCCAATCAGGATGTCGTTCGGCCCGCCGTAGGTGTCCACGTAGACGGTCCAACGGCTATTGAGTGTACCGGCCTTGAACACGCCGCGCCCGGTCAGGTTGTCGAGGTTACCGCGCCAACCCGGCAGGGTTTCCAGCACGTTCGCCACCTCCAGACCGCAAACGATCCACTGGCCGCGAGCACGCTGCGTCGCGCCGAGAATATCGTTGCTGATCCGGGTCAGGGTGTCGATAATGCTGAGCTTGTGCTCGGTAAAGGAGATACCCGAGGGGGCTTTCCCTTCCCAAACACGGATGCCGTTGGGCACCGCCGGGTCGTACACAGCGGTCGCACGGGCGATGGCCTTCAGCTCGCGAATGACACGCCGGTCGATCTCGAACTTCAGCTCCAGCCCCAGAGCGTTGACGAGGTTGTTCTCCAAGTCTTCGCCGTGGACGACGCGCAGATCGTGGCTCGCCTCGACGGTCCACTTGGCACGCAGCTTCGTCTCGATGGGGCGCACTTCCGTCGATTCGAGGGTCATTTCGAGCTCGGGAAGCTGGGTATTTCCTTCCATCACGTAGACGTAGCTCACCTCGCTCACCGCAGCCGAATTGCCGCTGTAATCGAAGTCCACCGCTCCGGTCCGGTAGTCAATGGTATTCGTACCGGCACCCGTGTCGCCGACGATGTTACCGTTACCGTCGTCCTGCACGGTCAGCACGCCGTCGGTCGCCTGAAAGGTGTGCGGACGGACGGGCGAGAAGCCCAACGTCCCGACCTGATTGGTCGCCCCGGCAGTACCGAAGGACTCGGCGGTGATCCGCTCGCTGGCGTACTCGTCGTTCGGAACCTCGATGATGTCCTGACCGGCCACCACCGCACCCTTCGTGGTGCCGTACGTGAACCGCTGGTAGAACACCAGCCCGGTCGGCCCCGACATCGGCTGAACGCTGACCAGCTCGTGAGCGATCAGGTTCGGGAAGACGGCGCGGACCAGCGGGAACGCGAACTTGGGGAACTTGCCGAACTGGATCGTGCGGGTCGTCTCGTCGAGGCTGTTCATAAAGTCGTAGGTGTTCTCGACCATCAGCATCGTCGCGGACTTGATCCAGTCGTCTTTTTCCTCCAGCCCTTCGGAGATGTCCCCGATACGAACCAGAGTCTCGTCGTCCTTGTAGAGAACGACATCTTTTTCCTCGGCCAACCGCATCCCGCGCTCGTAGAGGCGGTTCATGTGGTTGTCGAAGACATTCTGTTCGGTCAACATGGTCTCAGACCTCCTGTCGATTGTTGTGGGAAATTACTTACAACGTGAAGTGCAACGTGCCGGTTCCGTTAGCCGTTGAGCTTCTTCTCCACGCCGCTGACGATGCTGCTCGTCAGCTTCTTTCCGCGCTGTTCCTGCAACGTACCCTTATCCTTGGTACGCTCGGCCAGCTTGTGCGTCTTCTTCTCGGTCCGACGCAGACCGGGAAGGCCCGTGCTCAGCCGGGGAGTCGTGCCGCCACCTTTGGGGCCGCCAAACGCCTCGACCAGCTTGTCGATCTTCCCTTCGGCTTCCTCGGCGGTCCGGACGCGCCCCAACGCTTCCTTGATCGCCTCGCGCTTTTCGCCGTCGTAACCGTCGAGCTTGGACTCGATCACGGCATCCACTTCCGCGCTGCGCTTCTCGTCCAGCATCGCCGCAATCACCTTGCGGGACGCCTCGAACTTCTCCTTGTACTCGCTGTACTCGCCGGACTTGGCGACGAACGCGGTGATAAGCTTCTTGCTCGCACCGAGCTCTTCGTCCATCCGTTCGGCCACCCGCTTCAGGGCTTTGTGGCGGCGCAGCAACGACTCCTTGGGACGATCCTCGTCGTCCATCTCTTCGTCGTCGTCCGGCTCCTCCATGTCGTCCTGCTCGGACTTCTTGGTTTTGCGCTTCTCGGACTTGGAACCCTTCTTCTCGGGCATCTCTTCGTCGTCGTCCTCGCCGTCTTC